GCGTATTCTGGCGCTAACAGCCAGCTTACACAAGCAATCCAGACCATCTGGTCTAAGGAAATCCTATTCCAATCAATGCCTATCTTGCGCTTCGAACAATTCGCAGTCAAGAAGACAGAACTTGGCGTGGCTCCTGGTCTCCAGATCAACTTCATGCGTTACAACAACCTCGGATTCGCATCTTCACTCGTTGAAGGCGTCCGTATGTCAACAAGCGCATTGACAGCACAACAGTTCTCTATTACAGTTGCAGAGCACGGCTTCGCAATTGCAGTATCTGAGCTTCTCCTTAACGCATCATTCGATGACGTTATGGCATCAGCTTCACGTCTTCTTGGACGTAACATGGCACTTTACCTTGATGGACAGGCTCGTGATACCCTCATGGCAGCTTCTTCCGTTATCTACGGTGAAGATCGCTCAGCTCTCTCAGGCGTTAACAACTGGTACGAGTACGGCACAACAGCTACAAACCGTGCTGAACTTACAGGTGCTTCATACTTGACACCTCACGTTGTTAAGGACGCAGTTGAGAGCCTCTCAACCAAGAACATCCCTCGCCTTGGCGAGACCTACGTTGCATTCGTGCATCCACACCAATCACGTCGTCTTCGTGACAATCCTGAGTTCATCGAAGTTACAAAGTACGCAGCTCCAGGTAACTTCATGCTAGGTGAAATTGGTCGTCTCTACGACACAGTCTTCATCGAGACAACTCAAATCCAGAAGGTCACCAACGGTGCAGGTACCGGTTACACAACCGACTCAACTGTTGCTCCTGGAGATATCGTTTACCCAACTGGCGGAGGTTACACAACCCCTGTTACAAAGACCGGTAACGGTAACAAGGATCGCTACTCAGCAATCTTTATTGGTGACAATGCATTCGGTCACGCTATTTCACTTCCTGTGGAACTTCGTGACGGCGGTATTCTTGACTTCGGTCGTGAGCACGCTCTTGCATGGTATGCTATCTACGGTCTTGGTCTTATTACTGACCAGTCTGTAATCATCGCAGAAACCAACTAATTTAACCCGGGGGCTCGGGAAACCGGGCCCCCACCCTAAAAACTACAAGGAGAACACAAATCGTGTCAAAAGCAAAAGTTACAGACGTCACAGGACGTAAGCGTGAAGAACAACTTAAGGCAGTAGCAGAGCAGCAAGCAGCTCGTGCAAATGAAATGTCTATGGCAACAGCCGTAAAAGAGGTCAAGGACGCCACAGAGATTGTGGACATGACTGTCCCAGCCGCACCTACAATCATTGACGAAGTAGAATCAGTGGGAGTTTCTCTCGCAGATGATATGGTCGTAGTACGTGTCGCAGAGAATATTGATATGATGACCATCGGCTCAGGAAATAATTACTCCTTTGAAGCCGGCAAGAAGTACAAGGTCACAAAGCATGTAGCTAACCACCTTCAAGAAAAGGGTTATCTATACGATCGATTGTAAGAGAGCTTTTTTAAAGACTCTCTTTCCGCCCCTCACAGACAACCGCCCTCCTGTCTGTGGGGGGTCTTTAACGTTTAGGCGGATTATTTAACGTAAATATTAGATGATATGCACAAGCAACCTTATATGGAGGATCCATGGCAACAGTAGCCTCACTGGGCATTAGACTTCGTGCTGAAATTGGCGATATGGGTCGGTCCTTTGTAGAGTCTTTCACAGGCGATGGAATAGCTAATATCTTCCACATGACTGAGGCTCCAGTACAGGGCTCAACCCTTTTGGTGACAGTGGACGGGGTAAACGTCTCTAACCACATTACAGTTGAAGAGGGCTTTGGATCTATTATCTTTGATACCCCTCCAGCTACCGGAACCGTTATCACAGCTTCCGGAACCTTCTACCGCTACTTTACAGATAGCGACATTAACTATTATATTAATACTGCCTTTGCAGAGCATGCTCGTACCACTACAGATGTAAACGGCAGCTCTGTAAATATGAATACTCTCCCATTGGTTGATGAGTATCCGCTTATCATTCTTGCTTCAACCCTAGCCCTCTATACCTTGGCTACAGACTCTGCATTCGATATCGACATCATCTCACCAGATGGCGTCTCTATCCCACGTTCAGAGCGCTATCGCCAGCTTATGGAGATGGTACAGACCCGTCAAGCTCAATACCGTGAACTATGTTCAATGTTGGGTGTGGGACTTTACCGCATGGAGGTCTACACACTACGTCGTGTCAGCCGCCTTACAAACCGCTATATCCCAATCTACCGCCCACAAGAAGTGGATGACGGTTCATTGCCACAGCGAGTTATCCTACCTATTCCAAACTACGGAGATATTACCCCAGCTTCTCCAGTACCAACACGAGACCTATCTCTCTATGCTGGAGATGACTTCGCTGAGAAGGTACGCTTCTCTATGGATCTCGCTGACTTCTCACCTCTTGCACAGGTACGCCTCTATCCAGACATTCCTGGTGGACGTGTAGGCCCTGCAATCATCGCTACCTTTACTATTACAAAGGAAGCTTCAGATACCAACTCATCTTTGCCAGCCGGTACTTTGGATACTCTAAACCTAGCCCTTATTGGGTCTATCACAAGAGACCTTCCAAATGTTTCATACTACGATCTGCAAATGACAGATAGCAGTGGCAAAACAAAGACCTACCTTACAGGTAAGGTATTCACCCGAGCACAAGTTAGTATCCCACTAGGACCACAATAATGACGCATTCCGTAGACTGTACTTGCACAGCCTGCACCCAGGTTATTGAGATTGTTCCACAAACCCCTGTAGTAATCGATCTTACCCAGGAACCTACCTATGTAGCTCCAGGCCCTAATATCACTAACATCGCTTCTGTTGGCCCACAAGGACCTAAGGGAGAAAAGGGTGATAAGGGAGACCCAGGATTTAGCCCAACAGTGGCCTACACTTGGACCCAAAGCATGCCTGATAATCCTTGGATTATTAATCATAATTTAGGTTTCATGCCAAACGTGACAGTTCAAGATTCGGCTGGTACTATTGTCGAAGGTGAGATTAGGTACACAGACACGAACAACCTTACGTTAACATTCAGCTCAGCTTTTTCAGGTCACGCCTACTTATCTTAGGAGTTAATTAATGGCACGTAAATTTCTAACCCCGATTGACCTCAGTCAACTCGAGCTTCAGAATGCCCGTATTCAAAACCTTTCCACTACATCGATCAATGCGATCTCTTCACCAGTGGCCGGTCAAATCGTATTTGATACGACCCTTCACGTACTGAAGATCTATGATGGTACTTCGTGGGCATACGTAGGTGGATCACTGAGTGGCTCTGGCGCACCAGCGACAACCCCTAGCTCTGTTGGATCAACATACTTTGATACAACTAATTTAATTCTTTATGTTTCTAAGGGAACATCTTCTTCAGCTGATTGGGTAACATCAGACCCACGTGGTGGCGATTCTGATATCGCAAACCTTGGATCAGCTAATGCTGGTGGATCTAGCATCAAGGTTGCTCGTGCAGATCACGTACACCGCCACACAGATACCGATCACTCAGGTATTCACATCAGCGCTCTTGCTGCTCCTACAGCTAGCGTTGCGTTTAACTCACAAAATATTACAGGACTTGCAGATCCAGTCAACGCACAAGATGCTGCAACCAAAGCTTATGTAGACGCTTCTCGTACTGGCCTTGATGCAAAGCAGAGCGTTCGTTTTGCTTCTACTGCAAACCTATCTAGCATCACATACACAGCTACTGGTGGAACCTCTACTCGTGGCCAAATTACAGGCGCACCTAACACATTAGATGGTACCAACCTTGCATCCGGTGATCGTATCCTTCTTAAGGATCAATCATCTGGTGCTCAAAATGGTATCTGGGTTGTTACCACTGTAGGCAGTGGCGCAAACGGTGTTTGGGATCGTGCCTCTGACTTTGATGCTGATGCTGAAGTTACAGCAGGCGCATATGTCTGGGTAACTGAAGGAAGCACACAGGCTGATACAGCTTGGGTTCTTACAACAAACGACCCAATCACAATTGGTGGTTCTTCAGGAACAGCCCTTACATGGGTACTCTTCTCATCTGCTGGTTCATTTATTGCAGGTGCTGGTCTTACAAAGACTGGTAACACAATCGACGTTATTACAGCTTCTTCAAGCCGCATCGTAGTTAACGCAGATAATATTGATCTTGCTACAGTATCACAAACCAATACAACACCTTCTGCCACTAACAGCTTTGTTAGCGCAGTATCTGTTGATTCATATGGTCGTGTAACTGGGGTAGCAACTACATCTCACTCTGACGCAACAACTTCTACAAAGGGTGTTGCATCATTCTCTAGCTCTACTTTCTCTGTAACCTCTGGTGCAGTGGATGTAAAGGCAGGCGGTATTTCAAATACCCAGCTTGCTAACTCATCTATCACTGTTTCTGCTGGTACTAACATCTCAGTCTCTGGTAGCCCAGTGGCTTTGGGTGGAACAGTAACCATCGGACTTACAGGCTCTGTAGCAGTGACCAATGGTGGAACCGGTGCTACAACTGCATCAGGTGCCCGCACTAACCTTTCAGACAGTGGCTCACCACTTCCACAAAAGTACACAACTACAAATGGCTCTTTAAGCCCATCTGGTGGCTCTGTAACCTGGACAATTACGCACAACTTGGGTAGTCGTGCAGTGGTCGTACAGGTATACGATTCTTCAACCTATACCCCTGTAGAAGTTGACGTGACACGCACAGATACAAATACTGTTACACTTAGCTGGGTATCTTCCTCAACAGTTTCTTCTGGAGCATACACAGTCGTAGTCGTAGGATAGTAGGAGTAGGCAGTGGCAGTAACAACACGTTTAGTACCGTTAAACCTATTGGCGGTTGCTTCTGCCCCAACAACATCTAAACTTGGGGACTTGTACCTTAATACGTCTAATAACACGGTGTATGTTTGGACAGGTTCTGTTTGGACTGCGGTGGGATCTGGTGGTTCTGCTGACGGTGCAAGTATTGCATCTTATTCACCATTTGATGGTGGAGGGCCTGCAGATGACACAATTTTTGATGCAGATATTACAAAGTACATGACAGACACGCTTGATTTGGGGACACCATGACAGTTAAGATTCAAGTACGCCGTGGTACAGCCTCAGCGTGGACATCAGCTAACCCAACCCTATCTGCAGGAGAAATTGGTTTTGAAACCGATACTCTTAAGATTAAGATTGGTGATGGAACTACTGCCTGGACATCCCTAGGGTATACAACAAGCGGTGCTGCTGGATATGCCACTACAGCTACAGCAGGCGGTACAACTACTCTTACAGTATCCAGCGCTTACGCTCAGTTCTTTACAGGAAGCGCTAACCAGACAGTGGTCTTGCCAGTAGCAAGTACTATGACCTTGGGTGGATCTTTCTACATCAATAATAATAGTACAGGAACTCTTACATTTAACTCCTCTGGAGGTAACCTAGTAGTAAGCATCCCGGCAAATACCACAGTACAGATTACTTGTATTCTTAATAGTGGTACTACCGCAGCTTCGTGGGATGCAGACTATACCGGCGCTACTACTATTACTGGTACCGGATCTTTGGTACTTAGCACTGGAGCATCTTTTTCTGGAGCTACAGCAACTAACCTAACTTTGGCAGGAACGCTGACTGCTAACAGCTCCGCAGGTACCTCAGGACAGGTATTGACCTCTACAGGAACCGGCGTACAGTGGGCTTCTGCTGCTGCAGATGCTACCCCCACTGTATTTATGCTCATGGGTGCTTAACCCTCTGTTATACTAAAACCCTACCACCACGTAAGAAAGGCCAAGAATGGCAACAGCATATAAAGTCTTAGGAATGACTGGAGCAGCAGGTGCTACCGGTAACGGAGCCCAACAGCTTTCAGCAGCTAATACTAACTATAACCTCTACACAGTACCTGGATCAGGAACCCTTTCTGCTGTAGTATCGACAATTACTATTTGTAACCAGGCTTCAACTGCCGCTACCTTTAATATCTTGGTGCGCCCAGCAGGTGCAACAGCTGATAGTCGTCACTATATTGCTTATGGAACCCCAATTGCGGCTAACGATACAATCGCCCTAACACTTGGAATTACCCTAGCAACAACCGATATCGTTACAATTAACGCATCAGCTACAACACTTTCATTCGCTGCATTCGGCGCTGAGAACTCGTAAAGGGGGGACTGACTTATGTCAGTTAGTCGTCTATCTAAACAAAGCATTCAGGCTGGTTTTCCCAAGCAGCAAACTGTTTGGGACCAGCTTACTTCCATTCCTGCTATGGAAGCAATTAGCTCTGTAGTTATTACAGCATCTAATAACTGGTACGTAAACTTTACGGGCATACCACAAACTTATACACATTTACAACTCCGTGCTGTAACAATGGCCAATGTCGCAACAAACCCGTCAATTAACTTTAATAATGACAGCACAGGAAGTTATACAAGCCAACATTTTTGGAGTACCGGTACTGCTTCTGCATCTAACTATCAAGGTGCTAGTAGCGCAACACCAATGTGGTCATACAACCCAAGCACTACATATCCAGCAGCAAGTATCATTGATATCTACGATTATACAAGCACTGCTAAAAGTAAAATTTATCGGTCATATAGTGGCTCTAATACTAATGGTTCTACTGATGAAGTAGCATTATGGGGCGGGGTATACAACAGCACAAATGCAATTACTACTATTAACCTTTATATTGGTAATGGTAGTGACTATTGGCAAGCAGGATCTACTTTTACACTATACGGGATTAAATAATGGCCACACTTGTACCCCTACAAACACTTACTGTAACTAACGCAACAACTACAAGCGTTACATTTAGCAATATTGATCAGTCATATACTGATTTGCAAATAGTAATGCATGGCGCTGTTGCAACAGCAAACTGGACTCCAGCTCTTCGTTTTAATGGTGATACAGGAACTAATTATTCTTGGACAAACCTTGCTACTAGCAGTACTTCTACTCCAATTGGTGAACGTGGTAGTAATTTTTCTTACCTTGCAATTGGATACACAGACGCTTCTTGGGGAACAACTTTTGGTGCAAATCACGCTGTAGTAAACATCATGAGTTATAGCAGCAGTGCTTTGTATAAAACTGTGTTAGCTCGTTCAAATACTAATGACAGCTACTCTACTAACCTTCCAGGTGCAAACCTTTGTGCTGGATTATGGAGAGGTACAGGTGGCTCCTCTACTGCCCCAATTACTTCTGTTACAGTGACCACAACAAGTGGGTCTATTAACTTTGGTGTAGGAACTACATTTTCTCTTTATGGTATTGGTTCAGTTAACGCAAAAAATACTGCGGCATCTGGGGGAACATTTGTTTCATATGACGCTAGCTATGTTTATCACGTATTTAACGGTACCGGAACTCTTACAACTAACAGAGCAATTACTGCGGATGTACTTGTAATCGGAGGTGGCGGTGGAGGTGCTTCCGCAGCTGGTGGTGGTGGTGGAGCTGGTGGTCTTTGCTGGCAAAGCGGACGCTCACTTTCTGCATTTACAACGTACACAGTAACTGTAGGTGCTGGTGGTCCTGGTGGTTATTCTGATGGTAGTTCTGGTATTAATGGAAGTAACTCTGTATTTGACACAATCACTGCTAATGGCGGAGGTTACGGGTCACACAATGGGACAGGTAGTTCCGGAGGTTCTGGTGGCGGTGCTGGATACAACACTGGAAACGTTGGAGGCGCAGCAAACCAAGGAACGTCTGGTGGAGCAACAGGATACGGAAACGCTGGCGGTAACAGTGCCAGAACTGGTACTGGGTCACCTTACTCTTCTTCAGGTGGTGGTGGCGCTGGTGGTGCTGGTGGCTCTGCAACTGAATCAGCTGGTGGTGTTGGTGGTGTAGGGCTAACCTATACAACTATTGCAGCACTAGATGTTATTGGAGCTGCTACAGGTACTGGACAACTTTCTAGTGGACATTATTATTATGCAGGTGGCGGTGGTGGTTCTCGTGATACTACAACTGCTGCTGGCGGCCTTGGTGGCGGAGGACGTGGAGGAACTGTACTTACTGGAGGAGTTTCATCTGCGCCTTATGCAGGAACTATGAACACTGGCGGTGGTGGTGGAGGTGGTGTAGATGGTGGTCTATACTCTACTAATGGTGGTAATACTGGTAACCGAGGAATGATGGGCGGATCTGGACTTGTGATTGTGAGGTACGCACGCTAATGGCTAATGAGACAATGACAAAATTGGCAACCTATACGGTGCCTTCTGGTGGAACCTCATCAGTTACTATCTCTAATATCCCTCAAGGATACACAGATTTAATTGTAAAAGTAACCGCACGTACTGGACGAGCAGCTGGTGCTGATACTCTTCAGGTTCAATATAACGGAGTTACTACTGGATACTCTCAAAAAGGTATGTACGGAAACGGATCTAGTACTACCGGTTACGTAAGCGCTACAATTCAAGAGCTTATCTGGTGCACAGATACAGCATCTGTTGCTAATAGCTTTGGTGGCGGTGAGATTTATATACCTAACTATTCTGGATATGGTCAAAAGAGTGCTTACGGTGATTCTGTAGTTACTAATAACGGAGCAGGATATGTTGCTTTGGTATCAGGACTTTCAACTACTACTGCGCCTATTACCTCTATTACATTTTTATCTAATACAGGAAACACTATTCTTCAAAACTCATCCTTTACTGTTTATGGAATTAAAAACCTTGTAAAGACCTATGGAAACTCTGTTAGAGCATCTGGTGGAAATATTGCTTTTGATGGCACATACACTTATCACTCTTTCATCTCTTCAGGTTCTTTTGTACCTACTTCTAACCTTACTAACGTAGATGTTCTTGTAGTCGCTGGTGGTGGCGCAGGAGGATCTGCATATGCTGGTCCTATGCCTGGTGGTGGCGGTGCTGGAGGTGTTCTTGCAGGAACTATTCCAGCGTTAAGTGCTACAACTTCATATACAGTAACTGTAGGTGCTGGAGGAGCAGGAACTAACTTTCAAAACGGTTCAGCAGGTAACAGCGGAAGTAACTCAGTCTTTAATACCGCAACAGCACTTGGTGGAGGTGGTGGTGCTGGATTTGACGTAGGTGTTTCTAACAACAACGGTTTTGGCTATGTTGGATACACAGGTGGTTCTGGTGGCGGATGCTGTATGTCAGGAGGTTACGGCGGAACAGTTGGCGGTGCTGCTGCAACACAGACTTCTTACGGAACTTTAACTGGTTACGGAAATGCTTCTGGCTCAATTGGACCACAAGTTTCAAACTGTAACGGCTCTGGTGGTGGTGGGGCAGGCGGAGTTGGACAAAGTCGTGTTACTACAGATACTAAGGGTGGAGATGGTGGCGTCGGACTTGCTACTTGGACTGTATGGGGAGCTGCTACTGGCTTAGGCCAAAATGTAAGCGGAACTTACTACTTTGCAGGTGGCGGAGGCGGTGCCTCTAACGTTGCTTCTTCACAAGGTGGCTACGGCGGTGGTGGTGCTGGTTATGGTGGAGGTAACGGTGCTGGTATTGCTGGTACCGCTTCTACAGGTGGTGGAGGCGGCGGGTCTTATGGAGTTAGCCCACCAGTTACTAAGGGCGCCAATGGCGGCTCTGGAGTAGTTATTATTCGTTATAAGGCATAAGCCATACCACTAGGTATGTTATTATTATCTAATCAAGCAAGGAGAAAAACATATGGCACATTGGGCCGAAATTGATAGTGACAACATTGTCACTCGTGTACTTGTCGTAGCTGATGAGGTAGAAGACGGTCAAGCATTCCTAGCCGATGAACTCGGTTTGGGTGGTACTTGGAAGAAGACCTCGTATAACACATTTGCTGGAGAACACCGTTTAGGTGGTAACCCATTTCGTGGTAACTATGCGGGTATTGGGTTTAAGTACGATGCGGCTCTAGACGCATTTATTGCTCCAAAGCCTTTCCCATCATGGACTCTTAATAAAGATACCTACACATGGGATGCACCAACTCCTATGCCCACTGTAGAAGGAAAGCGCTACACATGGGATGAAACCTCTAAGTCATGGAAGGAAGTAACTGAATAATGTCCGATACACCTACAAAGATTATCGTTGACTGCACAACAGGAGAACAGCGCATTGTTCCCCTAACAGCACAAGAAATTGCACAGCGTGATCAGGATGCCGCAGCTGCTGCTGAAGCACAGGCAGTACGTGAAGCAGAAGAAGCACGTATTGCAGCGCTTAAGGTTTCTGCAAAAGCTAAGTTAGTCGCTGGTGAGCCTCTCACAGCTGACGAAGCCTCAGTTCTAGTTCTCTAATTTTCCCAAAGGGGAGTCATTCGTGTCTATTAAAAGATTTAATGGTGCTGGGGTATACGGCTCCAAAACCAATAAAGTTTGGGATCAAACTACAATCCAGGGTGGAATGTTTGCATTAGCAACAATCAGCCTTACTAGTTCCCAAAGCTCAGTGACTTTTACAGGTATTCCAGATACCTATTCAAATCTTCAAATTCGTGCAACCACACTACACTCTTTTAATAACGATAGTTTTTACCTTCGTTTTAATGGTGATTCTGCTTCTAATTACTCATGGGGACAGCTCTACGGTGATGGAGCTGGTGTAGCATTTGGTTCTAGTGGTGGAAGCTCAACTTGGGGGTTGTGGGGTACTGGTGGTGCAAACACAGCATCTTATACAAGCGCATCAATTATAGAAATTGCTGATGCAAACTCTACTACAAAAAATAAGACTGTTCGCTCTTTTTCTGGTGGAGACAGAAATGTTAACTCCTCTTCTTATTTAAAAATTCTTAATTGTAATTGGAGAAATAACACAGATAAAATTAATAGTATTACATTGTATCCGGAAAATGGTACATTTTCTGCTTACACTCATTTTGCTCTTTATGGGATTAGGACTGCGTAAATGGCTATAACAACAACACCTTCTGGTGGGCCTCAAGGGGAATCAAATACTTATACCCCTATTGCTGTTACTACCCTTACAAGTAATGCAAGCTCTATAACTTTATCTAACATTCCCACAACTTATACAGATCTTGTTGTAGTACTAAATTCAGGAAATAACTCAACTGCTGTTAACTCTTATTTTACAGTAAATGGGGATACTGGAAGTAATTATTCGTGGACACGTGTGTATGGTATTGGATCTAGTACGGGCGGTTCTTCTAGAGCATATAGCACCTCTTCTATATTTTTAGGTGACAACACCACATCAATTGTTACTACAGACATACTTAATTTCATGAACTACTCAAACGCTACTACTAATAAAACTGTAATATCTAGAAGTTCTGCACCAAATAGTGCGGTACAGCTTTCAGTAGGCCAATGGTTCAATACGTCTCCAATAACAAGCATTACTCTTACTGTTCCTGGTGCTAGTTTTCTTTCAGGTTCTTCATTAACCGCTTATGGAATTAAGGCAGCAGAAACTACAAAGGCTGAGGGTGGTGACTTTGTAACCAATAACGGAACATATTGGTACCATGTATTTAAGACTTCAGGAAAGTTTATTGCTCGTCAAGCAATTTCTTGTGATTATCTAGTTATTGCAGGTGGCGGAGGCGGGGCTTCTGGACCATACGATGGTATGGGCGGAGGTGGCGCTGGTGGTCTTCGCTCAACAGTTACAGCAACTGGTGGTGGTGGCTCTGTTGAGTCTGCACTATCTCTTACTGCAGGAACTTCTTACCCAGTATTAATTGGTGCTGGTGGTGTTAGCGTTTCTGTTCCAGGACCTGGCCCAGGTTACAATGGAACTAGTGGTGGAAATTCTTCTTTTGGATCAATCGTATCTGTTGGCGGAGGCTATGGAGCTTCACAGCTTAACGGAGGTGGTGGGGCAACTGGAGGTAGCGGAGGTTCTGGTGGTGGCGGTGCAGCCGGTAATGGTGTTAACGCCGCAGGAACTGGTGGTTCCCCAACTTCAGGACAAGGATATGCTGGCGGTGGTGTAACACCTGTTGCATCTCTATATTGGGGTGCAGGTGGTGGTGGTGGCGGTGCTGGCTCAGCAGGTAGCCCTGGTAGTGCTGCAGCAACTTCACCTAACTCTGTTGGAGGTGCTGGCGGTAACGGAGTTCAAATATCTGCTTTATCAACTATAACTGGTACTGGAGTTTCTGGCTACTACGCAGGTGGTGGTGGTGGCTCTACAGGTTATGGCACACAAGGTTCAGGCGGTTCTGGTGGTGGAGGTGCCGGTACTAAAACTGTTTCTGGAGGTAACTCAGGAACTGTTAACACAGGCTCTGGCGGTGGAGGCGGCGGTTACGCAGGATATCCAGCACAAGGTGGACAAGGTGGATCTGGACTAGTAATTGTGAGGTATGCAGTCTAATGGCTAATACATTAATACCTATTCAAACTATAACAGTTAGCTCTACGGTTGCTACTGTAACTTTTGCAAATATACCACAACACTATACAGAATTAAAACTTGTTGGTTCTGTAAGAACAGATAACACTCAGTATGGTTATGACGTACGCCTTTATCCAAATAATTCTTCTTCTAATGCGTCTACTAAAATCCTTCGTGGATACTACGCCTCTGGAAATATTACTCAAAGCTATACTAATAGCTATGTGAATTTATTTGATAACTCTTTGGGTAATGGTGGGCCTACAAATACTTTTTCAACAGCAGAAGTAACTATTTCTGATTACTCATCAAGCACAAAGTATAAAAATTTTTCTTCGTACGGGGTAAGCCCACAAAATGGTAATGATACACGTCTTGAAATAGGTGCAGGATTATGGTCTGATAACACACCTATTACTTCTTTAGTTATTATTTCTGCACAAAATCCATATAACTTTCTTTCTGGATCTACGTTTACATTGTATGGTGTGTCTAATGGGGTTAAAGCAACAGGGGGAACAATTACTGTTTCCGGAGGATATGCCTATCATACTTTTACCTCTTCAAGCACTCTTACAACAACCCAACAAATTTCTAATCTTGATTACCTTGTTATAGCAGGTGGTGGAGGCGGTTCCAGAATTAACGCTGGAGGCGGGGCTGGTGGTTTACGCTGTACAGTTGATGCTACTGGTGGTGGTGCCGGTCTTGAAAGTAAACTAACTCTAGTTGCTGGAACAACTGTTCCAGTAATAATTGGAAGTGGTGGTGCTGGAAGTAGTTCCTCAGGTGGTGGGCAACCTGGAGCAAACGGTACTCCATCTATGTTTGGGCCAATTGTAACTTTAGGTGGCGGTGGCGGTGGAAGTTATGTTGGCGCTGGTGGTGCAGATGGTAGTGGTCTTGTTGGTGGTTCTGGTGGTGGCGGTGGGTTCCGCGAATCTGCTGGAAACTCATTAGGTGGTGCTGGAACTTATGGACAAGGTTATGCTGGAGGTGGGGGAACAGTTCTCTACGTTTCAGGTGGTGGAGGAGGAGCTGGTGGCGCTGGAGTTGCAGGAGATTCTTCTGTTGGTAAACCAGGTGGTGCTGGTGGAATAGGCGCATACATCCCTACTTTTGCTATTCCAACTAGTACCGGTGTGAACAACTATTACGCTGGTGGTGGTGGAGCTGGAGACGAAGACTATAACTATCAATCTGGACCTGGTGGAATGGGTGGCGGGGGTAACGGAGCAAACCGTACTGGATCTGCTTCAAGACAGGCTGGATCTGCTGGAACTGCCAATACTGGTGGTGGCGGAGGTGGCGGTGAAAATGGAGGAACCGCAGGGTACACTGGTGGTTCAGGTATTGTAATCATACGTTACCCACTTAACTAAGGAGACGCCATGCGTGGAGAAGGTCGTGAAGGCCGTTTCAGTATTAACCATGAACGTCAATCCGTTATATCTGGAACTACAAAAGAAATTGTAAACACTGTCGGTAATAAGATCGAGTGGTGGTTCTATGACCCTTCGACTACCGTCATAGATGAGATCTACGATGTCGGTGGTAATGAGACCGGTGGCCGTAGATTTATTGGCCCTATCATTGTCCCCGTTGTTAATTCAACTATCAACCAAGGTGTGACTGTTCAGAGCGACCGTGGTTTCTATAACACTGACGTACTCTCATTAACTATTAACATTGACTTGGTAGAGGATCACCGTAACACCTACGGTAAGAACGCCGCTACCTACCCTAACTTAACTAAGATGGAAGATAACCCAGATAAGTATCTACGTGATCGGGTTGTATTCCGTGGTGAAGTTTGGACGCCTACCCGCATCCTGCCTATGGGTCTTATCACAGATAAGTACACCATGATGCATGTTGATTGCAACCAGGTTAACGCTGAAGAGCTGGTCAACGATATGCAGTTCCAGCACTATGCTAACTACAATCCTTTTGACCCTACGACACTCTAATGCCGTTCAAATCTAAAGCCCAGCGGGCATATCTTTATATACACCATCCACAGATAGCTAAGCAATGGGCGGCAATAACTCCCAAAGATGCTAAACTACCAGAACACGTAGAGAAGAAAGGCAAGAAGAAAAATGGCAAAAAGTAAAGCACACCCAGGCTTTAAAGCGGTGCAAGAAAAGATCGCTAAGAAGGAAGGCGTTTCTAAAAAGGCAGCTGGTGCAATCCTAGCAGCTTCATCTCGTGGCGCTTCTGCAGCAGCAAAGCGTAAAAACCCTAAGCTAAAGAAGGTCTGATATGGCAAGCTATGTAACCGGCTTAACTCATGCTCGAGTTGCAATTAATGACGCTACCCCAGTTCAATTAACCCCTGAAGGTGTTGAAGGCGGAAGCAGCGTAACTATTCAAGTACAGAACTTAGGTTCTGAAGCTGTCTACCTAGGAGGAGCGGGGCTTACCTCTACCTCTTACGGAGTAAGCATTGTTCCAGGTGGAGCAGTAACTATTGATAATCTTCCCCCTGCATTTGAAGCCTATGCTTTATCTGCAAGCGGAGATTCATATGTAGGCGTTTTGATGGTACGTCGCTAATGGCTATCATTCATTACTCCAACTCAGGCGGTGTAGGCCCACAAGGTCCTGCAGGTCCAAAGGGAGATACCGGGGCAACCGGTGCTACCGGTCCTAAAGGCGATACTGGAATTTCTCCAACACTTTACTATGGTAATTTTGCCGCCTCTAATACGCAAACATCTGGTGGGGTGACCTCAGATAATGTGGTGCATTGGGATACGACAAATATTAGCAATTCCATGTCAATATCAGGAACTGACAATACTAAAATTTTGTTTACTCAAACAGGCACCTATAATTTAAACTTTCTTGGTCAATTTGCTTTTACTGGCGGAGCAAGTAACTACAACATTGAAACTTGGATAGTAAAAAATGGAGTACAGGTAACCGGATCTGGATATTCATTTACTACATCAAGCGCTCAAAATGATCAGACACTTGCAAACATTGAGTTTCCTATTCAAGTGGTGAACGGAGATTGGATTCAGATCCACTGGTGGTCTGGGGCAGCCGGCATGAAACTACTTGCTACTGCTGCTGGAACTAACCCAACTCGCCCAGCCGTACCTTCTGCCAACTTAACTATTTACAATATTGGGTAAAAATGACAAAAGTAAAGATTGCAGGCAAAACCCACAAGTTCTCTAAGAACAAAAAGGGAGACGTCATTGTAAGCCACCCTAATGGTGGGGGACCCACCCTAGATCTGACCAAAAAGAATGGTAAAATTAAGACCATCCAACAAGGTGTTGCGGCTGGAAAGCAGTGGCACCAAACTCACAAGACAGGAAGATAACTATGTGCAAATCATGTGGATGCGGCTGTTCCAAGCCTAACTGCAAAGGTGCCTGCAAGAAGACATCAAAACCAACAACCAAGAAAGGCAAGTAAATGGCTAAGAAGGATTCAGATAAGAAGCAAGACGCTAAGCTTGAAAAGGGCATGAGCCCAAAGCAGAAGGCAGCCTTTGAAAAGGCTGATAAGAAGATGGATAAGAAGAAGCCTTCCCGTAAGGAAGACGAAAAGATGGACAAGGCTTTGGCTAAGAAAGTCAAGAAAACAAAGTAAGTTTAAGCGCCCCGAAAGGGGCGTTTTTACTTTATGCTTACCTATGACGCCAGAGAAATCTGGAACCCAGCAGCTATACCCTTGCATCTTCCTATGGAGGAATTATGATCTTTTTAGCCAACCGGCTCTTGAGTAAAGAGACCGAAGCAGATAAAACTGAATTCGTACGTGGTCTTGCTGGATTAGATAAAAATGGTAACAAGAAAGTTGTTGCCGGTCTCGTTGCGGGATATCTAATTTCAAAGGCCATAAAAAAGAATGGCTAAGAAAAAGACACTCCTCGAAATAACACTTGATAGGATTTTGGAACTCTATAAAAGGGATCTAGCTGTTATCGATACCCAACGACTCCGTAGCCACGCTATTGCTGCTGGCCTGGATCCTGCTGCCGCTGCAACCCTTACCGTAGTTCCTAGTGGTAAAACTATGGGAGTTAAGATGGATCCTGACTTCTCGGATCATATCTACACCTTTGCTTATGGTAACTCAAGCACACCCCCAACCCCAGTCATCCAATCCTATATGCGAGGTGACCTCTAATGCCATTTATTATTAATGAAGATAAAGCTCTCAAGGCTAAGCTCTCCGGTATCACGGTCTCAGACTCTGGTAACCCAGCTCGCCCTGTAGGAGTATTCTATGGTCAGCCTGATGCTCAGATTCGTCAGCAGGCCTACCCATATATCACAATTGATCTTGTAGGAGTAAACGAAGAGACAGACCGCTCCCATCGTGGAAACATAGTCTTCCCGTTTATTGAAGATGGATATGTACCAGAAGGCGTAGACCCAAGCACGGTCACCAGTACTTCCTGGCCTATCCCAGTAGCGTTGTATTATCAGGTAACGACTTATTGCCGTCAACCACGGCATGACCGACAACTGATTGCAGCACTGTATAATAATGACAGATTACCGTTTAGATTTGGATCCTTGACTATCCCTGAAGATGGCACCCTACGCAGGTTAGATATGCTTGGATTCGTAAAACGAGATACTACTGAGTCAGACAAGCGTCTGTTTAGTAATGTCTACAACATAAGAGTAAGCGCAGAAGTTCTACCTGATGTGCTCACTCAGCTGTACCAGGTGCTAGAAAATCCCACAATTACGTATACTGTATCGGACACCCCGTTCACTAAGCTAAACGTATAAAACTCGGACTCTAAATATAATCAACTAACAACTAAGGAGAAAACCGGATGACTACATACAGTCGCCCAGGCGTTTTCATTCAGGAAATCGAACTTCCTACCACAATTACGCTTGCCGATAACGGCAGCGCAGTTGGTGCCCTTGTGGGCGCATTGGGACAAGGTCCGATCACTGTACCTGTTCTGCTTACCTCATGGATTGACTTCGTCAAGACATTTGGCAAGTTGGACGACGCCTACCCAACAACATGGGCTGCCTACAATTTCTTTGCTAATGGCGGTCGCAATCTTTACGTAAAGAGAGTAGTGGGAGCTAGTGCTGCATCAGCAACCGTTAACCTGAAGGATCGTTCAGGAGATGGTGGAATTAATACTCTTTCAGTAACAGCAGTAAGCCCAGGAACATGGGGCAATTCAGTTGCAGTAGCAATTACAGCCTCAGGAGCAGCAGATCGTTTTAACCTAACCGTTACAACAGCTGCTGGCGTTTCACAGACCTATGCTGACCTCAGCATGGACTCTGCAGACTCACGTTACGTAGTATCAGCTGTAAACAGCGTAGCCGAGCGCTACGTAAATGTAGCTGATTTAGCTTCAGGATCTACATCACCAGCAAACCTTCCTGCTCTAACAACAGGTGGACTTGTCTCCCTTACAGGTGGACTTAATGGAGATGCTCCAGTAGAAGCTAACTATGTCGCTGCTTATACAACATTTGATCCAGTTCAAAACCCATTGGTTATGAACGTACCAGATGCTGCATACGTTGCAGACGATGCGCTTTCACAAGCAATTCAAACTGACCTCGCAAGCTATTGCGAAGAGCGTGGAGATGCTTTTGCAATACTCGACGTTAAGTCAGGACTATCGGTAGCAGATGCTAAGACCTTCATCACAGCAGCTCTTGGAGCAGCTTCTGGTGAGTTTGCAGCTGCATACTACCCATGGATTCAAATCCCTAACACCCTTCGTGCAACTCCAGGAGCAGTTCGTCTACAGGCTCCAGGCGCAGCAATGATGGGACAATACCTTGCAACTGATGCATCTCGTGGCGTCTTCAAGTCTCCAGCCGGTATCAACAACCGTTTGGCTCTTGCAGTAGCAACAGAGCGTCTACTCTCAAATGCTGAGCTAGATGACATCAACACAGCTGCAAACCCACTTAATGCTATTCGCCAGGTTCCTGGTGCTGGCATCGTTCCAATGGGTGCTCGCACCTTGCAGAACACACCACAACACCGCTATATCAACGTACGTCGCTCCTTGATTTACATCAAGAACGAGATGACAAATCGTTCGACATTTGCTGTGTTTGAGAACAATGACAGCCGTCTATGGGCAAGCATCCGCTCAGCCCTTGGAGCTTTCCTAGAATCATACTGGCAACAGGGTGGTCTTCGTGGAACATCAGCTAAGGACGCTTTCTTTGTCCGTTGCGATAACACAACAACAAGCTTTAGCGATATCCAAAACGGTATCGTTAACATTGAGGTCGGTGTCGCTCTTGAATACCCAGCAGAGTTCGTTGTCATTAAGCTTGGACAACTAACAGGAAACGCTACGGCGTAAGGAGATAACTAAAAATGGCATCATATGATCGTCTAAAGAGTACACTGGCTACTGATCCAGTTCGTAACTTTAAGTTCGTTGTAGAGTTCTATCCAATTGATGGAGAGAACGTCTGGAGCGACTCAAAGCTTACACAAATGGGATTCGTTTCAGTTTCAGGCTTCAGTGCCTCTATCGAATCAATTGCTTACCGTGAAGGTGGCTACAACACCAACGTTCACCAAATCCCTGGTCAGACATCCTACACACCAATTACCTTCTCAAAGGGTATTATCCTTGGTCAAAACTCTAGCCAGAACTGGTTCCGTCGTGTGTTTGCTCTTGGAGCAGCAGATGACAAACTAGGCGCAGGTTCAGGTTTCCGTTGCAACACTGTAATCAAGGTCCTTAGCCATCCAAACCCAGGCGGTTACAAGGCTGGCGGAACAGAAGTAGCAGCTAACCCAGGAGAACAACATGTCTCTATGGAGTTCAAGCTCTACAACTGCTGGATCACATCACTGTCTTACGGCAGTTTGGATGCAGGAGCTAACGCTCTCATGGTTGAAGAAATGACCATGGTCCATGAAGGATTCGACGTCGCAATTGCAGGAGACTACAAGACAAGCGCAACCATCGCTTAACTAATAACAAAAGGAATATAACATGGCAACTAGTACAAAAACAATTAGTGCATCAACTGATCCAACGCTAGCTACTAAGCTAGTAAACGACGCTATTGCAGAGGCTAATCAGGAGGTAGCTCAAGAGGTTGAACCCTCTATCGAGCTACCACCTGATACCTCTGTGACACTACCAGGTGGTCTATTAGACCCAGTTCTGGGCGTCATCAGTACCGCAGAAGTTCGTGAGCTTAACGGAGCAGACGAAGAAGCGATTGCTAAGGTAAGCGATATCCCTAAAAGCTTATTGGTTATCTTAGAACGTGGAACAGTAAAGCTTGGAGATGAGCCAGCTAAGAAAGCTGACTTGGATGCCTTGCTAGCTGGAGATCGTGAAACTCTTATCCTAGCTATCCGTAAGGTTACCTTTGGAGCTGAGATTAAGCTTGGACCTGGCAACTGTCCAGAGTGCGGTGAAGAACAGACTTTTGATATTGATCTAAATAAAGACGTTCCTATTAAGGAACTAGAAGAAAATGAGCGTAGCTTTACCCTTGACTGCAAGGTCGGCAAAGTAGAGGTTTCTCTACCAGACGGCGGAGTACAGAAGGAACTAGTGAACTCAACCAACAAAACTGCAGCAGAATTAGATACAATTCTGCTTAACGGATGCGTCACTGCAATCAATGGTCTACCGGTTATGTCTGTACAACAGATCCGTAACCTAAGTATCAAAGATCGTAGAGACATCCTAGACGCTATATCATCCCGAAACCCTGGTCCACAACTCAATGAGATTAAGAAGAACTGTAAGGCTTGCGGGCTGGAGGTACCGCTTCCGCTAACACTAGCGGATTTGTTTTAACAACCAGTTCGATTACATAACTTTGGTACAAGTATTTGACACCTTGTCACAATACTACCCAGGGTGGTCGTTAACCGAATTACGTTCTTTATCTCCAAGAGAAAGAATTACTTGGTTAGTCCAAGCAAGTTTAAGACCGAAGGCGGTGAGTAAGTAGTGGCTACACAGAATACAGTAGGCCCATCAGATGGAGGTAACTCCAATATAGGTGGGATTGACTTTGAAGGTCTTGGCCTAGAGAAAGAAATGGTCAAGGGCCTTAAGGATGCTGTCTCTTTAGTAGAAAAACTACTTAAGGCAATGAAGGAGACTGAAAAGTCTTCTGCCGCCTTTGCTAAAAATTTACAGAATAAAACCAATTCCAAAATAGGCCTAGGCGATATGGGCGCTGTTTGGAAGGGTATGGGCACAGGGCAACGTCTCTTTACTATTGGTACCGGTGTAGCTGCTGCTGGTCAAGTAGCCATGAGCATGGCGCCAAATACAATGACAGCAGTTACACAACGTTTAGCCGCAGATACTGTAGCCGGCATCAGCGGCATGAGTGCTAATCAACTTATTGGTCAAGCTAATCGTGCAGTAGGTAACGGTGTGACTGGCCCTGGTGGTCCAACTATGGCTGCTATGGGAATTATGTACGGCGGAGGATATACCGCCAGTTCTCTTAGCTCTAAAAATATTATGTCCCAAGTGGCAGGTCTTAGTGCTATTACTGGTGGTTCAAATCAACAAGTAGCTATGGCTCTTTCTCAAGCAAACGGGATGAATTTCCTACGTGCTGGAATTAGCATTCGTAATCCAAACGGACAACTAAAACCACCTAGCGACATGATTAACTCTGCGTATAACTTCTTATACCGTGGAAGAAAAATTACTGCTGAACAAGCATCTATGGTTTATAACCCAGGTTCTAAGGGATATTACACACTATCTCAGTTAGCTGGTGGTAACCAAGAGCTGATGGGCATACTTCAAGCAGGTGTTGTGGCACGTGCAAAGGGTGGAGGAAATCCACTTAATGCTAAAACTTTAGGTGACGCACAAAAGTCTCTTGATCTTATGGGTGTAGGTAAAGATAGCCCATACCGTGCTAACTTTAAATTTCAAACAAGTGAAAATCGAGTATTGCAAAATACTCAACAAGGATTAGTAGGCGGATATAACGCTGGCCTTGGTGGAGCTACTGCTCTTAATAATGCATTTGCTAGTGTAGCTGGTGCAGCTCAGGGCGTAACAAATGCCCTTATGGGACTTAAAGGTTTTTTACAGACTTTTCCCCAAGCAGGTAATGTATCGGGAACACTTAGTGGATTAACATCTACTGCTGCTGGTTTAGGTATTAATGCTTTAGGAACAAAGTTTGCTTTAAATAAAGTTCTTGGATCAGGGGCAGCCGCTGAAGGTGTAGCAGCAAAAATTGAACAAGCAACTCTTATGTCAAGATTAGGTAACTTTTCTAAACTAGGTAAATTTGGTAAAGCTGTTCCAGTACTTGGAAGCTTACTCTCTGCATATGGTGGATACAAAGATAGAAAAGCAAATAACGGCAAATTTAACTGGGGATCTGTAGGCAGATCTGCTGCAATAGCTGGAGCTACGACTGCTGCGTTTAGTGCTTGGGCAGGACCATTTGATCCTTTGCTTGCTGGCGGTGCAGCCATTCTTGCTGGCGGGGCAAATATTTTAGGTCAGTTATTTGGTGGTGGGGGACAAGGAGGTCCTAGTGAGGCCTCTGCTTCTAGCAGTAGTGGTCAGGGATTCCATCAATTACATTCTCCTGTTCCTAGCGGAGCTCGTGTTAATGCTGGCTATGGAATGCGTACCTATAAAGGTGCTAACGGAAAGATGATTACCGGAATGCACAAAGGTATTGACTATGGTGTTGTAGAAAATACAAAACTATATGCTGTAGACAACGGCACAGTTATTAAAACTTCTAAGGATCCAAAGGGTTATGGAAACTATACGGTCATCCAACACCCAGACGGACGTCAATCACTTTACGGACATTTAAATAGGTTCCTTGCTAATCCAGGTAAGAGAGTTAATGCTGGAGATGTTATCGGTTTATCAGGTGGACGTATGGGCGGGCCAGGTTCAGGAAACTCTACAGGACCACACCTTCACTTTGAGTACGGATCTTCTGTAGGCACAGGAAATGGCCAGACAGATCCTAGACCTTTATTTGGACGAGGAAACATATTTAGTAGTTTGTTTAATGCTGTTAAATCTTTGTTTGGTAAAGGTCCTAGCCCTGTAGGTAAAAAGTACGGCACCGAAAGCAACATCAATTTAAATAAAAAAGGTGCTAGCGGAGACCTTAGTTCAGGCGATCTAACATCATTAATTGGAAGCCTTACTCATGGCAGCGGAGCAATTAACTACAACGATCTTCTTAAAAATCTTGGACCAGTGGCAGCTAAAAGAGCTTCTAGTCTGTCTGTAGACTACTCAAAGATTAGTGGTGGAGGAACTGTAGCCCACACTGATTTAATGCAGCTACTCTACAGAAAAGGTTTTAAAGGCAAAGCTTTGGATACAGCATACGCCGTGGCTCTTGCAGAATCAGGCGGTCGTTCTAAAGCCTTAGGTGATGTTGATCTGCAGGATTCAAAGTGGGGCCCAAGTATTGGTCTATTTCAAATACGTTCTCTAAAGAACTGGAAAAACTTTGACGGTAAAGGGTCTAGTGATTATTACCGCAATCCAAGCAGGTTAACCGATCCTGAATTTAACGTAGACGCAGCATTTAATAAGAGTAAGGGTGGAACCAACTGGTCTCCTTGGGCAACCTTTACTAAAGGTAAGTTTGCTAAATTTTTGGGCGATGCTGCTGCAACAAGAGCAGCCCTTAAGATTCCTGGTCGTTATGCGGGCGGAGAAGTAAAGGGAACTACTCCATACGTTGTTGGTGAAGGTGGACCAGAAGTATTCGTACCAGATGTTAATGGAACCATTATTCCTAATGCCAAGGCTAAGGGTATGGGCTTAGGCGGCGGTGGACGAAGCATGATTATTAATGTTAAAATGGATGTTAATATTGCTCAAGCAAGTGCACAAGAAGCAGAACGTATGGTTCATATATTTGCTAACAAGCTAGAAAGCAAGCTTAAACTACATCAGATTGGTGTCTTCTAATGTCATACTTTTATACAGTTGGTTTAGAGACTAGTTTTAATGGAAGCTGGTCTCCAGCTGCTGCCAACGCAACCTCAGTAAAGCTAGCTAAAGACAGCAATGCAAGATGGACTGTTAGAGTATACAAAGATGTAGAAGACACTGCACACCAGTTAAACTACGCTAGTGGATCTGCTGCTATAGATACAACTAAGGTAACTGTTGGTAGTGGTGGAACTGTAATTTCCTGGGTAAATAGTCCTGCAGTAAAAACAATTGGAATTGACTATCCCGGTAGTGTTGGACGCAGAGAAAAGTTTGAAATAGAGGTAAAGGCCAGCACTATTCCTGGAACATTTAAACCTTCTATAACTGTTGTTAGGTATGCTGATAATGGGCTTGACAACGGGGGAACTATTGAGCTCCCTGTTCCATTAAAAACTGGAAAAGTTTTGCAAAGTATTTCATACACAACTTCTAAGAATGTGCAACCAAGTTTTCCTACAACATATACAAACGAAACTAAGCCTGACTACGGTAACCAAACACAGTTGTACATAGACACTCTTCCTCAAGGAGGAGCTAAAGCTCCAAACTTAACTTTTGATCCTTTAAGTGGAACCGATGGCGCATGGATCTATGCAAAGCAAACACAAGTTTCAGGTGGGTATAAGGTTACCGTTAGTACTTATAGCCGTGATGGGCACCGCCTATCTCAAACAAATAACGTAGATAAAACAAAGAACGGTGTTAACTGGAAAGCGGCTCAAGCCCTTTTACTTAAAGGTGTTCAAGATACAGTAAATGCTTCAGACAACCTTTCTATTGATCCTGCTATGCCTACTGCGGCTAACAGCGATATTTCAGCAAATCCGCCTAATCATATTTGGACAAGACGTCCTAGCCTTGATGAACTCATGACACAGAATGATAGTAACTTTTATGTCCCTGATCCTGCAACTGCTGCGCAGGTATTAAAAACAAATTCTGCTGCTTATAGCAGTGTAACTGCTACACACCCTCTTGGATATATAATTCAGGATGTATCTACTGCACAAAATTTAAATATAAAAACAGGCAAAGGTAAAAACCAAGTCTATCAATTTAACTTTACTTATAATCCAACTACTATTAGCTATACCACTTCTGCTAATACTCCAATTGACTGGACACTAGGAAATACTACAGATCCGGCAAACGTTCTTGGTGGACCTACTATTGTTACGTTTGATCTTTATTTAAATAGGATTCAAGACCTCAGTCTGCTAAAGCGTGGATATAAAGCTGGAGCTTATCCTGGTAAAGGCTTATCTGATGTTGATCAAAAGGGGCTTTTAAATCGTGGAACAGAATACGATTTAGAATGGCTGTACCGTGTAGTTAATGGAACTCCTAATAAGACGGGCCTATTAACTTATGGCGGGGAAACATCAGACTATGGCTATATTACCGGTACTCCATTTTGGCTACAATTCCATGACAACATGCGATACTACGGTGGTCTTGCTGGACTAAGCGTTAACCATGTTATGTTTACAAAAGATATGATCCCTACTCTTTCAGTAGTTTCACTAACTATTAACCGCTACCCTGTCTTTGATCAGAGCAGTGCTAAGTCTACTGGTTGGATTTTACAGAAAGAAAAGGAATACCTCAAGAGCACAACTACTACACCAGGAGGACAATAATGGCAATAGAAATTGTATCTCGATACAACGATGGTCCTCTTTTTCAGCTGCCTGATAAGTACTCAAGCATTTATAACATTGGTGTCTTTAGAAAGTGGCCTTCTACTATACAGCGTAGATACGTTGAACATGTTTGGGAAGACGGCGATAGCTTAGGAGCATTAGCTGCTAAGTATGGCGATGGCTCTAAATACTGGTGGGAAATTATGGAGATCAACCCAGAGATTATCAACCCACTAAACATCACTCCAGGAACTGTTGTGAGAGTACCGTATGGCAATCAATAGTCCATCAACTCAAATGTTCCAGTGGCAGGCGGCCACAGCTGGATCAGACTTTACAGTGTCTTTTCCAAAAGCTCCTGAGCTTGAACTCATCCTGATTGGCGCTGAGCTCTACCAAGACATAGAGCAACACGATCGTTTAGTCTTGCACTTTAAAGGAAAACCTTTTGTAAAAGGTACAGAACTTAAAAGTGGAGATCCGGTAATCTTTACCTTTCAGTCAGAAAAAGTAAAAGCTACCTGGAATGGGTACGTCTACAGCCCTGTATCAAAGAACACTTTGAGAGTAAATAACACAGACGTTGTCTGCGTAGGGGCTTCATACCTTCTTAAAGATGCTGATCAACAGATCTATACAAACGTAACTGCAGACCAATGCATAACTAAAATTGCTAAGAAGCACGGTATGACCACTGTTACTCAGCGTCATCCCCATAAGTTTGCTTCCCTTACTCAAACTGGTGTTAGTGACTGGCAGTTTTGTCGTCGTCTTGCGGCCCAGACTGGCTTTGCTTTGAGAGCAGACAACACATCTATTATCTTTATGTCTAAAGACAAGCTTTATAATGATCATAAAAATAGCGCACCTTATTTTTTCTATGTCGACAACCCACAGGGTGGCGTAGTAACTAAGTCAGATAGAAACCTAGGAACCATTCTTAATTTTGAAGCTTACCCTTCAGATGAATCTCCAGAACTAGAAGTAAGCCTGGACCGTGTAACCACAGGAACAGTGACCAAGGCTGGAAAGAAAAAAGCTGTTAAGGTTACACATAAGCACAAGAAAGCTACTCCTTCTAAGGGCGCTGTTAAACCTGGAAAAGGATTTTTTAAGTGACCACGTATTCCAATAGCAAGCCTGGTAAACCAGCCCCAGCTAAATTTAAAAAGTATCAAACACATGATGTGGTATCTAGCCTTGCAGAATCTAAGCAGCTTGCTGCAGATTATTCTGCTGCTAAGAAGTGGACACATAGAGCTAAGGTTTCTGTTGTAGGAAATGTTTCTGTTAAGCCCTACCAGCCTATTTATCTAGATGGTTTGCCTAACGGGCTGTCCGGTTACTGGACGGTTATCTCTGTACGCCACACCTTTGGCGGTATTCCAGCTAAGTACCTACTTGAACTTGAGGTAGGAACTGATGTTATTGGGGAGGTTAATCCTAATGCTAGAAAGTCTACATCTCTAAGAGATGTCCAGGCTGAGGTTTCTGGCCAGTCAATACCTGCACAGCCAACCCCACAGTTAATGGACGTATCGCTTTCCCCAAATCAATCAGACCTAGTAAATACTTATGGGGCTACCGATCAATCATTTGTAAATACCCCTCCAGCTATCGCTGTACCAGCAGGCATCACCAAGGATATATACTCTACTAAGGCGCCAAATTTTAAGCACGTAAAACGTAAGACTACCTGGATTACAACTTCGGCAAGGAAGGTCACCTGATGATTGACACATCTTCATTAGAGTATGGATTTGACCCACAACACCGACCAAGGTATTATGGGATATATCGAGCTACCGTAAAAGATATTAAAGATCCTTTAAAGAAAAGCAGAATTAAAGTAGCTGTTCATATGCCTACTGGGGCAGCTAAGACTGGTTGGGCGGTAGCATGCCTTCCTATTACCAGTAACTCTAACCACCCAGATCATATAGCTCACACAGCCGCAGACGTGGCGGCACTACTTACTACTGAAGCTAAGACAGTTACCTCAGCATCTGGTGGAAGTCCTTCTCATACCCACAGTGTTTCAGTACCAGCTTTGACAATTGTAGCTAAGCCTGGTGTTGATCCTCTTGACCATGCCCACGTTACCGATCCAAATACTACGGAAAAATGGAATGATTCGCAAGAGACTAACACGACAGATGAGCATACACCCCATAGAATTATCCCTAGAGTAGGCCAAAATGTGTGGGTTATGTTTATTGGTGGGCTGACTGAAAACCCTGTATGGATTGGAATTGAACCATGAGTAAATCAATATCCTACCCATATACCTTAGATGGTTTTGGGGTAGTAAAAGCTACTACAGATACAAATAAGATTTGGATAGACAGGGTTCTTACTCTTCTATCTACCCGGGTAGGTCAACGCCCTATCCTCACAGAGTACGGTACAGATATTGATTCTGCACTTTTTGAAAACCAAAACAACTTTGAGGCAGCTGTTAATCAAGCCATCAGACAAGCAATTGCTAGGTGGATTCCAGATATCGAAGTAGCTGATTTAAAGGTTGTTGCACAAGGAACTGATGGGGTTGGGCAGGTTAACCTAACCTTAACTATGCCTAACAGCACTCTAGCTAGCCTATCAGTAAGCACTGCAAACTTTAGCCCTGACGGAATGATAACGAGGTAATAATGGCTGATCCACAAATTGATTATACATCTAGAGACTACGCTGGTCTTAAAGCAGACCTGATCTCTCTAGTCAATACACGTACAGGACTTGCATGGGATGCTGCTGACCCTAATGACCTAGGCTCAGTTCTTATTGAGACCTTCGCCTATATGGGCGACATCATGTCTTACTATCTTGACCGGATTGCTAATGAGACATCGATTGATACAGCTACCCAACGAAGCAACCTTTTAAGCTTTGCCGCCTTGTACGGCTACAAGCCAACTGGACCTACCCCAGCTACTGTCCGCATTAGCTTTACAAACCTTCAAGACACAGACACCATTGATATTCCTATTGGCACCCAGGTAATGGCGTTGCTTAGCTATGCCAACTACACTGAAGCATTCTTTGAAACCACTGAAGCAGCTACAGCTGTTCTACCAGGCCAAACTGTTTCTCTTGCCTGTGTAGAAGGCAAGACTGTTAACACAGATCGTCCAGACTTGATAGATCCAAACTATAACAAGCCACTCCCAATTATCATTGGAAATTCTGATGGAACAGCAAGTCAGGAAATTAACATCATTGATATTGGCGTAGTAGATAGCTCTCTAGTAGTTTACATAGGCCAAGACGTAGCGTTTTCTACCTGGAAATATGTTGACTCGTTGATTGAATCAGGTCCTTTAGATCTAGTATTTACTACCCGCCAAAATGAAGACGGAACTATTACCGTAATCTTTGGAGATGGAATCACCGGTCAAATCCCAGGCAATGGTCAGGTAGTCAGTGCCACCTATAGAACTAGTGTGGGAGTAGCCGGCAATATCTCTGCTAACAGTGTCTCAGAAGTTACCTTTATTCCTGGCAACCCTGATGCAGAAGCTATCTCATTCTTGCAGGCAACCAACCCAGCTGCTGCTGTGGGAGGAGCTGACGCAGATAACAATGCGCAGCTTAAGGCAAAAATTAAAGCTGCCATCTCTGCTAGAAAGCGTGCAGTAACTTTGGCAGACTATGAATATCTATTATCTTTGGTTTCTGGTGTGGGCAAGGTTAAGGCTGAATCAGCGGTCTACTCAGTTGTAAATACTTATTTGCAATCACCAAATGACTTTACCTCTACCCCAGGCATCTATGTGCAGACAGGTTCTGTAACAAACGTAACTGGTGATGGAACATATATAACTGTAACTACAGCTAGCAACCACCTATATAGCGTTGGAGAGATTGTAACTATTGTGGGAGTAAACCCTACAGCCTACAACCTTATCGATGCAGTAATCTATGACACCCCATCTACAACTACCTTTAGAATTGCTAACACCACTACTACAGCTTTTGTATCCGGTGGAACTGTAAGTGGTACTCAGCCAACAGCTAACTGGAATGCGGCTAAGACAGCAGCAATAAGCTACATGGCGGATAAGATTCCTGTAGGTACAACTCTTACTATTAATTCTCCAGTATATGTCCCAATCTATTTGGGCCTAAACGTTACCGCAAAGGATGCTTATCAAGCATCCACTGTAAAGCTAAATGTATACAAGGCTATGCTGGGAACTGGCGGCCTATTTGATTTTGATAACAATACCTTTGGTCGACGCATCCACTCTTCAAACGTTATTACAGCAGCATCAAATGCTGATGGGGTAGACGTTGTAGATATTGTTCAGCTTAACAGAGATGGCTCGGCAAGTGCGGGCAATATAGACCTAGATGCGTATGAAGTTCCATATTTGCTAGCAGCAAACCTGGCCATTACAGTGGTTGGTGGTATACAATGACCTCAGTAAAGATAGGTAGGTATTAATAGTGACAGCTTCATTTCCCGGCGCCTTACGCCCATTTAGCTCTCGAGTAGACCTTCGGGATACCGTAGTAGCTAATGACGTAAACTCCCTCCAAGAGGAAGTCTTAGCCATTGAGGCAGCCATCGGTACAGCCAGCAATACCAATAAGCCTTTGGCTTCTACCTACACAGGTAGCTTTGCCCTAACCACTTCTTGGACAACCCTGTCTGATCGTCTAGCTAATATTGAAGCCGGACTTGTAAACGGTGTAGGATCTTCTTCAATCTATGCCACAATTGCTTCTCCAACATTTACTGGAACAGTAACTGTTCCTAGCCTTGTTCTTACAAACGCCCTTACAGTTCCATATGGCGGAACAGGACTTAACGCAGTAGCTACAGGAGATATTCTTTACGGCAGTGCAACAAATACTCTTAGTCGATTATCTGCTGGAACTAACGGCTACCTATTAACTCTTGTTGGTGGTATTCCATCCTGGGCTGCAGCACCAATCAGCTTGCCGTCTCAAACAGGCAATAACGGTAAATGGTTAACTACAGATGGGTCTACTGCATCTTGGGCAACAATCTCTGCAGACATTACTAGCGTTACCGCTGGTACAGGTCTTACAGGTGGAGCTGCTTCTGGTGATGTAACCATTAGCTTGAATACTTCTTCTGTGTATGTGGTTCCTGCTCAGTCTGCAGGTACTAGCGGTAAGTGGCTTACATCAAGCGGATCTGCTTCTTCCTGGGCTTCACTTCCTACAGGAAGCACTACTGTGGCAGGCATACTTCAACTAACAGATGCTACTAACTCCACATCTACAACCACAGCTGCTACACCAAACTCTCTTAAGATTGCTTACGATCTAGCTAATGCTGCGGTACCAGCTACTCGCACAATATCAACCACTTCACCTCTTTCAGGTGGTGGCGCTTTATCTGGTAACCTTACACTATCTGTAAATGCAGGAACCACCTCAGCAGCAGGTATTCTTCAACTTACAGATTCAACATCGTCAACATCAACAACAACAGCAGCTACGCCAAACTCTGTTAAGACGGCTTATGACTTAGCCAATACAGCAAATACGGCAGCAGCTGCGGCAGCAGCGGCAGCAGCACAAGGTGGATTTAACGCTTTCTTACTCGCAGGGATGTAATTAACTCATGGCAAAATTCGGAGTACGTAGATACGATACGTTTAAGTATGGTCAGCTAGACAGCACCGGAGTTTACTTTAACTCTGGAATTACTGCTAAAGCTATTGACTATAACAAGACGTATATCACATGGAACACCATGAGCTATGATCCTAACTTGCCTACCCCTACTCACTGGCGCCTAGTAAAGAACTTTACAGGAACTCCAGATAATCCTTTTGATGCTTTGCTGGTTGCTGGTGGGGCACTAAGTACGTTTGCTACTAACTATACAGAAACTTTTGTTGACAAGCCTAACTCACAGGTTAACTATTCCTTGTGGCTATTCAACAGCAATGGCTGGATCTTCTGCGGATCTGCAGACACCATTATTGTGGATCAAACAACCACCTTAGATAAAATTACTAAGTGGATTCCTAGAGCATGGTTAAATCAGACTGCGGATAATATTGGCGATGCAACTGGTGAAGCGGAGCCTACAAATCGTCTTGAAGAAGTTTTGTATGCATATGCATATATGTATGACAAGATTTCAGTTGAAGGTTTAATCCTTGAGCACACTGCAGATAAGGCTGGAGTAAATAACTCACTAGTCTTACCTAAGATTTTAGATCTAGGGTTTAATAATGAGCCTACACTTGGAGACGTATACTACCGTTCACTCTACTCTGCAGGAAATGAAATCAACATTGAAAAGGGAACCACTTCAGCTGTAAGTACCTTTAGTACTGCGCTAACTCACTGGGGTAGCAATGTTGTAACAGGCCATAACCTACTACTTGACTATAACGATTCTTCTTTTGAAGAGTCTATTGGACGCTGGACTGTTACCGGTACAGCTACCCTGACAAAACAAAACTTTAGTACCTCCCTTGCAGATATTGGGGTTCTAGTTTCTAACAATGAATTAGTTCTTGTGGATCCACTATATCCACCACGAGCTGTAGGCTTTGGACTACTTACCACTCACACTACTTCAACAGTTACTTTAAATCTTCCAGATCCAACAAGTAGTCAAGATCTTTATGGCATACCGGTAGAACCAAATACATATTATTTATTTACAGGTTGGATTCAACAACTAGATACAGCTACAGCTACAGTTAATGCAGTAATTCATTGGTGGGATTCGAGAGGCAACCTTTTAGGTTCTACCCCTACCCCAGCTAATCTAACAACTAATGGGTCTTGGCAAGAGTTCACCAGCTACAACTATGTAGGACGTGCAGGATCTAAGTCTCCTAACACAGCTGCCACTGCTACTGTATCTATTAACATTAAGTCTTCTAGCTCTGCCTATAAGAAGTATGCGCTTGACATGATGCAGCTAGCTGAGGCTAAGAACAGCTATGAGTTTGAAGATGCTCGTCGTGTGCGTGTATACGTAAAGGGTGAGCAAGAAAACTATGTTCTTAATCCAGACTTTGAAAATGGTATTGGCTTCTGGACAGCTTCTCCTAACGGATCCTTTGCACAAGACCCAACAATTTATCCTGGAGCTCTTGAGCATGGAGCTACTCTTGGAGAACTAACTATTTTAAGTGGCACCGGTGGCTACATTACTTCTGACTGGATCTCTGTAGATCCTGGGCAGAACTATACCTTTAGTGCATATGTAAGTTGCGGATACACTGCTGCATATCGCACAGTGGTTGCTCGCATTGAGTTCTCAAACCGTGCAACTGTAGAACAACAAAGCCAAGTGCTTATGGATGCTAATGGACAGTATCTACAAGACAGCCCATACTATGTAGATTCTGATCCATACACTCTTACCTTTCACTATGTACACGATGACACAGACCCTACTATCGTAGATCCAACTCTTTATCCTCCTGTATCCACAGTTCCTTTTCCACACTGGGCAGGAACAGAACCGCTGTACTGGGAACCTTTTGGTCCTCCAGGATTCTTTATTGCACAAGCTGTACCGGATAAGATTAACGTTAAGGTAACTGGAATCACGCCACCTCAAAGCCGTGACTCTGGAAGTCCGCTTGCTAAGGTAACTCTCTACTTCCCGGATGCAGTAGCTGGAGATACCCTTTGGGTAGACGGCATCATGCTTCAAGAAGCTAATGAGGGGTACGACTTCTTTGGTGGAGACGGAGCTAATCCTCCAAGTGATCCGGTCAATCACATCTACTTCTCACCTAATAACTGTATTTGGGAAATAAAAAATAGAATTAACTTTGTTAACAACCCATCCATGGAAACACTTGCAGACTGGACAGCAGACCACGGAACTCTTAGCTTAGTATCAAGCGGAGTTACTCCGGCACGTATTGAAAATCCTAATGGATCTCTTGGTGGTTTGGTATTAGACCCAATAACTCACGCACCTGTGCTCTATCCATATGGTCCATTGTTTGGTAGCCAAATGGGTCAATGTACTTTTGGAACATTTGGGGTAGATGCTCCAGGAGCTGTAGGAGAAATCCACACAACTGTTTATCTTCCAGAACCTGCTAAGGGTGGAGAAGACTTTGTAGTCTCTGTATATGTACGTGGCGGTGAAGGAACCTATAATCTCTATACTAATAAAGGCCAAGTCGATGCAACATCTAACTTGTTAGAAGTAATTCAACACGACCAGTATCAATGGATTCGTATGCAGACTGTACGCAACTTGCTACAGGGCGAAACATCATTTCAGCTTGATCTAACATTTACCCAGGCTGCAGCATCTGCTGGGTTACCTCAGACTAACTATTTCCAGTTTGATGGATTTCAAGCAGAGTTTGGACGTACCCCAACTAAGTTTATCGACCCCTCTAACGCTCTTACAAAGCACATGCCTAACCCAGGCAACACCGCTAAGACTATCTGGCTGAATCAAGAGCAGAGTCAAGGTGGCGGCAAGAGCAGCTACTTTAACAACTACTTCTCAAAGCTTCAACGCCTATACGCTAATCTAGAATTGGTTATGCCTCACGGTGTTACCTATTGTGTGAAGCCTGGCTTCCCATCTCTTGAATACCAAGGAGAGCTTTCTTCGTCTTTGATTCCTTCAGCATCATTTGAAAAAGATCTTGGAGAATGGGTTGGGGTTACAGCTAACCTAAACCGTATTCAAACCGTAGGAATTCTTGCAGCAGATACCACAGTTCAAGGAACATCCTATTGCCGAGTAACGTCTACTAAGGCATCATCTACCAGTAATAATAGTTGGGCAATTAAAACAGGACACATCCCAATTAACTCTGAACAAGGTTACTACGGATCAGTAGCTATCCGTCCATCTACAAATGCTTTTGGAACATACACAATGACCAACGTGTTCTATGGACCAGACGGCTCAGTAATTAAGTCCTATACACAAAGCTACGATATGCTTACCAACGCTAGTGGAGCAAAGAACTATGAGCTTCGCTGGAACTATATTGGTAACGTCTTCCCAGCATCTGAAATCGCTGGAGCTTCTTATATGGTTATGACAACTACCTGTACCCCAAGCGCATTCCATGCGGGTCAATACTTCGATATTGACAGATGCGTATTTAGAGAGTAGACTGTTTTATATGGGCACATTAATTATTTCAGCGTTAGCGACAGCGTGTATCTTGGCTGCCGTAGAAGCTTTCCTCATCAAACTAGGTAAGTGGCGGGGCTTATTAGCTATTGTACTTAGTCTTATCTTTTGTCTAACTCTTACAGTAAGACTTAGATTTTTATTTCCATATGTTCTAGCATCCACATTCGTAGGTCTAACACTATCGTTAATCGTAGAGCAGATCTTTACAGGACTTCCAAAGGGCGATTTGCCAAAACGTATCCCACCTCGGTAGAATATTTCTAGGAGGGGGTTTACATGAAGTCACCATATTCAAACCCATATTTGTCCGCTAGGGCAAAAGGTATATTCGCATACTATGCAGAGCTAGGCAGACCTGTGTCCGCCGATGAGCTCTCTGCTGTCATGCCCGAAGGCAGGGATGCGGTTCAAGCTGCAATCAATGAATTGAAGAGAGCTGGGTACATAATCACGACCCGAGAGCAGGTTAACGGGAAGTGGAATAGCTACATGAAGTTCACAGAAGGGGCTAAAAAGCTCCTTGGCACCGACACCGGATTTTCAGGGCTCTTGTATGTCTATAGTGATACAACTACTAGCGACTATAAGACTATAGATAAACCTATAGTAGAACTACTACGTAGTTCTACTATATCGAGGACTGCGTCCTCGAAGGAAGGAGAAGTTATGGGATGGGATTTAGACGGAGAAGAAGTCAAGCCCGCAAAGCGATTCAAGCCTGAGGCAGAAGATGATGCCAGCGGTGCTGTTGGAAAGATCGAAGACAAGATTGCTATGCGGAAAGCTAAATATGGCCCGAAGCCAGAAAGCATCTCACTCTCGCATCGCAGCCATAGACCTGAGGAAGACTGGGGCACTAAAGATTTAGTCGCAGAGTTTGGATCGTTGCTTAATCAAAGCTCCGCTGGCCATCTCACCATGCAGCTGAACACTCAGCAGTTTGCTATCTGGATTAATCAGAAGGTGGGCAAGGGCGTAAGTAGACAACAGATGCTTGCAGCTATTAGAATGTTCTTTGAGGACCCACGTAATTTAAACGACGCAGGTTCTGGAATTCCTGTGTGGCGTAAGTTCATCGCTTACTACCAGACGGTAGAAGGAACTGTGACTCGGGAAGAACTTCCTGAATCATACGATGAAGAGATGATCAGGAACCAGCAAGAGAAGATGCTACGACTACTAGGGGGCAAGTAATGTACGACATTAACAAAGAGTCACCCACTGTACGCCACGCCATCCTACGTGCCAGCCTGCCTATGAAGACTATCGGAATGGAGTTCTCAGACCTAGACAACGCCAAGGTCAAGGCCGTTGTTCAAACTTGGGTAGATACAGTCCGGTCAGGAGTGGTCATTAAAAGCCCTGGAAGCCCCTCTAGCGGCCTTGGACTGGCCTTGGTAGGGTTACCAGGTCACGGCAAGACCACATTGGCCTCTGTGGCCCTTCAGGAGCTGATTCGGACTATGCCGGTCTCCTCCAACCAGCCAGGGTTATTTATGGATTATCCAAAGTACCTACGACTTGAGAAGGAATCCTGGAATGATCCTGAATCAAAGGAGCTTATCCAAAAGATTAACGGGGATGTACGAGAGTCCATACCACTTTTTATTCTAGATGACCTAGGAAAAGAATATCGAACTGCAAGTGGTTGGGCAGAAAATACTTTTGATGCGGTAGTGCGTTCTCGTTTTAATGCGGGATTACCAACTATCGTAACTACAAACGTTAAGATGTCAAAGTGGAGAAGTACATACGGAGAAGCAATGGAAAGCTTTGCCCATGAAGCATTCATGTGGGCTGATGTAGAATCAGAGACAGGGGACCGACGCATATGAAAGAGTCAACAATGGACTGGATGATTACTCAGATTTTTTTATCTGACACTGGGGTACACGAAGTGCACATTCACCACAGCTCTCACAAGTTGCGTTGTAACTGTGCCGGATTTGAAACCCGCAACTCTTGCAAGCACACTCGCTTCGTAAAGACTCGCATGGATGAGAACGGCGGCATCTATCCTGTAGAGATTTCTAACAGAGTAGATCATGATCAAAGTCTTATGGCCAGCGAAGATCCTATAGCGTTTCGAAATCTGTTAGTTAACTACGGCAAGATCGAGATCGTTTAATCATGCGGGGGGGCGACATTTCAAATGAGATTCCCATGCGAGTCATTGTCTCGTTAGACTGCTTGCTTAGTAGGGAAACAAAAATTAATAAAGTGATGGGCATATCAGTACCGTATGTCGAGACGACATACAACCGACAATCTCTTGCTCACTTCTGGAGATTCAAAGAGACTCATGATTACACTCTTGAGTTGGTCGGCTTTGAAATGCCACAGAGTTCTATGGATAGGGTTCTAGAAGACTTAGATAATCTAGGCACCAATCCCTTTAACTATGCCAAGGCTTATAACGTAGTTGCTGACTTAGTTGCAGAGCTACCTTACCGGCCGGAAGTAAAGTATGTGATTGACATACCAGATCGTGCATTAAGATACGGTCACTGGTTCTTAAACGAGGGGGGGATGAGTGGCAGCAAATAACGAAGAGCGGTTATTATCTAAAGCTATCCGCAATAGAGATATCAAGCCACTGCTTGAGACTGGGGTACAAGAAGACTGGTTCTTCAATGATCTCAACAAGCAGGTGTGGAAGTTCATTACCAAGCATAACGAGAAGTATGGAGAAGTCCCTACTGCCGTAACTGTTAAGGATAACTTTCCTACCTACGTCCTGCATGCCGTAGAAGACAGTATCGAATACCTTCTTGACCAGCTTATCGAATACCGTAAGCGTCAGAAGACTATCGATGCTTTGTTGGAAGCTCAGCAGGCAGTCTCTCAGCAAGATCACAACACAGCTCTACAGACCATGGCGTCTGCAGCGCAGATCTTGATGAACGACAACCAACGAGAATCTTTAGATGAAAACCTAAGCGATGATCCTATGCAGCGCTACGACGAGTACATGGCTATCAAGACTCGTCCCAATGGTTTGCTTGGATTGTCTACTGGCTTTAGAACTATCGATGAGATTACTTCTGGTGTTATGAAGCAGCAGCTGTGGACAATTGCTGCTCCTCCTAAGACCGGTAAGTCTGTGCTTGCCATGCAGATGGCTATCAAAGCACAGGATGAAAACCAACGAGTAATGTTTCAATCATTTGAAATGACAGCTCGTGAAATGAAAACTCGTTACGATGCTATGCGTTCTCACATCTCGCATAAGCGTTTGATCATGGGAGCTTTGCGTACAGAAGAAGAGCAACGCTATCTAGATCACTTAGGCATCGCACGTGATGATTTCTGGATGCCCGACACAGTGGCCTCTAGAACTATTACCGGTTTGTGTGCAAAGGTAGAGAAGTACAATCCTGATATCTTATTCGTGGATGGTATGTATCTTATGTTTGATGAAGAGACTGGTGAAACAGAAAGCGAGCGCTCACTACGTAGTCTTACTCGTGGAATGAAGCGTGTAGCACAGCGTTACGATATTCCAGTTGTAGTTAGTACCCAGACTCTGCGCTCTAAGATGCGTGGGGGCAAGGTTACTGCAGACTCAATTGGTTACACATCATCTTTCTTGCAGGACTCAGACATAGTTCTAGTTCTACAACGTCAGGATGAAGAAGATGATTCATCTCGTTCCTTAACTGTGGCTGCTAGCCGTATTTCAGGTATGGGTTCGACAGATCTACTATGGGATTGGGAGGAGGGTCGTTTTGAAGAGTATGCTGCTTTCGCTGGCGTCCAATCCATTTGATGGTACTCAGCTCTGTGTTGATTACGATACGGAGATCTTCTTTCCAGAAGAGTACGAACCATCAGATGTAGCACAGGCCAAGAAGGTCTGTAACGATTGCTGGATTAAAGACAAGTGTCTAGCATATGCATTAAGTATTAACGAGAAGGAAGGCGTATGGGGTGGAACCACTCCTAAAGAGCGCCGTAATATTCGCAGAAAGGCGAGACGATGATTGAAAAAGAAGAAAGCTTAGCGTTGGATCTTCGAGGAGAGCCTACACATATATGTCCATGCGGTTCTAAGGTCTGGAATATCCAAGCGATGTTCGATGACTACGAGATTGCTATGTACTTTACAGAGATGGAGTGCGCCTTGTGCGGAACTCTAGCTACAGCTCCTACACCAATCGATAACCCAACTTACATCTGGAAAGAATAATGTACGCAGAGGGCTCAGTAGAAGGCGTATTACTTACACTCGGTATTGAAACTCATCATCACCGTGGTGATGAGCTAATTGCTTGGTGCCCAATGCACTTGGAGCGCACAGGCCGGGAAGATAACAATCCCTCCTGGTCTATGAATGCTGAGACTGGTGTTCATCACTGTTTCTCATGCGGGTACAAAGGAACCCTTCTTACTCTTGTTGGTGAGATCAAAGAGTTTACTACCCCATGGGGACATGTTGACTTTGATGCTGCCAAGGATTGGCTTCGTAGCAATATCGAAGTTAACTTTGAGTACCTTGCTCGCCAGCTTGAAGAGGCTCGCAACTCTTATATATCTCTTCCAGCTCCGGTAAGCATGAGCGAGGCACGCCTTGCTGTCTTTGATGATGTTCCTGACTGGGCATTAGAGGAACGTGGTCTTACTGAAGATGCTTGTGCTCATTATGGTGTGCGTTGGAATCCAGAAAAGAATTCTTGGATCACTCCTATTCGTAACCCACAATCTAAAACGCTTATGGGTTGGCAAGAGAAGAGTCAAACAGAACGCTTCTTCCGTAACCGTCCTACTGGAGTAGGCAAGTCCAGAACTTTATTTGGTCTTGACGTATTTACCGGCGGAACAATGATTGTAGTTGAGTCTCCTTTAGACTGCGTACGCCTAGCATCATTGGGAGTAGCTGGAGGAGTCTCAACCTTCGGTGCTTCAGTCAGTGATCTGCAGATCCAGCTGATGAAGGAAGCAGACAAGTTGATTATCGCAATGGATAACGATGCTGCCGGTAAGAAAGCATCTTTAGATCTACTTGAAAGAACTCGCAAAGAAGGTATGGAGTGCTGGTTCTTGAACTATCAAGGAAGCGAGTACAAAGATATTGGCGACATGCCAGAAGATTTGGTACACTATTGTATAGAGGGTTCAAAACATTCAGTGTTCGGGGAGGCGGCATTTTTATGATTATCGGACTAACAGGATACGCACAGTCAGGCAAAGACACAGTAGCTAAAATCCTTGTGGATCAGTTTGGTTATACCCGTGTAGCATTTGCTGACAAGATTCGTGACTTTCTTTATGAGACTAATCCAATGTTTGACTCTATAGTTGGAGAGCCAGTATTTGTTAAGGCACGGGTAGACCGTGACGGTTGGGAAAAGGCTAAGCAATCTCCACATATTCGCCGCCTACTTCAGAACTCAGGAGTAGCTGCTCGTAAAGTATTCGGGGAAGACTTCTGGGTTAAGCAGGCTTTAAGTTCCTATACTCCTTCGGATAATATTGTGGTTACCGATGTTCGCTTTACCAACGAAGCGGACTATGTAAAGGGATTCCCAAACTCACAGCTGTGGCGTGTAAAGCGTGTAGGCATAGATGCTGTTAACGCTCATGTATCAGAGTCACAGATGGATGGGTATAAGGTAGACCAAATCTTTACTAACAATGGAACCATCGAAGACCTAGAACTTATGGTCAAGACAAGAATGCAGGGGCTCCTAGTTTAATGTTCACAGGAACACTTTTACCTTACCAGGTTGATGCCGTAGAGACTATGGTCGCCCGCAAGAAGATGCTGGTGGCCTACGACCTTGGCCTGGGTAAAACTGTTCTTACTATTGCTGCACTAGAAAAATTAAAAGAACAAGAAAAAATTACAGAGCCTGGTATCATTATCTGTTTATCAAGCCTTAAGTATCAATGGGCTGAACAGATTAGGAAATTTACAAATGGTACTGCAAACCCTTTGGTCATTGATGGCACCCCAAAGCAACGAGAAGCTCAATACGAAGAAGCTTTCGACTGGGGCCATACGCTCGTTGACTACGTCATTATCAACTACGAGCAAGTTGTTAACGACTGGGAGCAAGTATCAAAGCTCTGCAGAGGATTCATCGTATGCGATGAAGCAACAGCCATCAAGTCCTTCAGATCTAAACGCTCCAAGCATGTAAAGAAGTTAGACAGTAGAGTTAAGTATGCTCTTACCGGAACTCCTATCGAGAACGGTAAGCCTGAGGAACTCTATAGCATCATGCAGTTTGTGGATCCTAAAGTTCTAGGACGTTTTGATTTATTTGATAAGACTTTTATTGTTCGTAATCATTTTGGTGGGGTAGAGCGTTACCGCAATCTACCTACATTAAATACTGCTATGGCTACTGCCAGTGTACGCAAGCGTCAGCAAGACCCAGACGTAGCACCTTACCTACCTAAGACTATCTTTGCTGAGCCTATCCGTGTGCCGTTTGATCGGGCCGGGGTAAAGCTCTACAACCTTATTGCCAGTGAAATCCTAGATGATCTAGAGCAGGCAATTGATAGCTACGGCACATCCTTTGACTTATTCTCACACTACTCTGGTGAGAATCAGAATGAGGCAGCCAATGCTCTCAAGGGAAAGATCATGTCTAAACTAACAGCATTAAGAATGCTTTGTGATGCGCCAGCTTTGCTTAAGACATCAGCCGGCAAGTACCGGTATGACAACGGAGCTGGATCAAAGTATGTAAATGATTTAGATGAGGCTGGCAAGCTTGATGATCTAAAGGGATCTCCAAAGATGGATGCTCTTCGTCGCTATGTATATGAATTCTTAGAAAGCTATGATAAGAATAAGGTTGTTATCTTTACCAGCTATGTACATATGGCTAAGCTTATTGCTCGTGAGCTTGAAGACTTTAACGCACAGCTGTATACAGGAGAGCTAGATGCTAGAGATAAAGAACACGCTAAGGTTACTTTTCAAACTGATCCAGATTGCCGTGTGCTTGTTAGCAGTGATGCCGGTGGGTATGGTGTGGACTTGCCTCAAGCTAATCTACTCATTAACTATGATCTGCCTTGGAACGCTGGGCTGGCTCTTCAAAGAAATGGCCGCATACGCAGAGCATCTTCGACGTGGCCTAGTATCGTTATTCAAGACTTCCTGATGGAGGGGTCTATCGAAGAGCGACAACACGATATGTTGTTGCAAAAGAATGCAGTGGCTGACGCTGTTATGGATGGCGAGGGTATCAACGAGGCCGGTGGAGTTGAATTAAATTTGGGTAGTCTTAAAGCATTCCTTCAAGAGACGATGGTCTAAACTAGTGGGATGCCAAACGCACCTAAGACCCCGACCCGTACCATCCGGGTATCAAACGAGCTCTGGACCGCTGTCAAAGACAAGGCTCAGATCGATGGCCGTACAGTCACGGATGTAATCGTGGCTGCCCTAAAGGACTACGTTAAGCCGGAGTTGCAAGACTAATTTTCCTGTGGTATAGTATTTAATAGGGGGGTTAAACAAATGCCAAAAGTTATTGAAAGAGAAGCACCTAAAGAAGGTAACCCAATTGTTGCCAAGGTGCGTAAGTATGTAAGTCTACGTGGTCGTATCGAAGACCTAACCAAAGAACAATCTAGCCTCAAGGCAGAGCTATCTGATCTTGTGGATAATGAGGGTACGCCCGATGAAAAGGGTCATATCTGGTACACGCTACCCGAAGAGGTAGATGGCTATCAGTCCCTGCAGCGTCAACGCAGAGTCACACAAAAGCTTGACGAAGATACTGCTCGTGCAATCCTAAAGCAAAAGGGTCTTACTGATCGTTGCTATAAGCTTGTACCTGTTCTAGATGAGTCAGAGGTTATGGCTTGCTTGTACGAAGATCTTCTTACCGAAGAAGAGATCGACTCAATGTTTCCTAAGGCGGTGTCTTATGCGTTCATTCCGAGCAAATCCTAGGCACGTGGAGATTATCTCTCCACTATTAGAAAACTTTATTCAGGATAACTTTCCTGATGTAGAAGAAGATCGTTTAGCAGAAGTGGCTCAGACTCTTGTAGAGATTGTTCTTTCAGAAGAACGTTCTGTATTAAATGAGGAAGAAGCTGCAGCTGAAATTGTAAGGAAGAAGCTGCGTGAAGATCAGATGGCTAAGGCATCTAGAAAGCCTACTAGCTATCATGAACGCCAAGTATATTCAAAGAGTTCAGAAGGGTACTCCCATGAGCGACGATCAAGTAAATCGTCTTCTATCGGAACTCGATGAGTACTATCCAGGCTCTAAAAGAAAGCGTCGTCCTCTAAACCCTGAGGCTAAAAAGCCTAAGGTAAAAGAAGAAGGCTCGTGGGATTCAGACCCACAAAGTAAGAAACTACCTAACGGAAATGTGGTAGAATTATTTAGTGCAGGGGCTTTTGCTCTAGCACTCGGTAGACCTCTAGTGACTATCCGTTTATGGGAACGCAAGGGATATATTCCTCGTGCACCTTATAGACTAAAGTCTCCTATTGTAAATGGTGTAAAGAAGCCAGGTTGGCGAATGTACAGCAGAGCAATAGTAGAAGCTACCATTGAAGCTTTTGAAGCCCGTGGGCTTATAGAAGCTCCAAGAATCGATTGGAATAGGCATCCAGATCTATCACTAGAACTGATGGATACTTGGAAACATATTCACGATCAAGAAGTTAACTGACCAACGACCTATGAAAGAAGACCAACATGACCGCAACATCACTTCGTGCCAATAAGTCAGACGTTCCAAACGTAGACTCATACACAACAACATCTTCTGTTACTGAAGAAGATCTTTTTATCGAAGAGGACGAAACAACTACCTCTTCAAATTCATCTATCATCCAAACCGGTTGGGCTGCAGCCAAGCAGGCTACTGTAAAGAACAGCAAGTTCGCTACCGACTTTAAGTTTGATGAAGATCTACAACTCGTTAAGTTCATCTCATCAGAGCCAATGGCTTTCATGCAACACTGGGTTAACCGTCCAGGCAAGAAGTCATTCATCTCTGTTGGTGAGGGCGACCCACTCATCGCAGTAGGTAGCGTGCCATCACAGAAGTTTGCATTCACAGTGCTTAACCTTTCTGATCCAGAAGGCCCATCGCTTGAACTAATGATCGTAGGTGTACGTCTCTGTAAGCAGCTTGAGAAGCTTGCGTCTGATCCAAAGACCGGCCCACTCAATCGCCCAGATTTGTACTACGCAGTAAGTAAGTCTGGTACTGGTACCAAGACTACTCACTCTGTCGTTCCTGTTAAGGAACGTGATCTCGCTGAGGATTGGGATATCGATCCAGTAGCAACAGCTGAATACATCAAGACTCTTAAGCCATTTGGTCCTGAGGCACTCTACATGTCCTCTAAGGAAGAGCTCGCTGATGTAGCACGAGAAATCGCTGCTGCTAACTAATCTATCCCACTAATGTTGGGGAGCCGGGTTTTTGAACCTCCTTTCTACCGGCTCCCTAACCTACTCACAGGAGAGCAATGAATATTATTACAACCGAGGATCAGTTATCTGAACTCGTAGAGTACTACTTAAACAAAGACGCTTTTGTCTTTGACGTAGAAACTATGGGCGATACTCGTGGAGACCCACGACAGAACCAAGTCGTTTGGATTGCGCTCGCAACTGACGGCCGTGTTGATGTTATCCCTATGGGTCACCCTAATGGTGACTACGTACGTACTGATTATCCTTTGCTACCTTCTGCCCAAGATCGTCTTATCAAGGGCTTGCCTATTCGCCCTATCGATTACAGTAAAGATGAGCGTAAAGCCACAAAGATTTTTAGTGAAGCCCCTGAGCAACTCACAGCTGGTGAAGTATTCAAAGCTCTAAAGCCTTTATTCTTTAGTGACAATCTAAAAATTGGTCACAACCTTAAGTTCGATTTACAAAGTGTTTCTAAATACATCGGTGGGCTTCCTGCTCAACCATATGCCTGTACTCTCAACGCAGCTTTTATTCTTGACACCCGGAATAGCCGTGCTCTGGGGCTAGATGATTGCTTAAAACGAGAGTTCAATTACAACATGGTCAAAGGTGTTGGTGCTCAAATTGAAATCCACACCTTTGACGATGTTGCTACCTACGCTGCACTAGATGCTGAGTGGACCTGGAAGCTTTGGAAGAAGTTTGAACCCCGTCTAGATCGTGATAGTGTGCGTGGTGTATTTAATCTTGAGATGGATGTGCTACGTGTTATCTCTAGCATGGAATTACACGGTGCAGACATTGACGTCGAGGCTCTAAAGGTTCTTAAGAACAACCTTGAGCTACAGCTAGAGACTACTAAAGCTGATATCTATCGCCTAGCTGGTAAAGCTTTTAACATTAACAGTGTTCCTGAAAAGCAGAAGTTACTTTTTTCATCCAAACAAGATGGCGGTCGTGGGCTTCGACCTCGCCTTCTTACGCCTAAGGGCATCAGCAATAGCGAAGCGGGGTTGGCTCCCGTCATCTCAGACTACTCGGTGTCTGAGCCTGCGCTCAAAGCATTCCAGGGCAAGGATGCTTTAGTTGATGCCCTACTCAATTATTCCGACTTGAATAAGTTGCTTACAACTTATGTGATTCCATACCTAGGCGGTGACATCACTCGCACCACAGGTGGAAAAGCAAAAACAGTGGCTAAAAAATCTCTCCTCCTTAAAGGCCGCATCCATACTGACTTCATTCAGTACGGTGCAGACACGGGGCGCTTTTCAAGTCGGAATCCAAATTTGCAGAATGTACCTAACCCTCGTACTGTGAACGGTAAGGCTATCCGTAACTTGTTCGTAGCTCCTGAGGGCTACCAACTTGTTGTAGCTGACTACTCACAGATCGAGCCACGCATTCTTTCATCATTCTCTGGAGATAGAGTTCTTTGTCAGAACTATATTGATGGAGTCGATATCTATACCACCATCGGTAACACGGTGGGAGTAGATCGCAGTGCTGCTAAAACTCTCGTACTTGCAATGATGTACGGGGTTGGTCCTGAAAAGATTGCTACTTCTATTGGAGTTTCCTCTAGAGAAGCACGTGATCTGCTAGACAGCTTTGGACGTAAGTTTCCGTCTATTGCTAAGTATAAGAAGAAGGTCATTGCTGAAACTCGTAGGCGTGGTCCGGTTCCTTATGCTCTTACATATCTAAACCGTCGTCGTTATCTACCAGACCTTCTGTCTCCTGAGATGGGTCGTCGTGCTGGTGCAGAACGTCAGGCGTTCAACACAGTTATTCAAGGCTCTGCTGCGGATCTTATTAAGCTAGCAATGGTGCGGGCATACAACCTGCTTCCTGACGGTGCTGCTATGATCCTAACTATTCATGATGAACTAGTTACAGTTGCGCCTATAGAGATTATAGAAGAAACAGCAGCCGCTATTCGTGAAGCTATGGAAGGCATCAAAGCCCTAGATATCCCACTTCTAGCAGATGTTAAAATTGTCAATAGATGGGGAGAAGCAAAAGATGGGTAGAAGCAAAGTGAGTCAGTTTATTTGTAGAGTATTTGGGCACAAGATGTATAGCATTTCTTGGACGCAGCAGGATTTCACTATCCTTTGCACACGTTGCGAGAAGCGTTGGGAATCTCGCCCATGATTTTTAAACGTAAGAAGAAACCTCAGAGAACCAGGGTAAAGCACATACCCTTGCCTATCTTAATACGACAGGCTATCTATGACACGATGTTGGAGCCAGCCGAAGGCATAGCTAATGCCTTGGGCTTGCCTCCAATTTCAGATGAGGTATCAGACATGGAAGAGCAAGCTAGTCAAAAGCGCTTAGAACGCTTTGCTAGCTTATTGCCGTTTATTGATTCGCACTCAGATATGGCAGCTCGCATATCTATAGCAGCCTACGTCCTAGATGATAACGATGTAGAAGCTTTAGATATCAATGACGAGTCTCTTGACAAGATGACAGCTCTATTTAAGATCGTTGCTCTGTCTTCCTCCATCTCGTGCATCTCAACTCTATTTGATTTAGGACTACTAGAATCAAAGGCAGGACATGAATATGAGTAATCAAAACTGGTGGGCTAACAAGCTCGGTAATCAGAACCCACGTCAACCTGGTGTGCAAAGCACTCCTAACGCTCAGGTTCCGTATACACCACAGCCACAACAGCCCAATCTTCAGGTTAACTATGATCCAAATACCGATCAGTTAACTACCAAAGCTCAGAGTGCAAAGAAGGCAGATCGTTGCCCCGAGTGTAACTCTGGAAATTATTTTGCCCCAGTAGGTACGCAACGTATGCGTTGCTATGACTGTGGCTATCCGGTAATGCAGCAAGGATCTGGAGCAGGAATGCCTGCTGGATCTTCCGGCACACCTACGCAGAAAGCAAAGCAAGTAGGCCAAGGTGGCGGCTTCAATCCAAATGTAATCGTAGATAGGATCGGTTAATGACAATGACAATTAATTCAGAGGCACTCAAGGTAGCAGCTCTCCTTAACAAGAAGCTGGGATCTAACACTGTCGTTGCAGCTAGCGACGTCAACATGCCTAGCAGAATCACAACCGGTTCTCTTACCTTAGATGTTGTTCTAGGTGGAGGTTGGCCTATGAACCGCTGGGTAGAACTAGTAGGTGAGGCATCACATGGTAAGACAGCGCTCGCTCTTCGTACCATCGCTGCTAACCAGCAAGTCAATCCAGAGTTCACAGCAGTATGGATTGCTGCTGAAGACTTCGATGCAAAATACGCAGAGCTCTGCGGAGTAGACACAGGTCGTGTTCTACTTGTTGAAACCAATAGTATGGAGGATGCCTTCGATGCCGTTATTAAATTCATGGAAAGCAAAGCGGTGGATATGGTTGTTATTGATTCTCTTCCTGCCCTCGTTCCTTCTGCGGAGGATGAGAAAGCAATGGATGAATTCACCGTCGGACGAGGAGCTTTAATCACCAATAAGTTTTTCCGTAAGGTGATGTCAGCAACTAAAAGAGATTTGATTGAGTCAGAACGCCCCGTACTGGGCATGATGATTAATCAATACCGTATGAAGATCGGCGTCATGCATGGCGATCCTCGTACAACACCGGGAGGTCTTGGTAAAGACTATGCCTACAGCGTTCGTTGCGAAGTAAAGCGTGATGAATGGCTTGAGGTAGGCACCGGACAGGAGAAGCGCCGTGTGGGGCAAACCATCCGTGTCCGTACTATTAAGAACAAGACTTATCCTCCACAACAGACTGCTTATCTAGACTTCTACTTCGCAGACGGTGGTCCTATTGATGCAGGTAGCTATGACTCCGGTAAGGAAATCGTAGCTCTATCTCTACTCAATGGCATCGTGGATCGACGTGGTGGCTGGATGTACTATAATGATCGTAAGTGGCAAGGAGCTCAAGCTCTCATTGATTCGCTTCGAGAAGAGATTGACTTGCGGGAAGAACTCACAGCAGCTGTGATGGATACCTTGAAGTCAACCCCAGTATTGATGCTAAGTCCTGATGAAGAGTGAGGGTCAGAAACAATCTCTAAAGCATGAAAAGCGTTTAGAGAAAGTCACGGGCGGTAAGCGCAATGCTGCCTCTGGTGCATTTTGGTCTCGTAAGGGGGACGTCAGAACTGACGACCTCCTTATCGAGCACAAGTGGACTGGCAAGAAGTCAGTAACGATCAAAGCAGAGGTGCTTGAGAAGATTACTAAGGAAGCAATACTTGATAGCAGAACACCGGTACTCGGCCTGCATCTAGATGGTGAAAACTACGTCGTACTATTAGAGGAGGATTTTTTTGAACTGCGCAATGCAGTAAGAGGTGAATAGTGCGTTACGACGACGACCCAGCGTGGACTTGGCGATATGATGCTAAGTGTCAGGGAGAAGATACAGAGATGTTCTTCCCACCCCGAGACAAAGCTTTATACAAGCCCATAGCTGACAAGGCTAAGGCAATCTGTTGGGGCAAGGATGGGAGACCACCGTGTCCTGTACGTAAAGAATGTCTTAAGGAAGCCATCAACAACAACGAGCTACATGGAATCTTTGGCGGTTTATCCCACAGAGAACGTAATGCAGCCGAACGTAAATTTAAGAAGCAGGGGCTAACTTTAGATGAGTGGATTGAACAAGGAGGCAAAAATGGGAAAGCCGGTGACGGTTCCTAGTAAAGATTTAAAAGCATTTCTTAATGCGAACAAGCGTGATACACGCCTTATGGGTGCGTTAGAACGCCATGTTCTATCTAAGCCCTTTGATGACCGAGACCAGAGTTATATTCATCCTTCAGATATTATTAAGCCTGAGTGGTGTGCACTTGCTCAGTACCACGCTATCAAGGGAAACTATCAAGAGACTCGTGACAAGCCTACGCTTCGTCTAGCATCTATCTTTGCAGAAGGCCATACTATCCACGCTAAGTGGCAGAACTGGTTTAGAGAGATGGGTGTGCTTTATGGTATGTGGCATGGCCCTACAGGTAAAGGTTGGGATCTAGCATCTAACAATGTGGATATTGAAGATGAGTATCTCGAAGTTCCTCTACGCAGTGACAAGCATATGATGCGTGGTCATGCTGACGGTTGGATCAAAGGTCTAGGTGATGACTGCCTGATTGAGATTAAGTCTATTGGTACCGGCACTATCCGTATGGAAATGCCTGCCATGATGGCGCAGTACAACAATGATATCGATGTAGTGTGGAAGAACATCCGCACACCTCTACGTTCTCACCAGCTACAAGGACAGGTTTACCTTCACCTCTGCCACCTAATGGTAGAAGAAGGTCTGCTTGAGGCAGCACCAGAAGAGATCGTATTTATCTATGAGCTTAAAGCTAACCAGGAATATAAAGAGTTCGTGGTTAAGTACAACCCAGAATATACAGCTGAGATCTTTGACAAGGCTTTGGACGTTGCCTGGGCTGTAGCTAACGACCGTCCTCCTATGTGCAACCAAGATTCAGAAAATGGATGCAAACGTTGTGCGCCTTTTAGAAAGGAATCCGAATGAGTATTTCTACCAAAGTAGTGGCCGCACTTAACGAGCTGGGGTTTGCTTTAACTCCTCGGCCTGAGTACGACATTCCTAATCTACCTCGTGACATTACTGAGCTGGATGATGAAGGTCTTATGGATCTATTCGTACAGTACACGCAGTGGAATGATCACTTGGCTGGAGCTTTTGCTATCGCAGTAGTCAACGAGCGTGAAGCTGAAAGCACTTTAAAAAATGCTGAGTCAGTGGCTTTACTTAAAAGCTGGACTGGAGCCAAGGGAGATACTGTCACCTTAATCAAGGCACAGATCCAAGCATCAGATGAGATCCAGGAACTGATCTACGACTACGATACTAAGTATGCGTTCCGTAAGCTTATTGAAACTAGAACTCAGAACATTGAGAGAGACTGCTCAGTCGTATCTCGTGAGCTTACCCGTCGCACATCTGATGGTGGATTACGATCACGACAACGGAGGTACACAACATGAGTAACCCAGCTAAAGCAAAAGGTAGTGGGGCAGAGCGGGCTGTGGTGGCATGGCTTAAGCAGTGGTTCCCATATGCAGATCGCCGTCTAGCCGGTGCGACCCTTGACAAGGGGGATGTATCAGGCATTCCTGGTGTAACTATTGAGATTAAAAATCAAGCTACGATGAAGCTATCAGAGTGGCTAAAAGAATTAGAGACAGAGATGAAGAATGATGGCGCTTGGACAGGCGTTGTTATTCATAAGAAGAAAGGCACTACGGATGTAGGCCAGTGGTACGCCACAATGCCTGCTTCTGTATGGGTTGACCTCTTGGGTAGGGGGCTTAAGAGTTAAGGCCTTATAGCCGTACTGACGGGCTTTTAAAGGGTATTGTAGGGGCTAGGTGGGCGACTAAAAATCGAACCTAAAGGACTACAAATCGTGACTGATTCAACAGAAGAGAAATTCTTGCGTGTAGGCGCAGGATCTAATGCACAATCAGTGGGCTCAGCTATCGCCCACGCCCTATATGAAAAGCCCCAAGTACAGCTTCGTGCAGTGGGTGCATCAGCAGTTAACCAGGCGGTAAAAGCTATTGCTATTGCCAGTGGTTACGTTGCACCAAGGGGAATGAACCTAAGTTGCCGTCCAGGATTTACTACGGTAGATTCAAGAGATGGCCAGATTAGCGCAATTGTCTTTACAATCACTGCAAATTAATATAAGATTTGAGACGAGATCTCACCTCTAACAGTTAGGTACCAACATGGCAAAGTCAGATGTCGATGCTGCAGTAGCAGCAGAAAACACACAAGGTCGTTCCTCAATGGGTCGTGCAGGCACAGCCTTCACAGCACCATCAGCTAAGCCTGCATCAGGCAAGCTTGAAGGACGCAAGAATACTCAAGCAGGAGACCCAGCAGCTCAGGGACAAGGCACACGTGCAAACCGTCCTATCTCTGCAGCTGAACGCAATGGTGCTTCACACACCATCGTAACCAATATCGTCAAGCCAAATGATCCAGCTGCAGGTATGACAATGGCTAACAGCCCAGTCATTCCTCCAGTTACTCATCGTGGTTTTGAATCTGGTATTGATTCTTCGTACTAATATCTAGTATAATATTTAATAGGGGGTCCTCACGGATCCCCTATTAGATAGAAATTAGGAGGCGCAATGAGTTTAGAAGCTTTATATTCTGAAGCAAAAGAAAGTAATCCCTTTGTAGCTGGGATGTGTGTAGTTGGTGCGTGGTCTACCTTGCTCAATGAAAACGATTTAGCTGCATTTAAAACCTCTTTAAATGATGATGACTTTTCTACACGAAGTCTTTTTGATCTTTACAAATCTGCCGGAGCAACATTTGGACTAACCTCTTTAAGAGAGCATAGAAACGGAACCTGCGCATGTCGCTAGAAGACGCATACAATAACGCTAAAACAGATGGAGCTATTAGTTCTATTGAGAAGCTGCTTAAGGCTAATGGTCTTACTGCAGAAGATGTAGGCAAGATTAGTAAGGTTAGTCTTTCTACAAATCCGGATGACACTAAGATCATCCTGTCCCCCAAATGGGGCGAGGGCCCGGCTTGGCAGCCTGTACAAGAGGCAGCTCCTACCATCGTACAACCTAAGGTTCGTACGCCTGCACTAATCAGCAGTGACTGGAAGGTTGCCGTTGCGCTACCAGACCCACAGATTGGCTACCGTAAGTATGAAGACGGTGCCTTAGATCCTTTCCATGATGAAGCTGCTATGGATGTGGCTTTACAAATAGTAGGTTTAGATCATGGCCATCCACTAGCTCAAGTCATTAACCTAGGAGATTTCCTAGACTTACCGATGTACGGTACATACGAACAGGAGACAAACTTTGCACACACTGCTCAGCTTGCTATCAATCGTGGTCATCGTTTCCTTGCTGAGCAGCGTGCTAACGCCGGCGTGGATTCACGAATCATTCTTTTGGAAGGCAATCACGACAAGCGCCTCAATCGTTTTATTAATACTAACGCTGCTGCAGCTTACGGTATTAAAGTAGCTAACATCCCAGATGCTTGGCCTGTATTAAGTTTACAAAATCTATTACGTTGTGACGAACTTGGAGTGGAGTTTATTGATGGTTACCCTGCTGCTGCACATTGGATTAATAAGCGTCTCCGTGCTATGCATGGTGATCGGGCTAACTCCAGCGGTTCAACGGCTGCGCAGTATGCAAATTCGAATCCAAATATTTCCACGCTCTTTGGTCACACTCATCGAATGGAACAGCAATCAAAAACAGTATTTGATCGTGACCAGGCGATTAAGAGCGTGTCTTTTAGTCCAGGATGCCTCTGCCGAGTGGACGGTGCAGTCCCTTCTGTCAAGGGTGGGGTGGATGTCAAAGGTCAAGCGCTTCAATACTTTGAAAACTGGCAGCAAGGCGTAAGCGTTATCTTCTACAAAGATGGCGATGATGACAGCTTCCACTTTGATCAGGTTCATATCCATAAGGGTAAGACAATGTATCGTGGACAAGAGATTCATTCCACAGTAGACACGGTGGGTAATCCACTGTAATAAAAAAGCCCCCATCACTGGGGGCTTTCTTATTTATATTCTTAAAGTAGATCCATGAGTGCTGCCCAAGTCTTTGGGCCAACAATTCCATTTGAATCTAGATTAGCATGGTTATCCTGGAACTTGATAACTGCTGCCTTAGTTGCAGGGCCATAGTCACCATCTTCTACAAGAGTAAGTGCATGCTGGATTGTCTTAACGTTCTCGCCTTTGTCTCCTGGCTTGATTTGTCCTGGAAATGCTGGCTTAACTGCTGGGACTGGATCCACATGCACGTCATTACCTACATAGTTGGGGCGACCAAAACCTTCAATGAAGATTGGGAGAGCCTTCTTGTTCTTCTTATAAGCACGAAGCTTTACAACAGCTTCTCCACCGTTAGCCTGTGAACCAGACTTCTTCTTATCTCCAGAAGTATTTCCTTCGATAGTGGTGATTGTGCCATCGCCATTGTCACGAACAACAATGCCTACGTGCTCGATTGGAGCACCGCCAGCCATGAAGTCAAAGTAAACAATGTCTCCTGGTTCTGGCTGAGCTACCGCTGCGTCTGTCCAAGTACCGAGCTTCTTGAAAGCTGCTGCACCTGCCATTGTAGATACTGTATTAGGTACCTTTACGCCAGCTTGGTTAGCACACCACATAACGAATGAGCCACACCAAGGCAAGAAGTTAGCCTTTGTAAATGCGCCGTACTTAGTTTCATTGTCCTTTGGACCTTCTACGTAGCCTTCTTCTGCAAGAGCTACTTCAACCATACGAGCTGCTGTTCCTTTTTCTGCTGCCATGTTTTACTCCTTAGTTATAATCTGGGTGGCTTTGGTCTACTACTGGTGCTGCTGCAGCAACTGGAGTCGCTACAGTTGTTCCACCATCAGCCTTGATTAAGATATCCTGACCGTTTTGCTTGGCTTCAACTTGAAGGTCAGCAGCTGTCTTAGAGTTAACATCAACTGCTGCAAATGCTGCGTTAATTTCATCTAGGTCAAGCTTACCGTCGTTCATAAAGCCACGAGCAAGTTTTTCTACTACCGCAGCAACCGCTGTTAGACCAGCTACTGTTACGGCTTTTAGTACTGAGATTCCTGCGATAGAACCAGCACCGATAACTCCTAGACCGCTAGCTGCAAACACAGCAACGATACGTAGAAGAATGTTTCCTGTTGTTTTCATTCTTTATCCTTTGGGTTACGAAGACGGAGGGTAAGAATCCACACTACAAAAGAGGCTAGGGTTACCTTACCGATGACGGTCTTAGCAGAACCAGTTAGTACTAGCCATGCTGAGAATAGCCCTACGAATGTCCAGATCTCACTGAAGAAATCTGAAGATATATCTTTAAAGAATTGCTTCATTAGTTACCAAATCTCCTTCTTACGGCGGCAATGACGGTTGTCAATACCAAGATTTTCTTTGCTTTTTTACGGGTGATAGGGGACATATCGTTACCGATGTTAGCCATCGCAACGAATGCATGATTGAGAGCCTGTACCCCAGGTACCGCCGCTAAAGCCCCAGTAACAGGAGTTTCTATAACGGGAACGGCAACGTCAGGTGCGTTAAATGTTGTGCCGCCTGGTTGTCCGATAAATGTATCGCTCAAGGTTATCGCATCCGGAGGAATTGGTAGCCCTGAACCTGGAGGAGGTGGAGGCGGGGTAAGCTTTCCATCTTCTCCAACTACTTGTGGCTGTGTTTTAGTACCAAAGAATTCAATGCCACCATTTTCTACACCAGCTTTATCAACTTGTACGTGAGGCACGAGAACTTCTTTAGGCGCTTCCTTTGGTACACTATCTGGTAGTGAGTCTGGATTATTAGGAACTAGACCAGGAACGACAGGTGGTTCAGGTGAAGGTGCAGGAGTTGGTTCGGGCGCTGGAGCAGGCGCAGGAGCGGGTGCAGGCTCTGGCTGAGGAGCAGGTGCGGGTCCTGGGTCTGGTTGCGGCGCAGGTTGTGGATCTGGTTGCGGCTGAGGATCTGGCTGTGGTTGTGGATCCGGTTGAGGTTGTGGATCGGGCTGAGGTTGCGGATCTGGTTCAGGTTGAGGAGCAGGTTGAGGTTCTGGAGCCGGAGCAACTGCAGCAGCTCTTGCAGCAGCTGCGGCAGCGGCAGCTTCAGCATCTCTCTGAGCTTGCAACTGAAGCTGAGCGTCAATATATTGAGCAACAACGCTGGAAACTGTGGTAACTGCTGTATCCAATGCTGCTTTAGCATCATTAGCTTTTGCAGCAGCTTGATTAGATAGATCTACAGCTGTGGCAACAGATGCTGTAGTAGTATCGGTTAACTGTGTTAATAGAGAGATAGCATCCGCTTTGGTTTGAGTATCCGCAGCTACAACATTTTCTGCAGCTGTCTTTGCATCTTGAAGAGTAACTAAAACAGCACTATCATTATTAAGAGTATCCAACGCAGCTTGAGCTGCAGCTACTAATGCTTGATCTTTGGTTGTAGTTGTGGTACCAAAGTTAGGTGCAGTAGGGCTTGTAAAGTATCCTGTACCATCAGCTCTAAAGATTGCCCAGCCAAGAGTACAAACTGCACCTCCACCATTTTCATAGTACCAAAGCACAAAATTTTGAGACTTATTAGTAGTCACATCATACACAGGACTGTATGGGCTCCAAGTAGGTCCTTGGTCTCTCCAGTTATTGATTGCTAGCTGACCATCAACATACAGCTTAGCCCCATCATCAGAGTAAACAGCGTACTTAACAGCCACTGCATCAGCAGGGGCAGTAATCGTGCCTTCATATTTAACGATCACACGATCAGCTGGGCCACCTTGTACCGAACCTCCACCCCAATTGTTAATGATCTGTGGAACTATAGTTGTAAGAATAGGGGTTGTTTGATCTGTAGGAAGTGCCGGTGATCTACCTGTTCCATTATAAACCGTAGCTGATACCCCACCTGTGGTCACAGTAACGGTAGAAGAATCGGCGGCAGCTTGGGCATTCTGAGAAGCAACTGCATCTTGGGAGACTACAAGGGTCTGGGAATCGACAGCTGCAGTGGCCACGTTAAGCACTACAGTAGAACTATCTAAGTTAGTAGTTGCTATGGCAACAACAACTGTCTGGGAATCTACAGCTTGCAGATCCAACGCAGCTGTAACAGTTGCTGACTCAGCAGCTTGAATAGCTACGTGAGCATCATTGATAGCAACCGTGGCAGAATCAATAGCTGCAACGGCTACGGTACTAGACTCCACCACCTGCATTTTTTCTTGGGTGTCTACAACAGCAGTTAAAGAATCACTAGCTGTTTGAATTGCAACATTTACAGTAACTGTAGCGCCGTCTACTGTAGAGATAGCAGAGGCAAGAGCAACAGGTAAGGATACTGTAGCTGTAGATGTGTCAGAGGCAGGGGAAATTGCCACCTGATCTGAAGGTGTTAAATCATCGGCGTGTGCTGCGAGTTGTGATACAGAAAAGTAAAGGATTGATGCAAGAAATAGTTCTACGAGTAGACGTAGTTTTCTTATTTTAATCTCCTCTTATGATTAATCATAGTTTAACATGACGTATCGCATTTTTGTCGGCATAGTACTGCTATTGTCACTACACGCCCAGGAGATTGAATGACAACCGCTGATCGATGGAATATTATTTCCGGTGTAATTGCACTTCTAGCTTTTGTTGGTGCAGTCGGTCACTGGGTAATCAAGAAGTATCTTGCTGAGCTTCGTCCTAATCATGGAAGCTCATTGCATGACAAGGTAACCCTAGAAGTTATCCCGCTGCTTAAAGAATTGCGTCAAGACCAAGTAGCTATCAAATCACAGGTTGATAAGCTAGAAGGACGCTTCGAACAGCATGTAGATGAGGTTAGTGAATGAAGTTGCACAACCTAGTTCATAAGCTATCTGATTGGGCAGCTGAGAACTTTGGTAAGCCAGCTTTTATCGGGTTTCATCTCGTAATGTGGACCATCTGGTTTTTTATGGAGCCTTACCCATTCCTATTCTTAACATTAATAGTTTCTCTTGAGTCTATCCTGCTCTCTGGCTTGATCCTAAACGCTACAAACCGTCAAGGAGAACTTGATCGTAAAAAAGCTAAAGAAGACTTCGATGTAGACATGGAAACCCTAGTAGTAGCACGGGAAATCCTTAAGCGTCTAGAGAAGTAGCGCTTCTTCCAAATATTTGGTAGAATATTTATTAGGCCCCCTAAAGGGGATTTACCTAACAAGGAGAAACATGAACTCAAAAGCACTTCAAGCAATCGTAGCGTCATATGCCCGCACAGCGGTATCGGCAGGCCTAGGTATGTACTTAGCTGGCCACTCTGACGCCAAGTCAATCGGTATGGCAGCTATTGGTGCAGTCGCAGGTCCGCTATTCCGTGCGCTCAATCCAAAGGACGCAGCATTCGGTATCGGTGCATCTAAGTAAAGATTAAAGAATTTGGGGACAGACTAACCATCTGTCCCCTTTTTCGTATATACTGACAGCATGCCTAACTCACACAATAACTGGCAGTATCTTGGAGCCAGCGGTTACATCGGTGCTTATACAACCACCGGTGGTGGAGGCACGCCTGTAGTACCTCGTAGTGCTATGGACTTCCTTCGTATTGGTGTGGGACGTGCGCCTCAAGCAGAGTATCCAGACGGTTACCTAGGAACAATCCGTACTCGTCGTGATGATAAGGGCAAGCCATTCTCAGTAGGCGACACAGTATTAGATTCACTTAAGAATCGTCAGAACCAACGTGCCTATCAGCGTGGTGTTCACCGTGGCGAACGTATTGATCCAGCTCAATACCTCTGGCCAGAAAATCTTAAGCCTGACAGAAGGCTCAAAGAAAAAAACTACCACTTGACTAACGTCGAAGGGGCAGTGGTCTTTTTGGGAACACGTAATGCTCCTAAAACAGCCCTAGCTCCAGCACCTCATTTAGTGAATGACGGTAAAGCAAATATTTCTTCAAATGTCCCAGCCGAGTTTAATCCACGTACTGGACAAAACTTCCAACACATGAAACCAAGGTGGCAATAATGCCTGCATTCTATGACTATAGCAACGACGACGGTACCTACGAAGCACAGCATATTTCTGAAAAAAATAGAACCGGTATTCGCCATAATAATCTAGGTCACGGAGCTACTTGCGACCATTGCAATGATGCTGTCGTCGATGAGATGCGCAATAAGATCGGCCGCATAGCTAGCTTTAAATTAGGAAGACTAGAAAACAAATTTGACAAGAAAAAGTGGCGCTAATGGAAAATCAAGACGGAGTCTATGACCATAGTAAAGGTCGTCCAATTGTCAATGAAGATCCAGAACCAAGTCTTCTTCGCTATGACTACATGGGCCCATTTGCAAATGCTCAAGAAGCGTTTATGGCTCGTGCCCTTAAATCCGCCACAATGCCGGCAGCTCTACTACAAGATTTAGTACGTCCCCCTCTTCCTCAGGTACAATTGTTTCCACCACGTTTTGGATACCGCACCCGTGCGCTAGGTATCATGGACGTGATGGATGTAAACGAGGAGTTCTACCCAACTCGTGTAGACTTTACACGTGAAAACGGTTCATACTCCGGTACAGCTCGAAACGTCTCAGAAAGTGTGTGGTAAATGGCACCTAGAAAAAAAGCTGCAGCTCCAGTGACTCCAGCCCCAGGTAAAAAGGGCAGCGGATCTAATAAGTCTAGCCTTCCTGTTACCCCTAACAAAGATAAGTTATTCACGCCCTCACAGGTTGCAGATATCTTCAGCGTAGATCCAAGAACTGTCGGTCGTTGGGCAACCGGTAAGCAGCTTGACTATGTTAAGACTCCAGGTGGAACTACACGCATTAAGGGAGAAAGTCTAGTAGCTAATGGCGTATGCCGTAACTGCTGGACTCTTCCAGGTGTTGTTTCTGGCAAGTGTGAGTGCGGAAACCAGACAAATGGGTGAGGACGTCTCAACACTAACTATCTATGATGGAACTCTTCCATGTAAGAAGTGTGGGTATCCAATGACTCCCCTGGAAGCAATCTACAGCGATGACGGACTATGCCCTTATTGCAGAAATGCAAAGTATGAGAGGCATTCTAAGAGTTTGATGGCCTCCCGTGAAGAGTAAGCAATTTACCTCAGTTGATAGCTGGGATAAGAAAGCCGCAGGCCCTTGGGTCTCGGGACAGGCCTCCAGCTTAAATCCAGGAAGCAAATCGGCATCTACTAAACGACGTCAGAAGACTAGCCACGCCAGGGGTAAAAAAGTTACCCGTCCACGGGTTAAGAAGCATCATAGTCCTGACACAAAACCAAAATAAAGGAATAATGACACCATGGCAAAGAAGCGTATCAAAGATCCTCATGGCAAGGACATGGACTATAAGGTTGAAAAACTTAAGGTCATGACTCCTGAACGTAAGGCTCAAATTGAGGCTAAAGCTAAGGCATCGGCTAAGCCAGCAGAAAAGAAATCAGCAAAGAAAGCGAAGAAATAATGTTTAGTAAAAAGCGTAGAGAGCATAACACTAAGCGTGTTGGCGAAGCATTTCGTGGCGATAAGTGGTCACCAGAACAATCCCACGTAACAATTATTGAACGTACTAAAGATAAGGTTGAGCCTAAGAATCCTGATTCAGGTAGCCCACATAATCATGTTGATCGTAAAGGCCCTAAGGATAAGCCAAATCACAATCCTCCGCACAATCCTCATAACCCAGAGATTAAGCCTAAGACTACTAAGCCACAACCTGAGGAGCGTAGTCCAAAGACAAAGCCAAATGAATATCCAAAGGGGCCAAATAGTGAGCCCCCTCACGGTGGAATCTCACCTAAGCCAAAGCCAGTAGGGCCAAAGCCAGGTTTACCAGGACGTTCTACAATTGATCACGATATTAGTAAGCAAAAGCCTGCGAACTATCAATCACCATACACAGTAACAAGAAAGAAGTAACAATGCGTATCGAAAATAAATCTCTCAACGAGAGCATCAAAGAAGGCGCAACAGATGGAAAGTACCGCAAGGTACGTCCTAATACAACAACTGCACCAGGAACCGGTGAAGATATCGTCTTGGCTAACCGCCGTGGACTACATCCATACTGGAACTATGACTTTATTGATCAAGAGACACCTAACAAGGTTGTTCCAGGATCTGACGATGCAAACTCAGCTCCTCGTGCTCCAATGCCTGTAGCGCACATCTCTAACGATCAGATGTTGGGTACTTACTAAAAAATGGCCAAGGCATCGCAGCGTAAGGGACGTATTGAGAAGCTCAAGAGCTCTCCCGCTGCTGCCGACCTTAAAAAAGTAGGAAATAAAGTTTTAAATGTTTTAGGTATTCCTGAAAATACAGAACCTAAGAAGCCTAGAGCTAAATTTGGTTCAGGAGAGGGTAAGTTTTTTACTGCCCTTGGTATGGCTCCAAGTCAAGTAGACGCCCCATCTACTCGTTCAGGACATTTAATGCATGGCATTACCGAAGCTAACATTGCATCAGTAATCTCAAAAAAACCTAAGAGTAACTAATATGGCTAAAGATATTAAAACTATAGTCAGAGAAACTCGTAGGCGTCATGGCCTTAAAAAATACTTTCAAAGTCTTCCAGATGCCAAAGTAATTGATTTTCCTAAAGTAAAAGTAGGCGCTTTAGATACTCATATTAATAGTGCTATAGAAAACTCTGGGGACGTCAAAGACTCTTTGAATATGGAGTTAGGAAGAACTAACTATTTTAAAAATGGCCAACAAGAAGGAAAACTTCACTCTATTAGTGAAGGTAGGGCTATTAAACGAGCAAGAGAATCAAGAAGGCCGGAAGGATACTAATGAGCAACGTACCAGATCGTTCTAAGTTACGCAAGCAGGTTCGCCCTACACCACGTAAGCCTTGGAATCCCGATGAAGAAATTGCACGCCTTCACGCTCACTGGGTAGCTACCGGTGGAAAAGAAGGTTCTCCAGATGATGATAAGATTAACCTACCAATGGGTGCTCGTGATGCTAAGGGAAATGTACGCCCAGAAGCAATCAAAAATTTACGCAATGATGTAAGTCATGAGTACAACGCCAACGACTGGAAATAACAATGTCCGTTGAAGATATCTTAGGGTTTGCTAGAACGTATGCAGGTAAGAACATTCGTTCTGTTTACGACCCTGAAGATGAGAGCAATGACGAAGGTAATAGTCTTCAAATTACTGAAGGCCCTAAAGAACCTAAGCATCGCCCTAAGCAAAAGAGCATGGAAGTATTCCAACCAAACCCTGCTTCAGGTACACCAGGAACTGTAAAAAGAACTGCGGTTACTTCTCGTCGTAGAGTTGGCCAAGGTGTTGCTTGTCACTTTAAGAGTGAAGATCACGATCAAAGTCATCCTCAAGCTACCCATATTTTTCACACCCCTTCTTCAAGCACAATTGGTGGAGTAGGTTTTCCCCTATGCCCTAAACATTTATCTGAAGAACAAGAGCACTTGGCTAACTGGCGTAAAGATAACCCAGATATCTACGTAAAGTCTCCAGAACCTATTACACCTGACGTTGAAAATCGTATTGTTCATGAGCAAGCTGGCATGAGCAATGATGTTAAAGCAGTCATGTCTGCCGGTATGATCTTTCATCATGGCGTTAGCCCAGAAGATGAGCGCTCCTGGTTTGGACAAATGACTCCATATGCAGGTGCTGGTCGCACACCTGGAACAACAAAACCATTGCCTGCACAGACTCGTACACCTGAGTATAAAGAAACAGCTCTTAATACGGCTCTAGAGCGTGCTCGTAAAGGCATGGCTGGACGTAACTGGGAAGAATTATCTAAAGAGGATAAGCAGACGCTTAGCAGCGGTAAAACTCCTGAGCAGCTAGCAAAAATTGGTGAAGAACAAGAAGAGAAGCGCAAAGCTGATAAAGAAAACTACTTTGTCGGTAAATCCGGCGTTCCTGTAAGAAGTATGCTCACTCTTGGTGAGTCTGCTGAAGGACGTAGAAAAGGTATTGCTCGAGGCAACTATGTTAAGCCACATTCTGAGCGAACAGATACGCCTATTGGAAAAGGTAATGCGCCTATTGACAATGTCATGAAGGCTGTTCTTGCTCATCATAAATCCGGTAAAAAGCTAGACCGTGAATCTTTACATTCTATTATTGAGCAGCATGGAGAAGGCGTAGTAACTCCAAACTATGTTCTTTCATCGCTTCAAACAAAGGCTACCCCTAAGGTAAGCAACGAAGAGGTTCGTAAAAAGCAACAACCCCTACCAATCTCCCGCCGTGCCGGCGCTTTCTCCCGATATATGGAAGAAGTTAGCGGAGCAGGCATGGAAACTCACGAGCGTAACGTAGAGAACGAAGATGAAGATTGGCAGAGCTACCTATCCCGTAACAATGAGTTTAATGGTGGTCGGGGACTCTAGCAATCTGTGGTACGATATTGTATAGAGGGATAAGTGGGGTAAACAATGAGCATTCCAATTTTAGGCCAAGGCGGCAATGCCGACGAGGGCACATATACAGAGATTAAAGACGACGGTCCTAAGATCCGTCTACTCTATTGCTATAACTGCAAGACAATTGAAGAGCTGCCAGATTACGAAGGTCATCCAGATGATGACGTATTGCTGCAGGTTCTAATTGATAATCACCAATCTGCCGGCATTCCACACTCAGGCTTCCTATCTAAAGTGGGAGTTAAGCTTTATTCACGTCCTGAGGTAAAGAAGCAGATCATTGAGAATCTCAGAAATAGAGTCGGTGGCGGTCTAGCAGACATTGACCCAGACTATTACACAACTAAAGCAACCTTTGGTGATGACGCTATGAAGTGCTTTAACCTTCATCTGCGTCCTACAGAAGGCTGTATGGATTGGAAGTCAGAAAAGAAGCGACTAATCCCTAAAGGAACTGACGATATCCGTAAGGATCTCGGTCTAGATAGCGCAGCGAAGTCGGCTAGCACAAAGGTTTACCTTTGCGATTTCTGCCCAGCTAAAACGTACGTAGTAGAACAGAACCGTAAAAAACTCGGACTATACGAATAGGAAATGACATGTCAGAAGAAGTAACAACACCAGCAGCAGAAACTCCTGCTACAAACGCTCCTAAACTTACTGCAGGATTTGCAGTACTCATTGATGAGGGCGGAAATGTATTCATTGAGAAGAACCCTTCAATCTTTACAGTACCTGTAGAGCGTGAAGCAACTCTTATCGAAGTTCGCCGCTACACCTCTGAAATACTTATGGATCTTCAGGCTCAAGCAGCAGCTGAATATTCAGCTATTCGCATTGCAGCTATTGCAGAAGAGGCAAAGGCAGCTAAAGAAGCTAAATAATTGTAGTCTTCAAGCCGAGACGTAACGACGTACAGGATGGAAGAATACGCATATGGGAATTTACGACTATATGGAAGCTCCGGGTATCACACCCGGGGCTACTTCTTATTTCAGCGCACCCGCAGCTGAGTTAGACCCACGTTTATTCCAAGGTGATTCACTTCGCATATCTATGCGAGATGGAATCTTAGAGATTCTATTTGACTATCTAAGTCGTAACTTCAATGATCCATACAAATGGACTAAGGCTTGGCTTGCGGGATCTGGTGTCTCATACCAATGGCAGGCAGCCCGTCAACCTGGCGATCTAGATTGCCTAGTTGGTATTGAGTACACCAAATTCCGCCAAGCTAACCCAGAATATACCGGCTTCTCTAACAATGAGATTGCAGCTATGTTCAATGAGAGTTTTAACTCTGAGATTATGCCTAACACCCGTAACTGGGAAGGCTACGAACTTACATACTATGTAAATCCTGCTACAGATATTCGTGAGATCAATCCGTACGCAGCTTATGATCTAATTGCAGATGGCTGGACTGTTCGACCAGAACATAATCCTCAACCACCTTACAGCCGTGACTGGGAACAAAAAGCACAGCGTGATCATGACATGGCTGTAGAAATCTTGGAACGTCACAACAGAGCTATCAATGATCTTAGAAACGCACCTAACGATGCTTATCGTATCAACGCAGAAACAAAGCTGAAGCTAGCTCAGGATCAAGCTATTGCATTCTATGACGATGTTCACCATGGTCGTAAGATTGCATTTAGCCAGGTTGGATCCGGATACTCTGACTTCCACAACTATCGTTGGCAAGCCGGCAAGCAATCTGGTGCTATCCAAGCATTGAGAGCTATCAAAGATCAAAGAGAATCTAAAGAGAAGAAGACCCAACAAGAGCTTTATGGAATTGAACTGCCTTCAACATCTACTCTGATAAGGAGATCACTTCGTGGCTAAAGAAAAACCAGTTTGGGATAAAAAAGATCCTGACGGCGGTAAGCATTCAAAATTAAGTAAGAGTCAAAAAGCCTCTGCTAAGGCTAGAGCTAAAGCTGCAGGTCGCCCATATCCAAATGCTGTAGATAATATTGCAGCCGCACGAAAGAAGAAAAAGTAATGGCTTCAACACCAGCTTGGCAACGCAAAGAAGGTAAGAACCCTAAAGGTGGACTTAACGCTAAGGGTCGTGCATCTGCTAAGGCAGAAGGTCACAATCTAAAGGCACCAGTTAAATCTGGAGATAACCCACGCCGTGCCTCATTTTTGGCACGTATGGGAAATGCTTCTGGCCCAGAGCACAAGCCAAATGGCGAACCAACACGTCTGCTTCTATCGTTACAGGCTTGGGGCGCTAGCTCAAAAGCTGACGCTAAAAAGAAAGCTGCGGCAATCTCAAAAAGGAATAAAGGCAAGAAGTAAGGTACAATAGGCATATGGACAGGTACCAGTGCCAGTTATGTAACAAGATGTACGTGGTAGCTTCTCTCGCAAGACTTTGTGAGCAGAAACATTTGGACAACGATGAAGAGGAATAATGTCAGCAATTATCGCCATAGAAGGCGTCTTAATGACCGAGGTAGGAGATCCTATCCCGGAAGGAATCAAGCTATTTAGAATTCTTTCTGAGTTTTATCGTGTCGTTCTAAGTTCTGACATGGATCCGGATAAGACGGAACATTGGCTCCGCAGCCACATGATTGTTGGCTATGGCGAGATCTATGATAATTCAAAGTTCTTTGAAGGCCAGGAATTGCGCCTACGTCATCTAGACATCGCAAAGTCTAAAGGTAAAGTTGATCTTTTTATTGATGCTGATGCGGACTTCTGTGCCGCAGCTCTAGCCATGGGTATTCCAGCTATGATGTTTGCATCTCCACGCTTTGTTAGAACTAACAGAGTTGTTAAACCTTGGGAAGACCTTCAAAACGAGGTGGATCGTCAACGTGACGCTTTGCTTCAAGCCCATCTAGGTAGTAGAATCAACCGGTTCGAATGAATCTAGTCTTCATGGGGGCTGAAGTACCGTCCCACCGAATCCTTTTAACTGACATGGGCGTTAAGCACGTCAGTATTAACTATTATCGTTTAGTCAAGCGTGGCTTGCCTAAAACCAAAGACTACCTGATCCAGGGAAGATTCCCGGATGATGTTCAGGTCTACGTTGACGGCGGAGGCCACCAGATCAATGATCTGAACCTAACTGAACGAGAACTTCAAGAGTACGCAGAGTCCTATGAGGAATGGGTCGGTATCAATGCCGATAGAATCACAGGAGCTACTGAACTTGATGTCAAGGCCTTAGGGCCTGCTTGGTCTAATTATCACCGAAACACGATGATCGATAATATCGGTGATGAAAAGCTATGGGTAGTATGGCACCAGGAACAGGGCCATACAGCCCTCTACGGCCTCGCAGAGCGCTTCTTAAACGTTGCTCTACTGGGAGAGACCCTAGAGGACGACACCAGCCTTGCAGCCCGTTCTAGAGCCCTTCTACACGAGTTTCCTGACCTGCAGTTTCATGGTGTGGCATGTGCTAAACCTGATAACCTACGGCAGGTAGCCTTGACCACAGCTAGTAGCCTTTCTTGGCTCAGCCCTATGATGCGAGGCGAGACAATTGTCTGGGACGGTACCCGATTGGTACGCTACCAGAAGAAGCAGAAAGACCAGGCACGCCCTCGCTATAAAGCGATCATTGAGAAGGCTGGCTTGGACTACGACAAGATTATTAATGACGATAGTAACGAGGTAACCCGCCTCGCTATTTGGAGCTACTTGCAATTGGAGAATGCCTTGGATAAGAGATCCGGTAAGAAGTTAGCTGATAACAGCGAGTATATGGATGACCCCGGAAGTGCGGAAACAGGGGGGTTACTTCCTGATAACAGACCTCAAGAAGGTAGGAAAGTTTTAGCTGAAAGAGACTCAGATGACCGTAAAATTCTCCCAGTTTTTGGTGTAAAAACTAAGACCGTAGTTGAGAAAGATGAAGATGGCAGAGATGTTATCAAGGACGTTTCAGTTCTTCAGAGCACCTCAGCTTCGCTTCGTCAATGCGATACCTGCTTTGTGGCAGCCAACTGTCCGGCTTTCAAACCTGCTAATAGTTGCGCCTTCAACCTCCCAGTCGAGGTAAAAACTAAAGACCAACTCAAGGGATTATTAAACACAATGATCGAAATGCAGGGCGCTAGAGTCGCTTTTGCACGATATGCTGAAGAATTGAACGGTGGATACCCAGATCCTAACACCGGCCAAGAAATCGACCGACTCTTTAAGTTGGTTGGACAAATGAAGGAACTGGAAGAAAATAAAGAGTTCATTCGTATCACGGCAGAGCGTCAAACCTCTGGTGGTGTGCTGTCAGCCCTATTTGGTGATAAAGCTAACACCCTCCGTGAGCTCCCCAACGGTGGACTAAGTGAGGCCCAATCGAGTAAAATATTAGATGAGGGCTTTAATCTGTAATACCTGATAATAGTGATAACTATCAAGAAATGAGGCTGTATTTTGTTTTCGTTTAAACTCGCTGAAGACTTTGTCAATTCCTACCGTTCCAAGAAGGTTAACTGGGGCTATATGGATGCGGCGGGTAACTCTGTTGGGGAGATTACCTTTATCAGAACCTACTCCCGCCTTAAAGAGGACGGCACCAAGGAGACTTGGGCAGATACTTGTGAGCGTGTCATCAATGGCATGTACTCAATCCAAAAAGACCATGCCAAGAGTCAAAGACTCCCATGGTCAGATGTCAAGGCTCAGACCTCGGCAAAAGAAGCATTCGACCGTATGTTCGAATTCAAATGGACTCCACCTGGTCGTGGTCTATGGATGATGGGAACCCCCCTCGTCAATGTTCAGAAGAATTCTGCAGCGTTGCAGAACTGTTCCTTTGTATCCACAGATGCGATGACCAAACTCAACCCTGCAAAACCATTCGCATTCTTAATGGAAGCCTCAATGCTGGGAGTTGGCGTTGGCTTCGATACAAAGGGTGCAGACAAGGACTTTACGATCTATGACCCACAACCAGATTCAGACCCCATCATCATCCCGGACACCCGAGAAGGATGGGTTGAAAGTACCACCACAGTCATCAACAGCTACCTTACAGCAGATAAGAAGAGGCCTGTATTTGACTACAGCCAAATCCGGCCGGCAGGTACTCCGATTAAAACCTTTGGCGGAACTGCCGCCGGAGCAGAACCATTAATCAAACTTCATAAGCACATTGAGAGTATCTTCTCTGGACGTGCTGGACAGAAGGTTACGGTTCGTGATATCGCAGACCTTGGAAACCTAATCGGTGTCTGCGTAGTATCAGGTAACGTACGCCGATCAGCTGAGCTTCTAATGGGCAAGGTAGATGATGAGGTATTTCTTAATCTTAAGAATTACGACATGTACCCTGAGCGCATGGGACATGGCTGGATGTCAAACAACTCTGTTGAGGTATCTGTAGGACAAGACCTATCTCCTATCATTGATGGTATTGCCCGCAACGGCGAGCCTGGCGTGATTTGGATGGACGTAACTCGTCAGTATGGTCGTCTATCAGACCCAATCAATAACAAAGACTGGCGTGCTGCCGGGTATAACCCATGTGCTGAGCAATCCCTAGAATCTATGGAGTGCTGTACTCTCGTTGAGACCTACATCGGCCGACATGAGACCTTGGAAGACTTCAAGCGCACTCTTAAGTTTGCATATCTATATGCAAAGACTGTAACCCTGCTTCCTACCCACTGGGAAGAGACCAACGCCATCATGCAACGTAACCGCCGTATTGGAACATCAATCTCCGGTGTGGCTAACTTTGCTGATACAAAGGGTCTTCCGATCCTACGTAAGTGGATGGACGAGGGGTATACGACCGTCCAACAGTATGATAAGAGTTACTCAGAATGGCTAGGTATCCGTGAGTCGATCAAGACCACAACCATCAAGCCTTCAGGAACTGTATCTATTTTGGCTGGAGAATCACCAGGAGTTCACTGGACACCAGGCGGAAAGCACTTCCTACGCACCATTCGTTTCGCTAACAATGATCCGATGCTCCCACTATTTAAGATGGCTAATTACCGTGTTGAACCTGAGGTTAACTCTCCGGATACAACATCGGTGGTTTACTTCCCAATCCAGGCATCAGCTGTGCGCTCTGAGAAGGAAGTATCTATCTATGAGAAGATGGCGCTTGCTGCAACAGCACAACGCTATTGGTCTGACAATTCTGTATCTGTAACCGTATCATTTGACCCTAAGAATGAAGCTGAGGCGATCGGTACGGCTTTGCATATGTATGATGGACAACTTAAGACTGTTTCATTCTTAGCAATGGATGATGGGTCATACCCACAAATGCCATACACTCGCAGTAATCCTGAAGAGTACGAAGAAGGTCGCATGACTTTGTTCCCAATCGATCTGAGCGGCGTCTATGCTGGAATGGCATTTGATGCTGTAGGTGAGGCTTATTGCACTACAGATGCATGTGAAGTAAAAATGATTAAAGATGTAAATCCAGAAGACATCAAAACTAACTAAGGAGATAGCGTGTCAGAAGATATCAACCCAGACCTATTCGATGAGGACTTTGAAGCAGACCTTGAAGACGGCTTCGAAGATTTCGATTTCGATGAGGACGATTTAGAAGACCTAGAGGATTCAATCGTAGACGATGAGCCAGAGGCTGACGAAGACCTCGCATAAACGGCCAACACAAACAAAAAAAGCCCCTCGACCAATTAAGGCCGGGGGGCTTTTTCTGTGAGATTACTCAGCGCAATAGTCGCAGAGCAGATCTAGGTCTAACTCATCAAGCATAGACGGCTCACCACAACCCTGGCATTTGGTAAGCTCCTCATCATTTTCTTCCATCTTCATCTCGATTTCGTCGTATGCGTCAGCAGCTAGGAGATAGTTAGCTCCCGCTTCATCATCACATGCATCACATGCTGTAACGTCCCAGTCTTCCGAGTTACCTTGGAAGATGTAACCCCGGCCATGACACACTACACATGTCCGGGGAAGTATTGTCTCCATATCCATTTATGCATCCTGTGCTTCTAATGAGAGGCCGTACATGTAGGCTATGCTGGCTATATTCTCACCCTTGGCCTTCTCAATGGTGTAGCCATGTATAGCAAGAGCGTCTAACAGCATCATATAATCAAGCTCGTCGTCACCGAGTAGATCAGATAGTGTTTCAGCTATATCCATAGTCATGTTGCCTAGTTCAGCAACCTTCTCTGCAGTTTCCATGTTGACGTTCATTATGCCTCCACTTTATATGTTAGTTGACCCTTGATACATGTTGGTTTGTCATTTAAGTCCTTGGTTGTGATCTCAAGCTTGATGGACTTACGTGGCGTATGTTCTACAACCTTGGACTTAATCCATCGTTTAGCAGCTGATGCGTTAGACCATGCTTCATTGACATAGCCCTTCTCCACACCATCTTCTGTAATGGTGTATGTAGCTAACCACGCACCACCTTTTTCCGTGTTCTTACAGATTTCTACACTGAATGTAGCATCTACTTTCTTAGCCATGCTTCCTCCTATAGTTTGATGTTTGACTCAAAGCCCACCTTCTTGAGGTCTCTGAGTATATTTTTCCCCGCTCTAAAGTCTCCTAAGGACTGAGGTCCAAAGAATACCACCTGTTTAGTGTCACTATTGACCACCTTAATGTGATGCTTGCCTGGCGTCATTGAGACGTCCAGACCGGCTTCCTCTAGAGCAGAGACCAGTTTCTTTATGTTTTTATCTTTTAATCGCATGTTAGCGAATTCAAACACTGGATCTCCTTTCTAGTGTCTAGGGTATACTTGTTAATGCTAGCTCTAAGTACGACAGAGTTTGCACCATTTAGCCGAGTACCCCGGATTGCGCCCGGGGTTACTCTTCTACTACGTGAATATGTCTAATCGAAGCTCCCTCGCCTGGTGCGTTTAAGCTACTGACTGCAACCCATTGCTCTTGGTTACGGTCATACACATAAAGACACCACTCACGGTTCTCGATTTCGTTTTGATCATCAATACGCCACTTGGCAATATCTACCTCATAGAGTATTCGTAGTTTTGTAGTTAACTTGTCATTGGCCATGATCCTCCATTTCTAATCTAACCAATCCCATATATCAGTATCTGGTTCCATAAAGGTCTTGATACTGTAGTAGGAAGAGCCGTAATCTTCTTCTTTCTCTACAGCTCCATCCTTGTAGTATTTCCAACCAGAGAATCCCATCCCGGATTCATCGAAGTTAACGAAAATGTTTATGTTGGGAAACATCTCCGCCAGCTTCTCATATACCCCGATGGGAGGAGCCCAAGCTGTTTGGTAGCTCCAGGTTATTTGTAATGTGTCTTCATCTAACAGTTCTGTTAGTAACTCTGTTTCAGATGAGTCCCATTTAGTACCCCAGTTATCAACACACCATTCATACCAATCTTTAGCCCCGTACTTACTGGTGTTGAATTCAGAGCTTTGTGTGTTTCTATTAGGTGCGCTTTCACTTCTTAACTTAGGAGGACACGGATAGATTTTCTCAAAGCTAAACGGATTGTTACCATCAGTAACAAAGTCTTTTACTTTGAGTACTTCATCTTTCTGTCCTCTTATCATTATGGCGTTGTCACACCAATTAGGCATAGTCTTCCTCTTCTACTAGTTCAACCTCGCCAACTTCAGCCCAACCAGCGTTGTAATCTTCACGCCACTTGGCATTTTCTTCACCAACAATTTGGTTCTCAGCTTCTTCAATAGCCAGCTGCTGTGTTGGTGCTTCAATGAACGCATCGTAGATCTTGTGTTCATGGATTGTTACTTTGTACATGGTCATTATTTTTTTCCTTCTGTTGTTCTGAATGACATACTAGGTGTAGGCCATTTGTACGGAATATCTTTGCGTACACGAAACCGATACCAAATCGGATCTTTACGCTTTAGGTTAGAACGATGTGATGAATGGAACTCATCATTACCCCACCACCATGGCGGGTCCCAACCTTGTATGTCATGTTCTGCATACAGCTCTTGCAGCCGTGCTTGTACGTTATCTTCATAGCCACGTTGTCTCCACTCTATACACATAGCATTTGTGTACATATATAGATAACCTTCGTGACCACGCCACATCACAGCAGCCGGGTGATTAACCCATCCCTTAGTTAGACCCAAGTTGGCCCTCAGAATTTGCAACGCCTCTACACGTTGCTTACCAAGTCTCTTGTTGTCTAAGGATTTAGCTGTTCGTTTCATGTCTGGCCAAGGTAGAAATGTATTTACCATGGTGCACTCCAAGCGTTTAGTTTGCAGTCTTTGCATCTGGCTTGATAGCCATCCTCTACAACCTCCCAGTTAAGATGCTGGCACTCACTACAGCCGGGATTGCCAAGATCTTCAGGCATGATATAGAGATACTCTCTAGGCCAGACATCGTCCACAGACTCTGGCACATAGAGAATATAGTCACTAGCTAGTTGCTCAGGAGTTAGCTCGGATAGAAGCTCATCCATCAACTCTCTTGAGCCACGTAGCTGACCGACTGTCATGTTGGCTTGCTTTGCTGCTAGATAGTCTCCGAAGTTAATAACTTCTCCCATTACATTACCGCCTCCAATTTGATGCCATTATCCATAGCCCACTCTTGTACTGTAGAAATGTATTCAATAGACAGATTAGCCCCACCATCGGCTAGGTTATCTGACTGATGTAGTAGGAACATTTGTGCGGACTCATAGTCATTAAAGACTTCAACTAAAGACTCCGTGATGCTGTCATAAATCGTGTACATATACCCTCCTTGTTTGTGTTGGTTAGGCGCTTCTGCGCTTCTTGATTGCACCCATTACTACAGCCTTAGCAAACGGCACTAAGTCACGGGCTGAATTGATACGGCCATATACTTCAGCATCGTGTCGGAAAGTCTTATCGCTCTCGCCACGATTGCTGTAGTACTCATAGTCTCTATCACGCATGATAAGAGTCATAGCAGTCAAGATACCTCGACGGCTAATACGTTGGATGACTTCATCATTTTTCTCATGATTGAAGGCACCATCGGTGATGATAAACAGCATCTTATTCTTCTTACGAGAAGACATAAGCAGCTGCTCGGCTGCGATTAACGAGCTATACGGATTTGTACCACCGCTGCCATAGATAAATTTGAAGCGTGTTTTGTGGGCACGCTCGGAGCGGGTATACGCAACCTCTGACCTGTCATCGAATGCATACACGGTAACTGGAGCATCGATGGCTTCCAACGCACGCTTGATAGTCCAGCATGCAAGAGAAGCATTGCGGTCATTGTTGTCAGAGCCCATGGATCCGGAACGATCTACTAGAATAACGGCTTCCACGTCGGCGCCATCATTACCTTCTTCCCAGCGGTCAAAGGCTTCGTCGATCTCACATCCATTGATTACACGCTGAACGTTGAGCTTACCGCTAGGTACACCCTTGTTCCAGCCAGGCTCACACTCATCACGCAGGCGCTCCAACTCTTTGGCAAACGCACGATACATGATGATGGTGTCAGTAGGGACATCGGTGAGGTCGAATTTGCCATGTTTAGTAGACGCATCGAACTTACCATCGCCACCAACGATTACACGCTGCTTGGCTTTGATATCCTGTTGAACTGCTTTGTTGTTGTAGATATCCTCCATAGTGTTATCCAAGATACTCTGGAGATTATCAGGAACACCACCCTTGCTCTCATGATGGCCTTCGCCTGGTTCTAGAGATGGTGGTTGATTAGATTGTTGAATCGCCTCACGTATAGCAAGCGCTTCCGCTGCACTGTTAGGAGCAGGCATTGTAGATGGATTGCTTTTGTCTGGCGTGCTGTTTGTGTTGGCATCATCCTTGGCTTTAGGAATTGGCATATAGACAGACTCTGGCTTGCCCATATTGCCGGCACGCTGAGCATCTCTCTCTTGCATCTTGCCAGGTTCAGGACGACCCTTGATTGTTGGATCACGATGACCACATCCATTGGGACCACCAGATAGCTGTGGAAAGTCACCACGGATTGGTTTGAGTACTTCGTCATTGAATCGTTGGATAAGTACTTGTGCTGTCTTGTAGTCCCGTGGGAATGCAAGCAGACGATACTTGTCTACGATGTCTACGATAGCAGGTATGAGTTCCGGGAATGCAAACTCATCACGATATGCTTCACGTAGTTCTACTGGCAGATACCTGCGACCACGGATGAGAGCATACACACCCTGTCGTTCCTCAGGAGTCTCACCAAGCCATCTAGCTACTGTACCTGTGAGATATGGAGCAACAGCTGGATAACGAGCGCATAGCAAAGTCTCGATGCGCTGGTCCTCGAGCATATTGGCGGATTCCATATAGTTGTTGGCTAGTACCCACTTGATTAGCTCTGTACCCTTGCGAGGAGTATAGAAGTGATGGGCTAGCTCATGATAGTTCAGGCCGGTGACTTGAGTTAGCGTTTCTAAATCCATATCAGTAATTTCTTGCTGATTGATATAGATAGCAGCGCCGTCAGACCACGCTGGCGCAGGGCCATCTGGCATGACGTTGACTATGACTGGGTCACCAGTGAGAACTCGGTCAGCTTGTTCATACACACGACATAAAGCACCTAGTTGAACTATGCGCTCTTGGTCTTGCTCAGAACGAGCATCTCCACCCCACGGAGAATCATCTAATTCATCTATAAGCATTTAGCCTCCTTAGACGTTAACGGATACTTGTTGTGCCCATTCTTGCAGGCGATCATCAAGACTCTTATCAGCAGGTTGGTCAATGTTTATGTTGGCTTCGAGACCGAAGTCAGACTTGACATTGTGCTCATGAGTCTGGAAGACCATGCGTACGCTGGCTTGCTCATCTGTACTGAAGTGAGCAATGAAGTTCTCGGCTGCAAACTCATAGCCGAGAGAGTCGATAAGGTCGATGAACTCCATACCCATGTTGGTAGAGATTGGAGTCTCGTATTGACCCTTGGCAGCCTCTGTGCGAAGTTGCTTCATAAGGATACGAAGAGCCTTAGAACTAATCAACTTCTCCTCAACGGCATCGTCATAATCCCATGGGATTTGAATGTCGAAGCGATTGCGGAACGCAAAGTTGAGCGGTGTGGTGCCGATGTAATCTGGATTCATAGTAGCGAAGATAGTGAGGTCTTTGTGAGCCTCAATAGTCTCGCCATGATGGTCAAGCAAAGTAATGCTACGACGACCATCGGTCAATGAATATAGGTTGGTATAGATCTTAGGATTGATGAAGTTAACCTCATCAAGCAGAAGAACACCACCGTTACGTACTACGTCAGTTACGGGACCGTCAATCCACATGAACGCACCTTCGCCATCAGAGACGAACTTGCCGGTCATTTGGCTTGGTTCCATAGACGCATTACCAGAGATTGTTGCTAGGCGCAAGCCACGTTCAGCAGCCCACGCTTCAACAGATGTAGTCTTACCAGGACCAGTTGGGCCATAGATAAGAATGTTAGTACCTTTAGCACGTGCGTGGTCATAGACTGCAAAGTCTTCTTGACCCCAGATCTTACGGTGAACATATCGCTCAGCTAGCTCCTTGCGTGGAACTGTTGCAAGATTGACGCTGAGAATTTTGCCACCAGAAGATTGCTTAACAGTTGGCATAGCATCCTCGTTTGTTTGTGTTGAGACTGGCATTACCAATGGAACTGTAGCGCCAGCTTGACGTCGGTTATCGATTACATATGTATCCAATGAATCATCCCCCACTAGGATTTGATCGTGGAGTTCACAGAGCTTTTCTGCGAACGGAGTTGTATCTGTATTTGGGTCAGCCTTAGCATGTTGATTGCATGCCTTGGTACCTAAGACAGGAGAGTAACCCTTGTCTGCAATTGCCTTCTCATCTGCTGCCGTAACATATACACCAACAGGGGTCCTTGTCAATTGCTCTGAGCTACTAACCAAGTCACTTAGCTCAGCCAATGAAGTATCTTCCCACTTATTGTGTGGGCCCTTAGTTCCATCGGTTAACCGTGACCAGATTTTTACGCCTCCCTCATATGGTGCCATAAGGATTTGACGTCGCTTTGCACCCATACCTGGTTCGTAAGACTCGGTAAATACTGCTATCTCCATGTTGTGCCTTTCTAGTGTGTGTGTCCATCATCGAGAATATTTTTCTCCATGACTACGGCTGCCTCATACATAGCAACCTTTGTTCTTGGCCAAGATGTAATCAACTCGAACAAGAACCCTTGCTGTTCTGCTTTCTCCATCACATATGCGATGGACTCTTGCATATCATCTAGAACGTTTTCCTTTTCTTCAGGAGGTAGTTCTTGTAAAGCATCGATGAACTCAGAACTAAACTGAATGTCATCTTCTTCATCTCCACATTCGTGGCACATGATGTTTCCTTTCTTTATTGGATTGGATTGGCTTGCCCCCAATGCCTCGCAGGGACTATTTGATCTAGCTCATACTTTAGAAGGCAGACCAGCACCGGTTGTTACACGCAACTGTGCCGCTGTTCGCTTCGTACTCGTTCTCTTGCATCACGCCAGTCTAACCAGCGGTAGGCTTAGCCAACCCATTCCATTTGATAGCCATATGGACTATCAAAACTAGATGTTGATAACGTTAGCTTTCTCAGCTTCCCATCGATAGAGAGACTGAGTAGAAGCTTCAGCAAGCGCATCATTGAATATTTCTGATGACCATTTACGAACTGCAACAGCTGTGTATAACGTTTGAAGATAGCTGTTAACTGATTTAGGTGGTACACGCATCAGAATCTCTTTAACGAGATCAATGTTGTTTGTCATATACGCCAAAGTTGCGGCATATTCACATACTGCAATTTCTTCAGCAGTCATTACATTTTCAATTGTAACGAGCTTGCCAAGGAACGTAGCGAGTGCGCCCTCAACCATACTGGTTCTGGCGATGTTGGCTACAAAGGCATCACGAAGAGCCGATGTTTGTGTTGACATACGCAATAGATTCTGTGGTAGTAAGCCGGAGCCTACATACAATACAATCTGATTGATTTCTGTCATATTACCTGATTCATTTACTGGTACTGCTTGTGGGTCATACTTAGCCGACAGGGTCGACATAGTCTGCCACCATCCTTTCTAGTAGTGATGCTGCTGATTTGATTATCTTTCCATCCCGCAGTCTGAGTGGGGAACCATCCCAGATTGTGGTTTGATACTTGCTGCCATAGTCACGCTTCTTATTGCCCCCACAGCTATAGCAAGTCTGTGCTTTAGGCACCATATGACCATCAAGATTTCCATGCTCACAAGGTAATGCGTGCCAACGATATTGATACTGAACACCTAGAAACTGTGCGTCAGGATGTGTTTCACAATGCATCTTGCCATCTGGACCCTTTTCGCCATCGTAACAATTGTGACTGTTACACCAAGCATCTACTTTTCCAGTTTGTCTACAAGTTCTACAACCTTGTATCTTTGGTGGAGTAAGCGGGGCATCATCTTCTGTAAGATGATATTGCCAATTGCGTTGTGATACCTGAATACCGGCATAGCGTTGGATAGTAAAGCGAACAGAATAGCTACGCAATGGAAGCCAACTGCCACCCCAATGAGTAGGTTGTTGATGGCCTTGAATAGTTGTAGTGCCATCTTTGTGATAGATAACAAATGCATTGCCACTGCCACCATACTTCCAACCTACGTGGATATTGCTATCGGGATCCCATTTGTTTTCTTTCCAAATGCGAAGACCTCGGTCATACAAGGGGCGTTCATACTTTTTACGACCTCTAGATAAGAAGTCATTAGCCCATTGCCAGTCAACAGCCATAGTTACACCTCCTCATAGAATAATGATAACTTCTGTTGATTCTGTAAGTCAAATACCTTTTCACGCATAGCTTCTACACGTGCTTGCTTAGCAGCGATGGTACAAGACTCATCATCCTCCTCATAGAACGAGATGCTTAGAGGGAATGAAGGAGCTAGTTTCTCCGGTGTGTCTGATATCACAGTTAAAGCCAATGCAAGGCCGTCAATGATACCTGCGCTATATGAGCGCATAGTTTGACTTTCTTCGAATTGGTTATCTTGATATTCCTCAAACATAAGGCGATTGATTTGTTCAGCCACCTTTTTAGTACGTAACAGCAGCTTGCGCATACTGCCCTCCTTATGAGAAAGGCCCCGCCGATTGACGGGGCCGGGTTTGTTTGTGTTGGTTACTTAATATAGCGGAAGATATTGTTCTTGATTGAGACCTTAATCTCATCTTCCTCTGCGGCTTTGAATGCAGCGATGTTAGCTTCTAGTTCTTCAATAGGGCTTACACCACGATACTCAGCACGGTCCCAAGCAGGACGACAATCTTGCTCTGGATACTCACCGATAGCAGCAATTACTTTATCTGGGCTAGCTTCCACAGTAAAACGGAAACTATTGTTATTGTGGTAATGGCTGTTATGGTATACGGATGTATTGTCATTAATCAATGACGCTGCATTCTTTTTAAACCAAGCACGGGCTTTTTTGTCCCACGCTTTTTGTCTATCAGATAGAGAGTCGTTTTCTTTTACCCATGCGTCTATCTCTTTCTTCATTTCATTAACACGAGTCTCTAGTTTCTTTAAGATAACTGAGCGCTTGAATGTTAACGATGTGGTTGATGTTGTAGCCATCGCTGGCCCTCCTTATACTGGGTTAGTTACAGGGATTCCTGCAACGTATTCATTTTCTTGGCTGTCTACCACAATGAGTGTGTCATTCATATAGGCATCGCCAACTGGCGTTTGCCCAATCGTTGCATAAACTAATGCGCTTTTCAAACTCTGAAGCTCATCTTCGGTAAGGTGCAAGCGCTTGCTTTTTGCTAAACGATCGAGCATACCGATAACAAGACCAGCACACTCTAGACGAGTGGCATCCTCGGTTGTGTCATCGGAATAATGTTTCTCTTTTAAATAGTCAAGAGAATAGACTTTGAGAACCTCAGCCATTAATGGCTGCCTCTAACTTCTCAGGGTCAAAGGCTGGTGTGAGTGCTGTAGGAACATACACTTTGCCAGTCTTCCAATGAGGGATTGATTTGTGGTTCCAACGACCACCTTTTGCTTTCCACGCTTCACGCTTAGCATTGTTTTCAGGACTGCGTCCGTTGATATGTGTGAAGTTGGTCTTTGGTGTTTGAGCAGGGCCGGGATCCTTTTTGAATGCCTTGCCATTAGGGCGATTGTCGTTGCGACCACCGCTTTTTGCTCCGCCTTTTCCTTTTGCCATTTACTTGTCCATCCTTCCGGTGTGGATTGTTTGTGTTGAGACGCTGTCGTACAGCGTATCGATGCCATCATTCCATAGCATCAATGCTTCTTTGCGAGTGCAGCCGTGAAACAGCTGTGCTTCTAAGAGGAATAGAAGTTTCTCGGTGGTGTTTCTTTTAATGAGGGTTATCATTACTATCCTTTCTAGATGGAGAGTAGGCGCCCCAATGTCCCTTGGTACTCTCTGACCGCTTACCTTACGGCAGCCGGTACGCTCCTCCACTTTCTGAAATAAATCATACTTTGGGATTGTTGGCGGTTCGGGATTTCTCTATTGGACGGTAGCGCCTACTCGGTGAGCAGTTTTAGTTGTCATACTCAGGACATTTGGTGTAGACGAAGAGGAAGAATTTCGCAACTCGTTGCTCCCGACTTCACAAGTGTCGTACCAATGTTAGGTGAGCAGTTTAGTCTCATTGCTCAGGAGTCGTGTTTTACCTCAGGTCTCGCCAGACCAACTGACTCTAGTAGATTGGAGTTATCTTAACTAACTCTGTCTCTAACTCAGTCATAACGTGCTTACCACTTTCACGTGTGGATTCATAGCACCCTTCCCAAGTTTCGTGATAGAAATCTGTGCCGTGACGCACTTTGATTTCCAACTTGGCTTGATGTGGTTGGACACGCCGACCACAGTTGTTACAGTAATGCAAGGCGGACTTCGCCATTGCCGTACCTCCTTTTAGCAGGTACATCCCACGGACGTGGGAATCTTAATACAGATGGGGGCTGTTAGACAGCCCCCATACTGCCGGTTTGAAGGACCACACTATCTAACGTTATGGGCAACCAGAACAGTTCGCAACCCACGAAGTTTGCGAGAGTGTAAAGGGCTTGAACTAGGGGGTCGAATACATCTAATAGCGAACTCGTCAGAGTAAAGCGTTCGAAGTCTTAGCGCCTATCGCACCGAGTGGCTCCATATTCGTCGTGTGTCCTCATACTGGTTGTCTATACAACCAGAGCACACACCAAACGAAATACATAAAGGACCTTTACTCGTTTTTGGGATTACCTTATCCACAGTTCTGTAAGTGAGTAAGTTCTACGAACCTATCTTATACGCCACTGCGCTCAACAACTGTGGGGAATTACAAGCAGAGGATATTAGGCTGAACAGGCAGCCACCTACCGTGCTTATCCTTATGAGTGTATTGTTTGGTGTGTGTCCTGGTGGTATAGGCGAACGGGGAATGTTTATGTTGGACGAGCATCTAACGCTTGTAATGCTCTACTAGCAGCCGAACTCATAAAAGCCAACTCGTCGTGCATTACCATACCGATATAGATATCTAGTATGTATGACTCATCCTCTTCTAAAAAGTCTATTAAATCTTCTAACTCAATAGACTTGTATCCTAAATCATTTAAGTCTTGTAGCAATTCATCGGATGCTACATATACAGGCAGATTTTTGTTAATCCTCATTTGTACTACCTACCCCAAAGATGCTAATTACCTCGTATACAGATTCGGCATAGCAGAGCATATTGGAAGTCAAGTCCTCGGGATGTAATAGGTGGTCTCGATCAAAACTCTTCCAATTATTGACAAGATATGCTTTGAGTCCAATGGAGAACTTCTCAACGAACTCATTTACGGTCATATATCCGTGATTACGAAAGTCTTCATCAGTCCAGTTAACGGTTTTACCAATGAAACTATTCTCTGGGCCATCCCATTTTATTTTCTTCTTTTTAGCCATTACCACTCACGCTCCTCATAGGCTGATTTGGCATAGTCAAGGTTGTTAAAGTACTCACCACGAGAGCAAGTGCCTCGTTCGTGATTGTAAGTCCATACAACATATGGGTCATAAGGGCTACCCACCGAGGCATCGCAGAGGATTACATCGGTATAGTTGTCGGCTTGTTTGTGTTGGAGCACGATTGCGCCGGTAGACGCACCGCCATCACCCTGAAGGACTGTGCCTTCTGTGATTGTAACGATTGTTATATCAGTCATTGTTTAACTCCTTCTCTATGGCTTTTACTCCGTCAATGACTCTTCCCCATACTGCTGAGCCAAAGTGTTGATTCATATAGATAATCAATTCTTTTCCTGCTTCTGTCTTAACGCCTTCGGTAAGCCAATCGCTCACTCTAACTCCTTCTTCCAAAGGTTTCGCATACGCTTAGACCAACGCTTTTTGTTGGGTAAGGAAGTCGCTGCGTTCGAGCGACGCAATTCCTGTATACGCTGTACTCGTGTCTTGTCTTTGTCGGGATACTTGCGGAACATAGGTGCTCTCTTTCACTTGCATCAGCATTATCTGTTTGATTATGGCTAGACATAGAAGGTGCTTGTCGTGCTGTGTGATGACCTGTTTAGTCATCGTTGCTTGTACTGATAGGGTTTGCATTTGTTGCCTTTCTATTGAGGGTAAAAGAAGGGGCGGGGAGAGTTCCCTCTAACTCTCAACCCGCCCGTGTCTACATAGCCGTAGACATCTCAGTTAACTCTATTTTGTGAGGTTTTTAAGGAGGTGTACTTGTAGTCGGATAGTGCCAATCTCAGCAAGAGTTGTAATACAAAACTCTTCGAGCTTGTTCAGATGCTCGTCAATAACACGAGCGAGTTCTTTGTCCATTGTTGTCCTTTCTTGGTGGTGGTGGGTGTGTTTGTGTTGGAACGCCCTCGCCGGCAGAAAATTGGCGGGGAAACTTGGTTAGATATCGTTACCCATATCTCGTGTGAGTTGGAGGAGATTACCCACATAGAAATAGCCGGTCTTGTTGCCTTTGTCTAGCCACTCATTGAGGGCATCGTGGAGAAACTCACGCTCCAGAGGCAAATCACTATGGACAGTCTCGCCATCTTGATTGGAGTAGGTGAGTTCAGCCATCACATAGGTACGGCGAAGGCACAGACTACAGAAGTTGAGTAGGTGTGGTCGCTCCTGTTCGTATGGTGTCCATAGGTGGGTATGCGGATCGGTTTCTTCTATGAAGCGTTCTTCGGACATAGGTATTGCCTTTCTGTGAGGGATTGGGCGGGGAAACTTACTTGGCTATCTCGTAGCGTGTCTCGTATGAGGTAATAAACGAGAAGATATTGGCGCAGGTATAGCAATAGACCTCGGTAGGCACGCCTAGCATAAAGGCATCAGTACCGGAGTAGACGAGTTTGGTAGAGGTACAGTCGGGGACAGCGCATACCTTGGGGAGTAAAGCCTTGTGCTTGGCACACATAACGCCTAATTCGCAGCCACACATTTACTTAGCCTTACAGGACTTACATACATACGAGGAGCCGATGGTTACGAGGTTCATAACCTCAGCGCCTTTGATATCGTGCTTGTCTTTACACTTAGCACAATAGATAGATGCGTTCATTGAGATACCTTTCGTGGTGGGTATTGTTTATGTTGGGCGAAAATCGGCGGGGATACCGATTGCTCTCTGTGTAGATAGAGAGTGAGAGAGACATAGAGAGTAGCCACATAGACACATAGGTCAGTACGCTAGGTTCTATGTCTCTTCCACCCGCTACCTGATACCCGCCTGCCTCATACCTGATAGCAGACTAGCCGTCTAGTCTTATACCTGATAGCAGACCCACCGCCTAGCCGTAGGCTTGGTGGTACTCACAATGATAATAGATGCGTGGCGACAGTAGCCTGAATAGACTCCCAACTCCCATCATAGAGAGTTGAGAGCCTATTCGTAGCAGGACACCGAATCAACGGGCGTGGATTACTCTGGGGGATAGCAGATACATACTTTCATCTCAACTTGCGACTTCCACTTGAGTATTACGGCAGAGGTATCACCCCATCTACGCCCATAGTAACTATGGACATAGATAGAGGCAGGGAGAGCCGTAGCCCCCCCTGCTCCTACTTGCGTGATGCGCTCACCTAGTAATTAAACTAGGGCTGGTGCGCTCTCTTCCATTACCGCCTTGACCTTGTTATGGGTCTTGATGGCTTCGTAACGCTTGATAGCACGCTTCATAGCCTTGATGGCTTCGTCATTCTCCTCGTTCACCACGAAGACAAGTGAGTCATCATCAAGGCGTGAGGCAGACGCAAGCAAAGAGGTAGCCGTATTGCCAGAGGTATTAGCCTCTTGCTTCTTGGCTGCCTTAGCCTTTGCCATACGCAACTTGGCTGCCTTGTATGCCTTGCCGACATCTTCCCAAGACTTAGCCTTGAGGATAGAGCGGTAGGCTTCTGGCTTGCCTAGTTGAGCCATCTTATAGACAGCAGACTTGTTTTTATCCGTTGCCCCGTAGGTATAGAGCAACCAGCCACCGAGAGCCAGACGGCGAACTTCATCAGACTTAATGAGGTCTGAAGCATCGTTAATGCTGGACTCTGGGAAGCGGGAGAATATCTCTGCTACCTTGACGAAACGGAGTGTTACAGCCTTCTCACTATTGCCCTCTTCTGCGAAGATAGGCTCTAGTGCTGTTGCTAGTGTGTGTGTGGACATAATTCTCCCCTCCTAAGGGAGAGAGAACAGGGTCACTCGCCCTGCTCCCTCTACCCCACTAGGGGACTAGACCTAGTAGAGTAGGAGGAGCAGAGCGCACCACGCCCGTATTATCTCTCGCTTTCCTAGCGATACCCATAATTCTAAAAAATACTTTCGACCGATTTGTCCCCCCCTACCCTTAAGTCGCTTAAGTCGCACTTGTCCGCCAGGCCAAACGCAGGGTTGAGGGTATTTTGACCTATACAGTGGCCTGATCGGGTGTCCGAAATGTGACAATTGTCATAGTTAGTTAATTTGTGAGCGTAAATCGGGGTAACTCTCATCATAGTTCGTGAAAAATAGGCGGGGAAGCATGCTAAACTACATGCTGAGCGCTCAAAAGAGGCTCAATTTAACTAATTTCGTCTAAGGAGAAATTAAAATGGCAATAATGAACGCTGGATTCACTCCAGATAGATCAGAACTCAACATCTCAAGCCTATATCCTCAGTTCAATCGCTGGGCAATCGGCTTTGATCCACTCTTTGACACCTTTTCTCGTGTCTCAAGCTCAAAATCGAGCGGGTATCCTCCATACAACATCATTAAAAAGGATGACTCATACATCCTAGAGATCGCTGTAGCGGGATTTGCTAAGGAAGATATCACCATTACGGTAAAAGAGCTCCAGCTGACCGTAGAAGGCCGTTTAGAGGCATCTGAAGAGGAAGCTGTCTATAAGGGAATTGCTACCCGTGACTTCAAGCAGAACTTCGTTCTAGCTGAATATGTGGTGGTTGATGGTGCAGAGCTCAAAGATGGCATGTTACGCATCACCCTTAAGCAAGAGCTACCCGAGGAGAAGAAGCCAAAGGTGATTACTATCGCTTAATGTGGTAGAATATTAATTAGGAGCCTTAGTAGAACTAAACCACCTACTAGGGCTCCTCTTGGTCTATAGCTCAATTGGCAGAGCAGCCGACTGTTAATCGGCAGGTTCTTGGTTCGAGTCCAAGCAGACCAGCTGTATATACACCAAGATACCCGCCGGAAGAAGACGAAATGACTGAATTGATGATAAGTGTGCTATGTTATAGATGTGGTGTGAAGTTTGAGATACCAATTAGCACAAAACACCCGACCGCACAATGCCCTGACTGTAAGGACTAAGAATGCCAAGATACGACTATAGCTGTGCACGATGCAAGATGGTACATGAGATTACCCGTTCCTTTGAAGAAGTAGATACACCAACCTGCCCCGGGTGTGGCGATGAGCTAGTTCGCATCTGGCAAGCAACTCCAGCGCACTTTAAAGGTGGCGGCTGGGGCGGCAAAGAGTAGACTTAGCTTATGGCTGATGACGTCCCTAAGGGTTTTTACCGTGGTAGTAACGGTCGTCTATACCCAAATAAGCGTACGAGCCTTTTACAGAGAACACAAGAGCTTGGATCAGAGCGTGCTCTAGGAGTTCAAGGCCCAGCCCCCCGATCCCGTAATGATGGCTTAGATGTACTTGCATCTAATATGCCCTCTGTATTTAGTGGGGATCCTGATTTTGGAGTTGGCTATGAAGTTATGGATGCTAAGAGCTCTAACCCGCTAGGTCGTGCCCGTGCCCAGAAGATTGGGTATAACAAGGACGAGCAGTACTTAGCTATCCTTATGCGTGATAACACTATGGTTGGATACCCAGGAGTTACCCCCGATGAGTGGGATGACTACCAAGGGTACTCATCTACCTCTGATTACATCGATACTGTTCTATCTAGATACAAGAACAAGGGCTGGCAAGCAGTTACTGCAGGTAACCTGCCTCAGAGCAACCCCCAAAACTTTACACAAGGCACCATCGATTAGTCTGATAGTATTTACACCTAACTACTGAGAGGGTTCTATGACAACGCTTGTAGCTATACAAGGTGATGGTTGGTCTGTCATTGGGTGCGATAGCCGTGCATCTAGTGAAGACGGTCGCTATATGGATCTTGCTACCTCTAAGGTTGTAGATAACAATGGTGTACTAATTGCTGTCTCTGGTGCATCCCGTGGTGGAAACATTACCCAATTTGGTTGGAAGCCTCCAAAACCACGTGCTAATGAAAATTTAGATATGTTCATTACAAATAAGTTTATCCCCCAGATGCGTGAGACTTTTATAAAAGCCGGTTACGACGCCAAAGATGACGGCGATGCTGCTGGTCATGACTCTAGCCTTATCATTTCCGTCCGTGGCGTACTCTACCCAATCTTCGAAGACTACTCGTGGGACCGTGAAGCCCGCAACGTCTACTACGCAGGTTCAGGTGGAGATGTGGCTCTAGGAGCACTTGAGGCTTTAGAATACAATAAAGTTAAAAGTCCAGAGGCTGCAGAGAAGATTTTACGTAAGGCTATTGAGATTGCCTGTAAACACGATATCTATTCTGGCGGAAAGATTTATACATACGTACAAAAAGCCTAACCCTTATGCCATACTGAGCGCCTAAGGAAAGGTTTTATCTATGACAATAGACCGTGATAGTCTTGGAAACGCCATCGTAGCGTATGAATTTGGCAATATGCCCATGCAGCCAAATTTAGATCGAACTGACGACTATGTTTCACGCCCTGGCGAACTTAATAATTATTCTTGGCAATATATCCCACCTGTACTAGGTGCTGGAGACAGCCACGCTATTAGCGGTACTCGTTGGGATGCTTACCCTTATTCCCCAAATGCTAATGGTCAATGGAATGATAATCAATTTGTTTGGCCTTCAGTAGGAGTTTGTTATAACTCTCCTAAGTCTGGAGATGGGCGTTGGCCAGATTTAATTGAGTATCTTCGCACTTGTGGTGTAAACCCTGCTTTTCTTAAAGAGGCTACATTTACCGGTGGAGCAAATAAATATGATTGGCAAGGCGGAAGTTATGATTCAGGAATTATTTTCTGGTCGTATATTCCTGCTAGCTACATTACTTATATTGATTGGCAAACTGGAACTGTTTTTACAGGAAAAGACCTTGATGGAATGGTGGTTGGTTCCTATCAATCTTGGGGCAATGAAGTAAACATTGATTGCTCTCCTTCAGATATCTGGTTTACTGCTTTTACAAATGACCCAGCCAAAAACAACACAGCAGGATGGTTATAATGAAATTTGAAATTAAGTGTGTTAAGTGCAATGACACAGAACAATCTACTGATGTATTAAAGAGCCTAAAAGCTTTTTACAACCCATGTGAAGACTGTGGCTCTAAGCAAGAAGTCAAGTTTGTTGAGTATACGACGAAAGGCCGCAACTAATGACATATCCAGTAGATGATAAAGGAAATCCACGTGTTGACTTTGTATGGGGACCTTTCCCTATTCAACCAAATGATCAACGTACCTGGACAGGTAATGGAAGTCAAATCACCACCGATGGTAACTGGACTGTTTCTAAAGAAGTAGGAAGTCAATCTCTTGCTTCAGGTTGGGATGTTCTTAACTTTGGTACAGGAGACGGCGGAAATTATCGTCAACAGACCTTTACATGGGATAACCATGAAATTGCTACAACTGGCTATTCAAACTACCCACAGTTTATTGCAAACTATGCTGGAGATGGAGATACCGGTTTAGAGGCAGTTGTTCCAAATATTGAAGGTCTAACCGAAAGCGCTGCTCAAGCTAGATTGGCTAATGCTGGATTTAACACTTCAAACGCCGATGGCACACTTCCTGGAACTTTAGCAAATGATGGAACAGTTCATCAGCTAACGACTGGTATTAAGAACCCAACAGATGTAATCCATTACCAGGTTTATACCGCCCCAACAGTACCTAACCTTGTAGGTTTGGTTGATCCAGAAACAGCTCAGGCGGCTCTTACAGCTGCAGGTCTTGTTCTTGGTAACACTGACCCATCAACAGATGGAGCTACATCAGGAAATAACTTACATGTTAAGTCACAAAGCATTGCTGCTGGAACTAAGGTAAACCCAGGAACTGTTGTTAATATCGTAGTTTATAACTACGTAGTAACAACTCACCCAGTAGCTGGATTCTCAACTAACTCATTCCCAGGACATGCTGCGTGTGCTGGCGGAGAAATTTACATGTTCCTACTTGGCCGTACAACAAAGCCTACAGCTGGAGCAACAATTACAACTGCTGGAAACTCCAATACAAGTTTGAATAGAAACTGGACAGTTAACACTGTAGAAGACAATGACTCCTACAACTCAGGCGGAACTGTATGTAAGTTGACTGCACTTACTGGCGGAGTACTTGCAAATCCAAATACTAACGCAACAGTAGGTACTTGGGTACTAGCTTAATATTCCCTTAGACGTAAGGGTCTTAAACACTCTAGAGATAGGAAGTAAAAATGTCAGGTCCAACTCCTGAATACCACCTTGACGATGCGGGCAATGTCCGTGTTGACTTCGTGTGGGGAAACATGGCTATGCAACCAGATCACGGTCGTTCAGCAGCTGAGCTTTATACAGCTGGTAATGAGAACGTAGGATGGTCAGGCACAACAAAGTATGTTAGTGATATCCTTGAAACAGGAGATTACTACCAAACCCTTAACAATCTTGTAAGTCGTACTCCAGCTGACAGCCATATTATTGCTGCACTTGGTTACTCAGACTTTCCTTCATTTATTCCAAATTATGCGGGAGATGAAGATCCAGGAATTGAACAAGTAGTTCCAGATCTAGTTCGTAAGACTGTTGCTCAAGCTGATGAAATGTTGACTAAGTTGAACTTCAACCTATTCATGTCTTATCACAACCCAGAAATTAATGGAATCGTCTCAACAGATAAGACTGTTCGTGTATATGCATACGACTCCAACAGTTGGGGAGATAGCGCACTTGTTGGGCTACGTGTAGGTGACAAGGTTTGGATCGACAATAGCGAATATGATTTTGGTTCAGATCCTGTAACAATCACAGCACTTAGCGATAATGATGACTCTAGCTGGATTGAGTTTGAAACAGCAACTGCTGTTGGTCTAGATACACCTGCCAGTGGAACAATCTGGCCTGGATCTGATCTACAAGACGTTATTACATTGCAGCGTTTTTGGAACCCAGCAGGATCAATTAAGAATGAAAACACCAACATCCACGTACGTGGACTTGGCTGGTAGTTTTTAAAACTAAATAGCGCAGAGGCCGGGAGAAATCCCGGCCTTTGGCATTTCTAAGAGTTCTATTGATGGGAGAATACCGATATGAATCAAAAAGATCATCATCTCAAGAAGCACATGAAGCATAAGCATGAGCATGTGGTTTCTGTAGGACGTGGAGGACTCTGGGCACCTGGTCAAAGTTGGTGGGGTTGCTGGGGTAACAACTGTGGTGGTATGGGCGGCACAGAAGGAAGCAATCACGAAGCCAGTGAAACATCCCAACAAGAGAGTCAGGAGAATGACAGTGGTTCAGCAGTCACAGCAGGCGGAGAGGCCGGAGAAGCAGGCGCAGTCTCTACAGGATCTGGAGCTAGCGCTGGGGCCGGTGGCATGTGACCAATGCTCAGCTAGAGCAAAGGTAGTTGTTAACTTACCTAGTGGAATGCTGACTTTTTGCCAGCATCACTATAATATTAATGCCCAAGCGCTTACAGAAAAGGGCGGAATTGCTAAACTTCTTGACATAGAAGCTGAAAAGTTAGGATCTGTATGAAGGACGCACTAAACTCTAACATGGTTAAGGCAAGCAACAATATCGGTGTAAACGGCGGAGTCCTAGGCGCAGCTGTAAGTGCAATCTCAAAAGCTCAAGGTTTGAAAGTTGAAACCGCACTTATGGATTACCAACACCAGCTTAACCTAAATCGTGATACCCACAGAGAACAGCAAGGACTTATTGCCTCTGCAGGTCGAGCAGCAATTCAACATCACTATGATACTGCTCTAGAAGGTGTTAGAACCACAGAGCTAGAGAAGCGTGGAATAAACCAAGGCGTAATTGACGAGCAACTTGAACAACAAAAGCATCTTAATAAAATTGGTCAAATTGATCAAAGTACCGCTGGTGCAGTTAAGATTGCTCAGAAGACAGCAGCAGCTGCTCGTGCAACTAAGAAGCATGCTTCTGTAACTGATCTTAACTCTATGAAGGAACTTAGTGCTGGTCTTGCTGAAAACCACGCTGACCCTTCTAAGGGAATTTCCCCACTTGTTGCAGGTCCAGGTCAACTACAAAATATCGGTAATGCTCTTAAGGGCCACCCACTTTTAAACTTTGATAAGTCTGCGGCTAGTACTTCTACTAAACCTATTAAAAAAGCTAAGAGTAAGAAAGCAAGTACTCCTAAATCAACAATGCCTAAATCGGCAGCAGCAGGACAACAACCATCCGTTACCCCACCGGTCGTAACACCGGCAGCAGGACCAAAAGTCAATCCAGCACGTCGTAAGCTTCAGACAGCTAAGAGTATAAAGGTTAATCCATAATGGCGAAAAAGAAAAAACTAGACATTGCTCCCGAAGATCAAGTTATCGCAGATAACCTTGGTGTTAAGGAAGAACCAGAAGCTACTAAGCCTGCAACACCAGGTGAGCGCAGAGAACTACGTAAGCGCTATCGTCGTGTCCGTGAAGCTACCAATATTGGTGGAGCTCTAACTAAAGAAGAGCGTCAAGCTAAGGATGAAGCACGCCTACAAGCAGGTCTTGCTAAGCTAGAAGGCGTACCTGGACTTGAAAAAGTTACTATTCCTCGTGGCAAAGCTTATGAAAAGCGCAAAGCTGAAGAAACTAAAGAAAAAATTGCTAAAGAAGAAACATTTAAAACCCAAGTACATGCTGCCCGTAAAGGACGTCGTGCTAAAGCTGCAGGCATTGAATTAGATCCTACACGTGATTTTGAAGTTAATAAGGAAAAGGCTAAGAAAGAAGCTGCCGAAAAAGAAAAGTCTTTAACTACAGTTTTTACGCCACCTAAGCGTGGACGCTTTGAAAAGCCCGTAACACTTGGTGGACCTGATCTTTCTACTATTGGTGCAGCTGTTAGAGTGGGGGATCTTTCTTCTTCTGCTATAGAAACAGAGCCTAAAGAATTTACTCCTGAACAAAAGGCAGCTAACTCTGAAAAAGCTCAAAAGGCATATGCAGATAAGCTAGAGCGTCAGCAACGTGCACGTGAAGGACAGGCTATTACAGAAGCAGCTATGCGCTTCACCAAAGAAAAGCCTTCAATTCCTGGTAAGCCTCAATATGATCCTATGCTTCCTTCAGCTTCTCTTCGTCCTATGGATAGAGGATTAGCTGCAGATACCGATTACCATCAAACATCTTTCAAAGAGCGTGCTGAAGCAGCTCTTGAGAAAGCCCGCCCAGTAGTATCAGCTGCAACTGGTAAAGCACCAGAAGCTATCTCATTTGCTGGAGATGAGCCATATGACGTTAAAGATGCTGCAGGAAACGTTGTAGCAACACGTACTGTAAATTCACATGCTTTAAGCCTTGCACAAGCTGCACACCGTAAAGCTAAGCGTACAGGTAAGGAAGTTGAAGGTTTCAAGCCTACAGATCCTCGTCCTAAGACTACTCAAGACATTCTTGGTGGACCTCACCAGAGAATGGCATACGCTATGCGCCACATTCCTGGCTTAGAAAAGAAAGATGTTGAAAGCGCACCAGGTTTAAGCAGAGAAAAGTTTGAAAGAAAAACTGACGCTATGATGTCTGCCGCAGTTCTTAAGGCTGATTCTGAGCGTAAGATTAATGTTGCTAATGAAGTTCAACCTCATCATAAGGGTTGGGAAGATGAAAAGGGTATTGTTCACCCATTTGTATGGGAAAAGACAGAGCCAGGACAACCTCGCCGTGTAAGTCCACTATCACTTCCTAACGACTTTACTCGCACTGCTGTAGAAAAGCCTATGGTTCATATTCCAGAAGATACTACTGAATCTTTAATGGGAGCTGAGCAAGTTCCTGGGTATGTTGAAGGTGCAGAGCACAATAACCTTGTTACTAGCGTAGGACGTTCTGCTCCTAAGCCAGTTAGCTCTAAATCAGGAATGTTGGAGTCTATAAAGGCACATGAACCTGAGACAGTAAGTAGCCATGAAGGTTGGACACTTCATAGCGACGATGTATGGAGAAAGATTCAACACCCACTTACAAATGTTCCAGAAGGTCAAAAGATGCATGCCGTTGATTACGCCATTGCACAGGGCTCTATTATGACCTCTGACAAGGAAGCAGCTGCAAAGAAAGCAGCTGGAAAGAGTGCAGGAAAGAAGGTCGGAAAAGCTATTGCTTCAGGCGATATGGCTATGACTTCTCAAAAGCGCCCATTCCACTTCCAAACCAACCCTGTTCCACCTAAGGGACGTGGACCTGAAATGTTGGTTCGTGATACCAAGGCTGTAAATACTGCCCTTAAGCAGGGAAAGATTACTAAGGAAGAAGCGACTGAATTTAATCCACAGCTTCGTGAAAAGCCTAAGGTCCAAAGCGGAATTGTAGAGCAACCTAAGAATCCTAACGAATATGAATACCTTACATCTGAAGAGCTTGGTCGTCGTACCCCTAAAGAGCGTGCTGAATATAAAAAGAAAGCTGCTACAGGAGCTTTAAAGTATAAGTCTAGATCAGAACTCAAGACTCTTTCTCCAGAAGAGAAAAAGGCTTACATGACTTCTAGCGAATACAAGACTGCTAAGTCTGTTCAGAAGCAAACTAAGGCTGCTGCCGCTGCTGAAGCAGAGAAGCGACAAAATACTATTGTTAACCCTAGAAAGACTACCTATACAAAACTATACGGCGGAGCACCAAGTAAAACTGGTGAGCCTAGCCTACGTTCTGTAGGTAGCGTAGAATCTCCTGCATTTAGTAAGGCAAAGGGAGAAGTATCTGCTGGACGTCAATGGCGTACAGTTGAGCTTGGAGATACAATTAAAACTGTATATCGTCCAGGTGCTACAGCAGGTCTTAATACCAATGAAGCAAAGATTGTTAACCAAGTTGGTGCTGCCTATAAGATGGAAAAAAATACCATCGGCTTAACTCCTAAGGAAGCTCGTAAGAAGGGCGCTGTAGGTCAAAAGTCTATTAAAGTTATGGCTGATGATCGTGGCCCAGTACGTGATACCGAAGTATTCGCACGTATGCAAAATCTTCCAGAAAAAACAGATGTTGCTGCCGCTGTAAAGGCTGGACACATTGGTAGAGAAGAAGCTAAAGAGCTTCGTAGTCTTGATCAGTTCAGCAAGTTTCGCCCACAGGGACAAAGCGAAAACCCACGTGAAGCTAACTATGTAGAGCCTAAGTTTGAAGGAGCAAAAGCTCAAAAGAGACGAAACGAAGCAAACAAAACAACTGACTCAATAGTAAGCGAAGAGTCTCAAAAAAATAAGATCTTTGGTAAGATGAAAAATACTACCTTGTTTGAGCCTGTAGCTAACATGCCTAAGGCTAAGCCACGCAAAGGCAGCGTAAGCATTGAGACTCTTAATGAGCGCATCGCTGCACAGCCAATGCGTACACCTGAGAATATGCTTAGTGGCGGCCCTGTTAAATCAGTTAAAGAACCTAAACCAGGATCTAAAGCTGCTGCAAAGATTAAGCCAGTTCCAAAGAGCATGGAACGTGTATATGGTGAGAAATTACCTGTACCTGCAGAAAAGCCAACATATGCTGCTAAAGCTGGTCGTGCAAGCGAAGGTCGTAGCAAGCAATTTGGAAACTTTGCTGGCCCAGTCAGCGTAAATGTTGGAAACGATATGGTTCACCCAGTTCATGGCCAAGGACGTATTGTTCAACTACACGAAGCTGGATCAAACATTCCTGGCACAGGTAAGGTTGTACAGAGAGGTAATGCTACTAAGGAGACCGTACTCAAAGGTGCAAAGAAGTTTGCAACTCCTCACGTCACATTTGCTCCTCACAGCAACCCAGCTTCTCCTGTACACGTTCCAGTTAGCGACTTCCAGTAAAAATGGCTCTAACCGAGATCTTTAAGTCTTATTATCCTAAAGGAAATAAGATGCCAAAGAACTTGCGTATTAACGCACGTGAGGCTGCAACCTATCTGACAGGCATTCCCTATCAGTCAGATCCAGATGCAATGAAGCCTGTTGGTCGTGCCGGAAAGTCATCGGGGTCTAATAACTAATGGCTAGAGAGATTAAGTACAGCGAAAACGGTAAGTTTAATGGTCTTACCCACCATTCTTGGACTTGCCAAACCTGCCAGCATCATGTTGTAAAACTTGGCGGTGCCAGTGCTAAGAGAGCTGGAAAAAAAGAATCTGACAGCCATAAGTGCTATGATTCATCCCAAGACCCACAAATGTCACGTAAGGATATCTATGGATAACAATTTTGAGTTCTCCATTGGTTCTGCACACCAGACGCCTACCAAAGAGGATATTCCAACTACCCGGATTGTTCACTCTGGTAAGGCTCAACATGGCGTGGGTATTTCTGGATATAAGTTTGGATATGTGAACGATATTCGTCCATGTCCTAAATGTTTTGGAGAAGTATATGGCTGAAACAAGATATTGTAAGAAATGTAATCATGAGATGCTAGACACCGTGTGTGTCTCGCATATCTGTAATTGTGTATGTGACCCATATGGAGAGCGATAATGACTACTAAGAAAAAAGAAGTAGCTGGCGGTAAAGAGTACAAAGGATCTAAGGCTAACGGTGGTCGTAAGATCATTGTTGAGCACTACAAGGATTCTAGCGGTAAGTGGCACACTACCTCTAAGAACGCTGCCAAGGCTAAGTATGAGAAAAAGCATGGCAAGCTACCTAAGGGTACAGACGTGGACCACAAGGATAACAACCACGATAATGACTCTGATAAGAATTTGCGTCCTCTAAAGCATGGCAAGAATACCGCCAAGGAAAATAAGCGTAGAGCGCATAAAAAATGACGCCAGAACAAAAGGAAGATCATCGTCAAGATATGATCTCTCAGTACGACCGCTATGTTATGTCTGGAAAGAGCATGGATGAATATGGCGGCTACAAACCAACAAACTTTGGACATGGCAATAAATGCCGGGTCTGTAACGATGCGATAATCTATGATATGGAAAAAACTCGTGGAGACCACTTTAAAGAAGGTACTTTAGAGTAATAAAAAAGGCCCCAGTTACGGGGCCTTTCCTATTTGTAAAGTTTAAACCGAGGGTACCGCTTTAAGCCAGTACTTTACAACACCGGTTGAGACGCCTCCGTTATATGAGTGTCTCCCTACTCCCCAAGACCCCCAATTTAAGCCTTGTGAGCTCATATCAAAGGCTATACGGGCATTGGTAACGGGATCATATAGGTCAGCAGGTGAAACAAGCCCATATTGGCTTATACGGCTTTTTAGAGCCCCATATAAGTTGATCTGGAATATCCCATAAGAATTGTCCCCAGTACGAGGATTGTAGTTGTGGGATAGAGGATTTCCGTGGGTTTCTTTCATAGCTACTGCCCAAGCAAGGTTTAGCTGATGACCTCTAAAGCCGGTTAGGCGTAGGAGATCATATACCTGTGTTTTGCTTAGGTGCTTCATTCCGGAGTATTTTAAGACGGGGTCTACGCACATGGGGACCACCTTTGCTTTAACAGCGTGAGCTGTTGCAGTGACCGTATTGGTTACTGTGAGCATTATTGCTAATGCAATTACCGCTAGTTTTCTTTTTCCATTAATATTCACACTATCTCCTAGGCTAGAGAGCCAACCCGAATCCCTATCCACCTGTCACCTGGATAGAAATAGCCCGGCGTCTGTCTGCCAGGCTAGTTGCAACTCTTTTGTTTCGTTGTTAGTGTTAGAGGCTATGACCCCTCTATGAAATACTGTACCAGTAAATACAGGGTTAGCGCAACACCCAAATAAGTATGAGATACTATATACCTGTACAAAATCGTCCTGAAAGGACCAAATATGGCAAAATGCGCAAATTGCAATGCATATGCAGACTATGCTATTGATCACACAGGGGCTGATAGTCAGAATTACTGTGATAAGCATCTCCCATGGCATATCAATAAAAAGAAGCTTCCAGCACATGTGAAGAACATCACAGCTCAACCAATCGTCGCACCAGTAGTAGTTGAAGCTCCAGCACCAGTTGAACCTGTTGTTGAAGAGACAAAACCTGCTCCTAAGCCTAAGGCAAAGAAAGCAAAGGTACAAAATGAGAATACAGCGAATACAGACGAAACAGGGACATCCGTATCCGAAGACAGCACACAATCCTAAGGGACCGTTCCCACCAGAGATTTATCAAGCTACAGAAGTAATTACGGACTACGTACCGTTTGATGATGATATTCCACAAGGGGCGACTGCACAAAATGATTTCACAGAACCAAAAATCTTCAAGTGCCGCTTTTGCGAGCAACTTGTGTATGAGCACAAAATTCCAGACCATATATGTGAGGGCATCGAAGATGGCGAAGACGCATGACGTTGGTAACTATTACTGGCACACCATGGTGTACCCGGTAAAACCACCAAGCATCGCAGAGAAAGCAGAAACACAAGAGATTGACGGCCTATACCGTGGTGGACACGGCTGGGCTATTCGTCTACCATTTACACGGTATGCTTTAGTCATTGGTAAATGGACTAAGGCCTATGATGAGAGTTCAGCTTTAACACGAGCTGTTATCGGACGTGCTATGAAGCAAGACGAAGTTGATTGGGACAGAATACGATTTGGGGCAGAGAATGTTCAAGAAGAAGAGTAAATTAAAAAAAGAATTAACAAAGGTACAAAAGCGTGTCAGCATGCTTCCTACCGCTGAGCTACTTACTTGGACTGACCAGATTATGTTCTCTGTCGGCCGCAACCTATCAGCTTGGCAGAAAAGTCAAAACCCTTATTCTCTAGAAGAGGCAAGAGTAGGTGCGGAAGCACTCCATGCAATATTAGATGCTCTTAATGAAAGGGCGATAAAATGAGTGACATTGAGGACGAAATCTTTGATGAAGTTGACCTTGATGACCTTGAACTGGATTTAGAACCCCAGGAGATAGATCCTGCGGATGATGAAGAGGAAATGGATGAGCTCTCTAAAGAGTTCGTTAAAGTTCTTGTAGATAAGATCATGCAGTTTATGGAGCTCCTTGTAGGCCATGAACTCCACCCTTATCAAGCACCTCTAGCCCGACGCATTATTGAGTCGGTTATTATTAACGACGGTGAAGAAGTAACAGCTTTAGCTTCACGTCAGTCAGGTAAGTCAGAAACTATTGCTAATACCGTCTCTACCCTGATGGTAATCCTTCCCCGCCTAGCTATTATGTATCCAGAGCTTCTGGGTAAGTTTGGTGATGGAATCTGGGTGGGTATGTTCGCACCAGTTCAGAACCAGGTAGAAACTCTATATGGACGTACAGTTTCACGCCTTACCAGCGAGCGTGCTATGGAGATCTTTGGAGATCCAGATATCGATGATATCCCTACCAAGACCCCTGGTGTAACTAAGAACATTAAGCTTAAGAAGTCTGGCTCTACGCTTATGATGATGACAGCTAACCCACGAGCTAAGATCGAATCTAAGTCCTTCCACTTAATCATCATTGATGAGTGTCAAGAAGCAGATGACTTTGTGGTCTCCAAGTCTATTGCACCGATGGGTGCGTACTACAACGCTACTATCGTTAAGACCGGAACCCCTACAACTCACAAGAATAACTTTTATCGAGCTATCCAACTTAACAAGCGCCGTCAAACCGGATCACGTGCAAAGCAGAACCACTTCCAGTGGGACTGGCGTGATGTGGTTAAGTACAACGAAAACTACGGCAAGTTCATTAAGAAAGAGATGCTACGTATTGGCGAGGACTCAGATGAGTTCCAGCTCTCCTATAACTGCAAGTGGTTGCTTGAGCGTGGTATGTTCATCACCTCTTCCATCATGGATGAGCTTGGTGATACCTCACAAGAGATTGTAAAGAGTCACTTTAGATCTCCTGTAGTAGTTGGCGTTGACCCAGCTCGTAAGATGGACTCAACAGTTGTCACAGTAGTGTGGGTAGACTGGGATCGTCCTGATGAGTACGGTTACTATGACCATAGAGTTTTGAATTGGCTTGAACTTCAGGGAGATGACTGGGAAGAGCAATACTTCCAAATCCAACAGTTCTTATCTAATTATGACGTTCTAGCTATCGGAGTAGATGCCAACGGTGTTGGTGATGCGGTGGCTGGGCGTCTTAAGATCCTTATGCCACGTGCTGAGGTAATCCCGGTAACATCTAGTCCAACAGAGCAGTCTAAGCGGTGGAAGCACCTTCAAGCCCTAGTACAACGTCAAATGGTTTCATGGCCAGCCCATGCTAAAACCAGACGACTTCGTATCTGGAAGAAGTTCTACCAGCAGATGATTGATGCGGAAGTCCAGTATAAAGGCCCTAATTTCCTCGTAGCAGCGCCAGATGAGGCACACGCACACGATGACTTCGTAGATTCTTTAGCCTTGGCTTGTTCTCTCACCCAAGAAATGGTTATGCCTACCGTTGAGGTAAGTTCTAATCCTTTCTTTTAATTATCGTATTTACTATGACAAATCCCCTCAGTGTGCCAGAATTAAGCCTGAGGACCTCAATCCCAACCCTATAGGAGAATAAACAATGGCAATGGAAAATATTGCACCTACTCCTCAATTCCCTGAGCGTGTAGGCACAACTTATGAACGCAAGTTCAGCCCAGCAACACCTGGTCTTCGTGGACCACTTCGTTTCGAAGAAGGCGTTGCAACAGATACAGACGTTCCAAACGATTTCCAACTTGGTTTGGATCAAGGTTATGACACTCCAGACGGACGTCCTAACCACAACATGAACGTTTTCGAGAAGTATCCAGAAGAGACAATGAAGGAGCGTGCTCACGTCGGTTCTGCCGCATGGGTCGAAGCTCCAACATACCTTGGCGAGTTCGCACAGGGTAACTTCGGAGATCACTCACAGGTTGTTATTGAAGAAGTGTTCCGCAATGGCTCACGCTATGAGCGCATGAACCCTGCTTCAGTCAACGACTAATTACTGTATACTAATGTCGTCCCCGGTCGCAAGGCCGGGGATAACATAGGGGAGAAAAATGTCAGTTCGTAAGTACCTCAAATCATATGAGGCGATTGAGAACCAAGCTAAGGCTCGGTACCCAAAGCGCAGAGGTGCGGGAACAACTCCACAAGCTAACAAGATGATTAGCAGACAGTGGGCTCAAACTGGTGAGGCGGAACCAAGAACTTTGCAAGACGCTGATCCAAGTAAGATTGACTGGAAAGCTGTAGCACAAGATAAAGCAAAACAAAAGATAGCACGCAAGAAGCGTGATATGAAAAAGAGAAACTTCGTAGTTTGAGGGCAAACAATGATAGGATTTAATCGATGAGTGGTGGTATTGATTTTAGTCCTCCGTCGTATAGAGCGGCGTCGAGTGATTTAACAATCTCCATTTCCCCACTGGGACTTGTAGAACTTGCAGATGAAGAGTTCGAAGTCCATGGACCACGTCTAAACCGTTACTCACTAAACTGGGCAATGTATCTTGGACACCACTGGTCTTACCGCCGTGAAGTAGGCGAATCGCAGATGGTATATAACTACTATCGTGCCTTTACAGATTTTATTATTAACTTTACATTTGGACGTGCAGTATCTTTCCGCAGTCCAGTAGCCACAGAGGCAATCATTCCTGACATCCTAAAGCGTGTGTGGGAAATTGATAACGATAAGCACGGTGTTCTTTGGGAGATGGGCCAGCAAGGCGGCGTATCCGGAGACTGCTTCGTTAAGGTAGCTTACGAAGAAGCTTACGAAGATTCTGTAGGTGGCAAGCATCCTGGTAAGGTACGTATCCTTCCACTCAATGCTTCTTTCTGTTTTCCTGAGTTCCACCCACACGATCGCTCACGCTTGATTCGTTTCAAGCTCAAGTATCGTTTTTGGGGTACTTCTGTAGAAGGTACACGCCAGGTCTACACATATACTGAAATTTTGACTGATGATCGCATCGAAGAATATATCAACGATGAAATGATCGATAGCCGTCCAAACCCTATCGGCATTGTTCCAGTCATCCATATTCCTAACGTACGTGTTTCAGGATCCCCATGGGGACTATCTGATTGCCACGACGTTATTACTCTTAACCGTGCCTATAACGAAACAGCAACTGACATTGCAGATATCGTTAACTACCACGCAGCCCCAGTTACCGTTATCACCGGTGCTAAGGCTTCAGCACTTGAGAAGGGCCCTAAGAAGGTTTGGGGCGGTCTTCCTAAGGATGCACAGGTTTTTAACCTAGAAGGCGGTGGACAAGGCCTTACCGGTGCTCTTGAGTACCTAAAGATGATCAAGACTGCTATGCACGAAATGATCGGTGTCCCAGAGTCAGCTCTTGGACAAGTACAACCTATTTCTAATACCTCAGGTGTTGCGCTCTCCATTCAATACCAGCCTTTGATGAATCGCTACCAGCAAAAGCTTGTACAATATGGAGAGGGCTTACGCCGAGTCAACGAGCTAGTTCTACGTACTTTGGCATTTAAAGAGCCAGAGATGTTTACGTACAACCCAATGTTCAATGGCCCAATCAAGCCAAACCAGCTCACACAACTAGATTTGAACGATCCAATCACTTACGAGACTATCGTTCACTTCCCACAACCTCTTCCACTAGACAAACTCATCGTCCTCAACGAAATCCAGCAGAAGATGAATATGAACTTGGAAAGCCGTGAAGGTGCTCTACGTCAGCTTGGCGAAGAGTTCCCAGCAGAGAAGCTCGAAGAAATTCGTGCAGAGCTCATCCAGGATGCTAAGGCTGACGGAGCCGTCAACCTTATTAAGCAACAGATCAACTCCGCTATCACCTCTCTTACTGGAATGATGCCAGATGGCACCATGCCTCCAGGAGCAGAACCTGGTGATGGAACAGGACCTGGCCCTATGGGACAACCTGGAGTGGTCACGCCGTTTGAAGAGCAGACTCTAGCTCAGATGCAGTCAGAAATCGTAACTGAGGCCTATGGAACTAAGCTTCCACAGTGGCGTGCAGCCGACAAAGACGGTGGAGCAGAGGATGATTTCAAGGGGCAAACTAATTAAGAATTAAGGCTGAAAATACTCTAAGTATTTGACAGACTTTATACCAAACAAACCCGCAGGTCATCGTGGCACTAAATCGGACAACGACCTATTAACCTAAAGGAATAACTATGTCAACAGATTCACCTGTTGTTGAGAATGCAGTGGCTCAGGAAGCTTTCGCTTCTGAGGTCCCAAGCTCTCAATCAACTCAAGCAGTGGCCCCACAGTTCTCAGAACAAAAGGGATACACTGAAGACGATCTAAAGCGAGTACGAGAGCAAGAAAAATCAAAGCTCTATCCTCAAATCGATTCTCTTAAGGAAGAACTTAACATTCTTAAGAAAGAACGTGAAGAGCGCATAGCAGCAGCTGAAGCTGCAAAGGCTGAAGCAGAAGCAGAAGCAAAGCGTAAAGAAGAAGCTGAACTTGATGTTCGTCAACTTCTTGAGCTTAAGGAAAAGGAGTGGGCTTCACAGCTCGATTCTCTTCGTCAAGAAACTGCTCGTAAGGATGCACTACTAGAGCGTGAACGCCAGTATGCAGAGCTTACTAACTATCGTAATCGTCGTTTAGAAGAAGAGCGGGATAATATTATCCCTGAGCTTGTAGATCTAATCTCAGGAAATAACCCCGATGAGATTGAACAAAGCATTACCAATCTTAGAGATCGTTCTTCTAAGATTCTAGATTCGGCACAGCAAGCGCTTCAATCCACCCGTCGTGAGATGGTAGGAACAAAGCCTACTTTGCCACCAACCATGGAAAACAATTCGGACCAACAACAGTTTACGGCAGAACAACTTTCTGCTATGTCGGTTACTGAATACGCAAAAGTCAGAAGTAAGCTACTCCCAGGAGTAGGACAAACTGACCGAGGAATCTTTGGTTAATAGTTTTACACCCCCTAACCCATATATGAACAAGGAGTAATACCGACATGGCATCAGCCGTAACAGGTACCGGCAATCTCGCCGCATCACCTACAGCGTATTCTGGCGCTAACAGCCAGCTTACACAAGCAATCCAGACCATCTGGTCTAAGGAAATCCTATTCCAATCAATGC